TCCACCACAGATGGTGCTGCCGTTGGTACAACATTATATGTTGTATCAAAGCCAGTACCTTTGCGAGTAATAGCAATATCGCGACCAGTAGCTAAATCAGTTATATCATTGTACATACCAACGATATCAGCAATCTGTTCAAAGATTTTGGAACCAACAACCATTAGTTGTGGCTCGTTAACCTTATCTGCTGGGCCGGATCGATGCAGTACATTAATTAAATAGTGCTGTGATGCTCTAGCATCTTTAAGAGTTTTCAAATCTGAATCTGAAACTCCATCCAGACGCATAGACTGGTTGATTGCATTGCACACTTCACACTCTTCTTCGAAAGTTTTGTGAGAGCAAACATAAACTGACTCCACTTTTGAACCAGCCGCAGGGCGGATAAAGTGTTGACCGAAATCATGCCAGAATGGATTACTACCACCATCCGCATCAAGACCACGCCAAGACGGTAAAATCCTGTATGTGTGGTTACCTTGTGAAGGCTTGATTGGACGAATGCCACCAGCCTTTTTAGCTTCAGATTTTTCTTTGGCTTGCGCCATGAGGGATGCTACTGTATTTTTTTCGGACATGTTTTATTTCCTATTTACTATCGGTTTTAAGTTCGAATCAGGATATGTTGTGCTGGTAGAGTGGCTTCCGATCCCCTATGTATGTAGAAAGACCTGAGATCACCACCTATAGGCAAGGTAATAGGTTTTCAGCCCATTACCTTTGTTACTTATCCAACGCTTCCTGTATTCGTTGTGATGGGCTTTGGCCCCCACCATTGCCTGAAAATCTCATCTGGCCTTGCATCTCAATAGTTTTTGCTTTTGCTGCTTGTACCAGCATATCGCCTTTATTTTTGATGGCCTGTTGAGCTTCCCTACAAGATCGAGATATAAACTTTGCATCGAAGTATCGAGCTTCCGCTATACGGTACATAGATTGCATCCTAATCTTATTCGTTATCTGCTTCTCGGTGATTTTTTCACCAGCTTTAGAAGCACGTATGCGAATTTTTGTATCCAATTGAGCCTCTACTAACTCAAAATATGATCTGCTTTTTTCCGTTTGTAGCATAGCATTTGTATGCATAGATGCGTAGAATGAAAAAAGTCCAGCTTGAATAGATACAGCATCGGACAAATCATATTCTCCAAATGCTAAATCCTCTCTCAGTTTTTCCTGATCTATAAATTCTTTGAGTGGTTTTTGAGTGTTAGTCTGATTCATCTGCGCATTCTACCTATTGTTTTTATAAAGGTCAAGCTTTATTTTATTTATATTTCGCTGATACCAAAGCTTGGTGAATTAACTGTGCGATCCTATCGACCATCTGTTCGTCCTGACTTTCCTTCTCATAACCTGTTAGGTGAAATGCGAAATGTAGCAGTTCATGATAATACGTTTGAACAGCTTGGGAGCGAGTCAATATTCCGGGTATTGGTGTCTGTATTCGTATTACATTTTCGTAAAAGTCGCAGTCGCCAAGCAATTCGCATTCCTCTATTAAATCATCAACCATCACAACTTCGATGTCGTGACCCATCAATCTTAATGACTTTGGTATTCTTAATCTTGCCATATTATTTCCTATTAGAGGTTGGTAGGTAGCTTAAATAAACTCTTCGCTGTAATTAGTGCGTCGTTTAAGTGTATCTGCTTGGTTTTATCAAAGTGAACCATCAAAGGATTCAATCCGCATACCAATGTCATATCTGTCTCTGAAATATACTGAACCTGCCCATTTAATTCTTCCCACCCACCTTTGGCTTCTGGGTATAGGTGCCTGAATGCTGCCGATCCCAGCACAACAATCACTGGCGGCTTCAATATCTCTATCTCTCGATCTAGAAACCCAGAACAACCTATGATTGACTCGTTCTGTAGCGTCTGTCCAGAGCCCTTGAGAGCCTTCACAAGCGATGTTAGGTATACGTCTGCCATCGGTATGTCTGCAACCTTTAAAGCCTCTCGTAAGGCTGTACAGCCCTCTCCAGTGCCCATCATCTTCTCTTCACCCCAGTTGGGGCAGTCCGTGACGATCATTATCTTCGCAGTCTTACCCATTTTTGGCTTGGGGTGGCATTCTCCCTGCAAACTACAGGCAGAACAGCCCTGAACTTCTTGCAAAACCTCACGTAGGGACGCTAGAGATTCCTTATCCTTCATTATAGACCGGTCTGTCATAACATTTCTAGTAACAATCCCCGGTAATAGTTCCTTTTGATCTCTCAACCTGCTGATGTCAGAGGCTGGTAGCTGGTCAGATTCTATTGAAGCAAACGCCCCAATCTTATCCAGTGCAGACTGTACTCTGATATTTGCGAATCTTTTGTTTACTCTGGCTAGGAAGTTGGCCTTGCTTGTGAACAAACCCATGCCCGCCCCAGTGTTCAACTGTGCTTCCAAGATCGCCGCCGCACCTTTTTCACTGATTCCTTTCACAGCTTGGAATGGAGCGTACAAAGATATACCACCATCCAATTCTTTAACAACCTCATATCGGTCTGAAGACTTATTTATATCGGGTGATCGAACGAATATATCTTTAGTCTCTGCCTCTTTCACCAGACCCATCAGCTTCGGTTCGTCCAAGACTGACAACGCCGCCGCGTAAAATACGGCAGGGTGATACGTTTTCACGTACATAGACCAGTACGATATAATTGTGTACTCGACTGAGTGAGACTTGTTAAAGCCGTAGCCAGCAAACTTCTCAACCTGATCGAACAGACCACCTGAAGTTATAATATCCATGTTATGAGTTGTTAAGCATCCATCAACCCACTTGCTACGTTGCTGTGCCATTAAGTCATGGTCTTTCTTGCCCATAGCTTTTCTAAGTACGTCAGCTTCCGCGAATGAGAATCCGGCCAAGTCACGAGCGATCTGCATCACTTGTTCCTGATACACAATCACCGATTGAGTTTCTTTCAGTGCTGGTTCCATAGCTGGATGCAGGTAGTTAGGATACGAAGCACCCTGCTTAATCTGTACGTAGTCATCCATCAATCCAGCATCGATTGGGCCGGGACGAAACAGTGCCGTTGCTGCTGTAATATCCTCGAAAGATATTTTGTCACCGTCAGCCAGTTCCTTAAGAAGGTGTCTCATACCACCACCTTCAAACTGAAATACACCTTTAGTTTCGGCCTTGGCAAATCCAGCTAACACCTTTCCATCTGTCAGTTCTATAGATTTATAATTGATTGACTCTTTGCCGTCATCAATTAGATATTCATTAGCTTTTGCTAGGATGTCCAGAGTCTGTAGACCTAGTACGTCCAACTTAACTAGACCGAAGTCTTCCACCACACGCTTGTCCCAATTGATAGACCAGACTTTATCTTTGCGTCTCTCTACAACCGCTCTCTCTTTGATTGGTACTCCAGACACAACTATACCTGCGGCGTGCGTGCCGTAATTTTTGAACACTCCCTGCAACTCGACAGCCTCTTCCCAGATGCTTGGATGGTCAATTGCGAATCTCTCCAGCTCTGGAACCTCTGCCACGCAAGCTTCCAACTTCATTGGTATGCCATGCTCTTTCGGAACCATCTTGGAGCAGGAGATTTCGTCCTGCGTTAAGTTGTGAGCAGAACCCACAGCTCTCAGTGAAGATGATGGCCCCATAACTCCGTAGTTAGATATACCAGCCACGTTATCCTCTCCAAATTGATCCCTTAAATAAGTGACCACTTCATGACGGCGAGAGGACATGAAATCCAAATCGATATCTGGCAAGTCCAATCGTGAGGGGTTAATGAATCGCTCGAATATCAATCCAAAGCGGATAGGGTCGACGTCTGTTATTCCAAGCAGGTAGGCTACTAGTGAACCACCGACAGAGCCTCGTCCGGGGCCAACAAAAATTCCTTCTTCGGCACACCATGTAGTCAGCTTCTCAACCAACAGGAAGTAATTCTCAAAGCCCATGTCGTTTAGGGTTTTTAGTTCGTACTTCAGGCGCTCTTTGTACTTCGGCAATTCGGATGCGTCCGGCTTGTAGCCCAACACAGTTTTAGCAATTCGATTCTTCCATCCTTCGATAGACAACTTCAGCAGAGTTTCTTTTGGCGTAGTGGATATCTCAGGTAGGGAGATAGGCATCTTCTTGAATTCGTATGTGAACGAATCTTCGAAAACTTTAATACCATCGAATAATATATCGGATAAATCGCCTGTGCTGTTGGCTGAAATTCTGGCTTGTTGGAACCCTACCATCATCACGATTATAGCAGGTTGTTCTGGATGAAATTCCGCTGGCTCATTGCGCCACGGACTGTCAACCTTGTTGCGGTTAAGAATACAGTCCATAGTATTACGGACATCGGCCTTACCTTTCTTGTGAAGTACCGGCTTTGAAATAATTAAATTACGGGTTGCGTCAAATTTTATCCAAGATATTGCTCGCTGTGTAATCATATCGTAGTATGGGGTATCTACAGGGACTACCGCTCCGAACATTAAAGATTCGTTTGGTGTGGCAGACTGGAGTGTAGATGTTATACAGGCAGAATCCACCAAATGCAAAATTTCTATATATTCTGGATGTGTAAACGTCGAGTAAGCTTCGCCAGTCGAATACACAACTCCACCCTCTTTGATGGCGGATAGTAGTTCTTCTAGATTTATCTGCGTGTTATAATAGAAGTGATTCGCATCATTGGATAGAGTTACAAGATTCATTATCACGCTTAGGCCGTGTTGATCTCTTGCGTACAGAACTGGTCTGTGGAATCTAGGCTTCTTAGTCTTGGGGGTGCCACGCTTTGCATCGCGGTAATGGATGTCGTCAGTGACTGTGAACGTAACACCGATGATCGCTTTTATGTCAGCCTTCTTTGCTTCAGCGAATATCTTTGTCAGTGCGTTGATAGAGGATGTGTCGGCGATAGCTATAGCATCGTACCCAAGCTCTTTAGCTTTATTTACTAAATACTTAGCACTCAGCACACTCTCTTTTAGAGAGAAATCTGTTTTCGCTCCTATCATACACGTCATATTATTCGCCTCTCAGGATGAGTCTGCTATCATACCACTCAATTACCTGTAACCCTAACAGAATTTCAGTAGAAAGCCAAGTATAATTTCGAGCAGTTGAAACTCCACACTTATATTTGTCCATATAGTATTGAGTCAAGCCTTGATATGAGTAGCCATCGTCCAACAAAAAGTCACAAGCGTCCTTAAGGTACTTGTACTTTCTTCTTTTTATTGGGTTGATGCCTAAAGCCATCTTACCTTTAATATCTATACCACACCTGACAATAGACTTTGCTATCTTAGCTGGCCTATCCGGCATACAGTTGACAACTTCTTGCAATTCTTTAGTTAAGACCCAATATACAGGCTCTACGGCTGCATTTCTAACTTTATTGGTGGTTAAGTTATCGGACTTACAATCAAACCTAACTAACCAGTCATCCATAATATAGTCTTTCGATAGAGATATAGCCTCTTCCTTACTATCCGCAAAACACTGATTTTCAAATGAGCAGGTCTTGCAGGTTTTAGACTCCCTATTGAAACATATCGATATACCATAGCATGGTGGTTTTAAGTCACCCACTTATCCAAAAATCCTTTGAGATATTGCTAGCGCAGACTCCCTTTCAGATTCTGGTAATCTATTAGCGTAGGCGCATTCTATACCACGTTTTATATTTCCACTTAATAGCCCAATTACGGCGGCAGTAATTGCTACTCTAGGGCCAATAGTTAAAGATACTGAAGATGGGTAAGACTCTCTAATTTTAGTGCAAAAACTGACAACCCTTTCCGCGTCTTCGGATGGCAACCCAGTCTTGTCTATAATCATTTTCAGCTCTTTGGCTGGACTCATATAATTCAGTTTCAAGCACACTCCAAACCTTTCTATGCTGGCGGCGTCTTGCATGATAGTGGCTTGGTAAAGGCCGGTCTCATCCCCAGAGCCGTTGCTATTTCCATTTGCCACGAACCTAAAATTTTTATGAGGTGTTATAACCCTATTATCTTCATCAGCCTCGGGAATTATTAAAGGCTTACCTTCCAGCACCGCATTATAAATTGACATAACCGTCGGATGTCCGCGATCAAATTCATCTGCCAAATAGTAAAATCCATACTTCATAGCTACGGCTAGGGGGCCGAGTTTAAAAACTGTTTCAGATATTAGCTGGCCGCTTTCTTCGTCCTTAAATTTTTCCACAGTCCATTGGCCGATAATATGCGACTCTTCTATATTGGCTGTATGTTGTATTCGTATCATACGGTTGTTAGTTCTAGCACAAATTTGTTCAAATAAAGATGTTTTTCCCACACCTGCATGGCCATATATATATACGGGAATATTTTGACTTAACGCCATTAAAACCGTTTTTAGCGTGGTCACTGGGTATACATATGAAGAATCTATTTGCGGAACATATTCTGGAAATTTAATTTCGTCAGAAACTCCAATCATAATATCTTTTCCAGATATATTTTTCCCATTAGCATCGCTTAATCCAAACAATTCCGCCATAGGCTTTTTATTTTCGTCTAAATTGTATTTAAATATAGTTGGTTTCGGAGATTTCACTCTTTCAGCTCTCATTTTTTTCATATATTCAACGGCGGCAGAAGTCAATAAAGGAGCTTCTGGATATTTTTCTACATATTTCTCAAATGTATAAGGTTGTTTAGAACCTGCAAAATGATCCTCTTTAATGTGGACTTTTATAGAGTGGGCATTTTTTGAACATATCATACATACTATCTTTTTATTATCTGACATATACATCTCCTAATTATGGTTGTAATATTGCTTCTCTCAATTTACTCAAAACTGTACTAGGCAAATCATCTATATTATCTAACTTTACATGCTTCCTATAAAATCTGGCAGGGGCGTCGGTTCCTATGCCTATCCCAACAACGTTAATACCCTCCCTTTCTATATCCAAGGCGGTACTTTTTAAGTGCGATCTTAATTTTTGAGAATTTCCATCGCCAGCGGGATATCCGTCTGACAACACTATGATAGTCTTTCCGGATTCTGGCCTATTCATCAACCTATCCGCAGCGATCCTTAAGCATTCTCCGTCTATATTACAGGACATATGGCCCAATCCAGCGTGATATACAGCTAAACGTTTTTTTTGGACTATTCCGAACCTATCTATAAAAGTTTTAAATATTGGCATATATAATGGTCTAAATCTGCTATATAAGTCTCCGTCCCTATTATCTTTTTTCAATGATTCTGTCGCATTATATGGAAAATATTCGGTCGTAAATCCAATCACTTCACTGCTAATATTAAGCCTATCCATCACTTCTGATAAAGACCATGCGGCCATAATTGCTAATCTTATCTCCCTACCAGACATCGATCCGGAGCAATCTATCAAAAGAGAAACGGCGACTTCTTTACTTTTTGTTATTACGCGCTGACGAAATACCCTATCATCACCAACCACTAACCTTGATAGTCCGGAAGTATTTAGTTTCCCTGATGTTCGGCCAGATTCCCAGCGTTTTTTACTCATAGCTAGGAACGCTCTTTCTAGACCTTTTTGTAAAACACCTACCATCTCTTTAGATTTTGAATCTATAATTTCGAATGACCTATCTACCCCAGCCATATTTTGTGGCATTTTAACCGGCTCTATTATGTCATTTGATGTTGTAAATGGTATATAATCTGTACTATTAAATTCATCAACGGCGATTTTCGATATAATAATTTCCATTAAATTCTGCTGTGTAGTAGCCTGACCAGAATCAAAGTCCTCCAAGGTAAATGGGTTATTACCTAAATCATCTTCGTTGACTTTAAATCCTTCAGATGATTCGTCTTCAGATGGCTTCCCTTCAGATGATTCGTCTTCAGATGATTCGTCTTCAGATGATTCGTCTTCAGATGGCTTCCCTTCAGATGGCTTCCCTTCAGCGTTATTCTCTGGAGATTTTTCGTCTTCCGGATTTTGCTTCCCAAATAAAGCTTCTACTATTCTTAAAGATAAGTTAGAAGCTTCCTTAGTGCTTTCTACAGTCAGAAGTTCCGACTTAAATTTTTCTAAAGTCTTTACCGAATTTGGTATTAGATGCCATTTGTCTTCCATATACGATACAAATATACTTTCGCCAGACATAGCTCTTAGGGCGCAAACGCAAAAAAGATTCCACCATTCTTTCTCACTACCATTGTCAGATTTTATTGTTGGAATTATTCCATCTATATGGTCAATCATTAATTCTCGGGAATTATTTAAATTAAAAGACGATCCTTTGAATCGATCAATCATGCGTTTCTCAATGAAAGAGTCTTCTAGTATATTCCAATAAAAGGTTTCTAATTGTGGGGTGCTTTTTTTAGCTTTTAACCTCCAAACATTTATATCTGTAAATAATACATGACCAATTTCATGATCCAGATAACCCTGCACACCATTTAATAATTTATCCGAAGCCGTGTCTGGAATTACTGGTATATTTATTAAATTTGGTACACCTGTTTCATCCAATCTAACATAAGCTTTAGAACCAGCTTGCCTAACTTGCAATTGTCTTCCAGCTAACATACGCACTGTATTAGATATAGAGTGTCTTATTGCTCTAATTTTTTTTACTCTTGCTATAGGTACTTCCATATAATTTCCTAATTATTATTTTGCTTATTTTTAAATAATAAACTTAAAGCGGTATAATGTCAAGAATTATTTTCCGGCATAGGAAATATTTTTCTACACGTACTTATCGGCATGTTGCCGCTGGCTATTCTGCTTAAGGCGTATGATAATTCGAGAGGGTCGACTATACTTTCGTTGTAATAAAAGTCGTAGTCCTCTTGATCTATCCATGTTATTTCTGAAAAAATAGTTTGCAATATTCTAAGGGCGTAATATTCTGTGTTAGGGTTTTTTTCATTTCTATAACGTTCGATCCATCTAGACATAACAACTACAGGTTCTTCGTCCACGTATACAGAAAAATACATACATCCTAGCTCTTGTGATATTTTTCTGAACTGCGCAATTCCTGTGGGCTCGACGATTCTTATTGGCACTAACCCAGTTTCAAAGGCATAAGTAAGCGCCTCCCTTTTAGTTCCATAATTAATTCCGTTAAAACTTACCGTTTGACAGTATTCGTCGTTAATATTTTTACGTATAAAATCTTCCTTACTGATAAAATTATATTCGTCACCCTCACTCTCATCAATTCGTTTTTCTCTAGTCGTATCACTTAATAGTTTCGCAAATATATTCGGATATTCTTTTAAAAGACTATTTAATAAGTAAGTTTTGCCAGCGCAAGACGGGCCGGTTAATGTTATTATCATCGGTTTCATAATTTCCTCTAATTTATTTATTAATGAATTGCATTTTCAACTTTATAGTAAGTAATGGAGTTAATACTACCGCATTCTTTATAGACTTTATAACTACCGAAGTTGATACTTCGTTTGGGTCTTTACCCATTGGCAGCGTTGCGACAGATACATTAAGCCCAAGACCTCTCAGCGCTATTGCGTGTTCTATAGCTGACTTAATTGCTTTTGGCTCCCCATCCCACAAAAATGTAACCTTTTCCAAGCCAAGATTTTTTAACTTTAAAATCCTTCCATATTGGTCGTCACTATTATTTTTTGATTTTGATAAGTGCTTACCGAATGTTCCTACAACACCGCAACCTTCCAACTCTGGCGAACGATCTATTGAAAATCTTGTAGCGGCAACGTCCATTACGCCCTCGCATATTATAATATGACTTTTCCCTATAACATTATTACCGTTATATAAAAACTTTGCCGTTCCCGGTTGCCCTGCTGGAAATTTATATTTTTTGTCCGCAGAATCGGTTATGTCCCGACCCTGAAAGGTAACTATTTTTCCGTTCAAATCTATAACTGGAAATATCAACCTCTTACTAAACCATTGTTCGCACTGTTCATTTTTTTCATTAAAGAAAATTATACTACCTTCTTTACAATATTTCCAACCAAAATAATCTATATCATCTTCTGAAAATCCCCGACGTATTAAGTAATCATAAGCTATACCACCTCGACTAATTTCTTCCGTCTCGGGCATCATGAATGTGACCGATTGTCTCTTCGGGGCTTTCTTTTTCTTAGGTCTCCAACCAAGTTCTCTGGAATATTTTTCAATCTCTTTTATAGCTTCCTTATGGCTGTTATTAAATAAGCATTTTATAAAAGAATATTTGTTGAATGTTTTTTCGCAATCTCCGTGAAAACAATTTCCTAATCCCGTCTCCGCTCCAATATAAACCTTCCAAGAATTTCCACCGCAAGATGGGCATTCTTTAACGTTAAGCTGAGGGCCAGAAGCTCCGGTTCCCGTTTTATAATCAACCCCATACCAAACTAAAAAATCCTCTATCTCCATTTGTTCTAGTTGGGAATTTAGTTCTCTAGTGTCCAACAGAATTCTCCCCGTCTGGAGGTAAAATCCTAGAATCATAATTCTGCTCAGGTAATGTTTTCCAGTGAGTGACTTTTTCTATATCTAGTAACTTATAGTGAGCTGGATAAGAAAACTCCCAACCAGCGCCAACCATATACCCATAGCTTGACATGCAACCGCTGATAAGTATTCTAACAGGCGTATATTCGGTTGGCAATTCATTTTTTATACCTTTCCATCCATCCATTATGCTCTCCCCGTCACCTTCTTAACAAATTTCATTTTAGCCAAGTCTTGTTCGATGCGTATTGTAAATTCACCAGCCTGATTTCGAGACGCTGCAAAGAACAACCTAGCCTTACCTTCTCTAGTCTCATCTTCATCTCTGTTGATTGAGATTACCAAGTCGGCTATCCGTATCTTGTTAAAGTCGTCCGCAACGTCCCCCGCCTTCGCCACAGTAGATTTAAAACCTTCTCTATTAGTTTGTGTTGCTGTCATTACAGCCGCATTCTCTTCAAACGCTAAGGCTCTTAGAGCCAACCAAATCAGTCTGCTGTTTTCTATAGCGCTGTTGGCATTGTAGTTCTCTGGAGCAAGGATGTCCGCATAATCTACAACAATCATATCGAATATAATTCCATCAGCTCTATATCTTTCTAGAATTCTACGTATACCACTAACCTTTAAAGTTCCAGATGCAAATTCTGCAACTCGAAGCTCTCCAACCCCGGCAGTTCTATTCGTTTTAACACTTGCTTCTACCGCATTCAAGTTTAATTCCAACATACCCATCTCTATGGATGATATGTTGGCGTCCATTCTATCCTGTATTATGGCCTCAGAGACTTCGCACGTTAAGTACAACGTGTTGTGGCCTAGCTTGGACGCTCTAACTGCGAACTCACCCAATGCCATAGATTTGCCTTTCTTAGCGCCACCCATAAATACCGTGAGTTCTTTCCTGCCCCAGCCTTTGTGGAACAACTCTCTATCGATCTTTTTAATTCCCGTTGGGATGCCATCCGGTGCAATCAATCCCGACAGTTTATCTTTTCTGTATTGGGTTCTTCTCTCAATTTCATTCCAATAGTCGTGGTCTGTGAATTCTTCTGAAGCACCAACCCTAAATGCCTTCTCCATAATTTCTTGAGCGGCTTCCATGTCACCCTTCTCGGCTAAATCAATCATCTCCATAGTTGCTTGAGCTACCGCCGCATTCTTTGCAAACTTAGCCACAACATCCACTACGTAATTTGCATCGGACAAATCTTTCTTACGAAGTTTGAAAACTTCTTTGATGGCCTCAATCCCAACATCTTTTCTAAGATTTTTAGCTTTAATTTTATCCACAAGCAGTTGCTTCCATACGGAATTACTAGCGGGCACACTCTTATATCTTTCAAAATATTCCTGACAAGTGTTGACCAGAATAGCTTGACATTCGTTTTCGAAATAGTCTGGGAGTATAAGTCCGTCAGTTCTGCGAACGAAACCCACATCTGTAACCATAAGAGAGGCGATTCGACTCTGAAATTCAGCGTCGAATTCGTACTTCTCTATAGGTTCTGATGTAGACTCGATGTTCTCAAAACTACCAGTCAACTGTTTAACGATTGCCTCTTTGACATTATCTTCCGCCTCACTCACAAATTAAACCTCTGTGAAGCCAGATATATTGTGTTTAAAATATGTTATAGGTATATCACCGCCAAAATTCACAGTTATGGAAAACTTATCAAAACTTGTAATAAGGCCGGAGATTGGTTCTTTATCATTTACGAATTCGATGTGAATATCCCTACCGCGCTTTATCATTGAGGCTAAAGGTCTTTCATGTCCGACCGCTTTTTCGTGATGCTTTGAACTTGAATCTTCTCTAAAGCTATTGTTGTGTTTTTCGCCCATTCTACTACTCCTCGGATTAAGCGGATAATACCGCAATTTTTTCTAACATTATTTTAGCTCTTTTTTCGCCAAAATAATTTCGTATTAATTTATCGTTTAAAAAATCATCCTCTATCAAATCCATAACCATCCTAGTTGTATCATTTGACTGGTTAGCATAATCTAATAAATGCGTTGCGTGTTCGATTTGATATGGATGTTGAAAGCTAGAGTAGTGGGTTTTGTAAAATAAGCTACTCCCCCTTTGAAGGTAAGATTTTTTTCGCTTAGTCCATTGCTCTGAAATATAATCAACTATACTTATGGCATTATCTTTTTCTACAGAAACTGTCTTACAGTATATTTGATTAATTAGAGGTAGCGTTTGCCAATTAAATATATCAGAATAGCGCATAGCTTGAGAACACCAATAACTATATGGGACTCCTAGCGTATCAGCAGCCTGCCTACCCTTCCAAGCGCTAACCACAACACCTTTCTTAGCTCTTAGTAAACTCCCATCAGTGATGGGGACTTTAAAATTGGAGGAATTTTTGTCGATTCTTTCAGAATGCGCCCTTTTTGATTCTATAATAAAGTGATGGGCAAAAAGATGGGTAGCTTCCATTGGATGCATAGGTGAAAAACTACCGCTATCGTTATTCCGAAAACGGTAGTCCCACCATTTTGTATTGTATAACCCAGACTCTTTTTTAGCTAGAGAGGGTCGAATATATTTAACAACCTGTCCGCTATATACTTTATGACTCGCATTTCCACCAGTGAATACTTTCATAATTTAGTCTTCTTATTTTTAAAATAATATACAGTATAACCATTCAATATGCAAGCACTTTATGCGTAAGCTTCTAAAATCCTTTTAACCAAGCCGCTACGAACAATGTCGTGGATATCAAAACGAACTATACCAATTCCTGTTATATCCTTTAAATTATAAACAGCTTCTTCTAAACCGTTTGGTCTAGAGTTTCCCCGCTTATCTTTAAGGTCAGATTGATCCAAATCTCCATCTACAACCACTATAGATTCGTTACCTATCCTCGTTAAAAACATTTTCATCTGTTGCGGTGTTGTGTTTTGCGCCTCATCTAAAATTACGAAGCTATTGTCAAACGTTTTGCCTCGCATATACATCATAGGCTTGGCTTGTATCTTACCGTTCTTTAAAAACATCTGCACTTGACTTCTACCAAGACGCTCCTCAAGAACCTCCACAACAGGCTCCACCCAAGGATCGTACTTTTGATGAATATCCCCCGGTAATGCCCCCATATCTTCATCACATCCTACCATAGGTCTGCAAAATATAATCTTTTCTACATCACCCTTGCTTAAAGATTCTGCCGCTAAGCAGGTAGAGACGTAAGTTTTTCCCGTTCCTGCTGGGCCTATACCGAATGTTACGTCATTCTCTTGAACACTTATTATGTAATGACCCTGCGCTTCCGTAAGTGCGCGTATCTTTGGTCTTCGACCCCTTTTCTGGTAAAAAGTTCTATCTAATTCGTCGCTATCAATACGACGACCCTTTTTGGATTTTTTCATTTGCTCCCTTACCACGAATAGCAAACTCTCCGATACTTTCTTGCGCTGTGCGGGTAAAATAAACCCCACCCACACATGCCATATCGGTAATATTTACGTACTCATGAAGCACCGATTTGGTTTCCCTGTTATAGTGGCAGATGTTGAATCCTAATGACCAGAATTCTCCCTCTGTGTATGAAGCGCGTAACCTGTGACCAGCTCCTAGCTGCAACCACTGATAGCCTCCGTTGACCACGTTCTTTAAGTGGTCTACCTTCCAAGAATGATGATGACCATTCCAACCAGCCAGTCCCCAGCTCTTCGCATGAGGGTGGTGATGAATAAGTATGGTATCGTCGTATATCTTATAGGATTTTTCTACCTCTCGATTTTTATCGCCTTGATTGAATGCGGCAAGGTCGCCTTTTGAGATATAATTTATCTCAAATTCTTCTAATCCAAGCAGTGATGATACTGTCAGCCCTAATAGGTCGGACAGGATGGCCTTCAGGGCCGGTGTGGCGTCCGCTAGGTGCCTTATAAGTCTAAACTCATGGTTTCCCTCAATGAAGTCTATTTGCGCGTCAGGACAGACCTCACGCAGCGGCAGGAAGATGTTTTTATGAACGAACTTGATTCGCCCAACAACGTCCCATTCTCTTGGATCAACTGCGAACTTACTAAACTCGGGTAAGTCGAAGATGTCTCCACCAAAATTGATGACGTCCGGCTGAACCATTTTGCAAGTCTCAATAAAAACTCTCAACCAAAATGGATCAATCTCTTCGTCATGTAGGTCACTACAACCAATTACGGTTTGAATTTTCTTACCGTTGGGTCTGTTATATCGATCTGAATAGTTGTGGCGAGTGTTGAAGTCTCGGTAGTGGTCTGATGAAACGTGCTTAGCGGTTTGTCGCTCAAGGGCGTGCTGCTCTCTGGTTAATTCTAAACCAGCTTGACGTTTGTATTCTTGAAAGGTGCCGAAATATTTGTTCCAAGTAGAATCGGATATGTCAGTCTGGGCTCGAAAAAAGTTTCTAGTTATGACTTTATCTTCATGCGCTATAGCAAGGTCACGTAGAATCTGCACTAACTGCTCTTCCGTTATATCTGCCAGATATCGGTGTCGCATCTCAGTAACCAATGGCTTCTTTTTCCTAATGTTTCCTCGGTTTAAAAGCTCTGGCGCATCCTTACCATCTTGATATCTTTTTTTAATCTTACTAGCTCTACTCTTGATGGCAGAAGGCTTGTATCCCGTATGTCTAGCTATAGATTTTATTGTTGGAAAATTATCTGTATCATTCCAGATAATGGCGAACTGCTCAACCGTTAAGTTTCCAGCCATTGTGTATCCTCAGTAATTTATAATGGACGCTTAATTGCTTCGTAGTGAGTAACCATCTTTCCCCTCCAATTACTCTTCTTTGTAGCTATTAATATTTGATTTCTTTCTTGGGCTCTGTTTCTTTTAAATCCAATATGAACCCATTTGTCAAATTCTAAAATACATTGATCGAAACGCATGTTACGCTGGCGTAGTATAAAATTAAATACCGATGGTGCTCCTAGCGTATTAGATGTAAAGTCAGCGGCGAGCGCTTTAACGTGAGCTGAATTTTTAGACCCTCTAATTTCCCTATTAAGCCTATCTCCTCTGTAGCCTGATGATATCGATAGTGGAATATTTTCTTCACACTCCTCCCCAAGTCTATCCCTTAAGTCTTGCAACCAGTAAGCTACGACCTCTATATTTTCAATAAGTTCCTCTGGAATTCTATTTGAATAACCGCCACGAGCTGCGGTTTGAGATACTTCAAACTCTCTAAGGCTGAAATTTTCAGTTAATTTCATTTCATCACGTCTATTTTCGCTATCAAGCGTATTAAAAGGTTGTGAACTTGTCCAAGCTCTTTCTCTGTTTTTTGCGTTCCGAAGCCAAATTTGTCAGAATGGTCGTGTTGATATTTTAAATTATCAACGACCTTTTTAATCTCTATAATGGCTTCGTGTATTTGTGTTCGCGCCAACTCGCCTCCATCAATATGTATATCTAAAAGTTTTTTTAAATCTTCTATACTTTCGGTTTGGATTTTTATAGCATCTGGAGTTTTTTTAACTAAAGCAGCGGCTGCAATTGCGATGCCGCCAAAAGAAATGAGCCCCAAGATAAACATAAACCAATAAACATTAGTTTCCACTTCAATACTGCTCCAATCTTTTGCTCAGAATTTTCCGGCTGTGTGTTGTATTCCATAAGGATTCCCGCTGGCCCTTTTGTGTGGCTTATTTTAACATATATAGCTGCAAATAAGTATACCTATAGGGCGTAGTATTTAGGCCATAGACTCTTTAATATCTTTTAAGCTTAAGACATCATAAGCCTCTGATATTGTCTTGGCGATGGAGTCCAATATAGCCTTCTTAGTCTTCTTGTCAAACTTGTGGGCTATAGTAGCATCAAATACTACAGTAAACTGTTCCGCATCTTTTGAGTATCCAAATACTATCGGGCCTATCTGATCAGGTCTCCAAGTTATTCTATTACTCTCTTCGATACCGTGTTTTCTCTTAACCTTAAAGAATAGATTTCTAGTATAGTCCGTTAGCTCATCTACAAGTTCTGGCTTATTAAGTTTCATTGCAGGATTAAACCTTCTATTGTTTCTATGTGATCATCTGGGTATTCGGTGTGCTGGGTGTAAAACAACTTCCTAAGTATAGTGTTGTTTCTTACCTCATGCTCTGTCAAATAATCCAATGGATTTAGATTATTATTAAGCAAATATTCGTACTCGGCTATAGGTACTCTTTGGTTTGTGTTACGCACTAGGCTTCTCCTCAAATATTTGTAATGTCTTAAAGTGGGAATCCGAATCTTTAGGGCTTGTGATAGGCATATCCGCATAAGCAACTCTTCTATGCTTAACTTCCACAGCCGCTGTATCAGCGGAATCAACCGCCACCGCCGTGAATCCCTCCCTTAATTGATCTATACGATCTTCGGGTATGGTGATGGCTAAGTTTAAATCATTTCCAAAAGCCCTTGGCCCGTATACCCAGTGCACAAACTCTGATGGATTTCTTTCATCTTGTCTTACATAATATCTCATTTATTCTTCTCCAATTCCTCTACTCTAGCGGTTAACTCTTTTATAGACTCTATTAAAAATGGCACTAACAACGCATAATTTATAGACTGGTAAGATGGGTTAGTTCTTTTTGTTCCATCCTCGTTCGTATGCGTATGCATACCATCTTTTTCGCCAGTAACCAAGCTGGGCAAAATTTCCTGTACTTCATGAGCTAATGACCCATAATGAATAACTTCTGATTCGTCATCAACTACCGTATACGCATACGTTTGTATTTTTTGCAAAGTGGATAGGGCATTTATTATTGGGCCTTTTACATTTTTTAGGCGATAGTCTGAACTAGTGCCAACGACAAAGTTGGTACTATCATTAACAACCCCAATCATGTCTGGGGAATTCCATCTAAACCCAATTACTGTGGCTAAGCCCCCTCCTGATGATGACCCAACATACGCGATTCCGGGGCCATTTACGGCTATAGTTCCTGCGCCACCAAGGCTGGTTGTTAGCGAAACTTTGGTATGAACAGTATCTTTAAAGTTCTCAGTAATATCTGTCCGGCCATAATTTGCCGCAGTAACCCCACCTAACTTATCACTATCATCTGCCGCCCCTGTGGTACTGCCAATGTTCCCTGTTGTGGTTATATACCCAGAAGGCAAAACCCCCCCAAATTTAAGTGCATTAGCTGCGGCCACTTCACTCAAATTAGCAGCAGAAGTGGCGTACCATGAGGGCGGGTTGCCAGCAAGCGTAAATGCATTGGTCTCGAAATCTGTCCAAGCCCCCCCCGAGCTATAGTATTGAATATTCCCGACAGGAAGACCCCCATCAAGTGTAGTCCAAAAAAACAAATCATTTGTTTCTGAATCAACATTAGCAGGTTGGTTCGCCGTAGTTCCTACAACAATTAAATTTCTTGTGGCATTATTGACTGGCTTGTTTGCACCTCCAATGTCAGTCTGCCAATCAACATTATTTTGAGTAGCCAAATCGCCTTGGCCTACTACATCTGCTGCTGTGTTAGCTCCGGTAGTATCAGCAACTATCGTCCAATTGCTTCCTATTTTTACCCAGTTGGCTTGGCCTGTGGTCTTATAATGAATGTCTCCATCTGAACCGCCTGTTGGGTCGCTAGTCCCTGTAGTTACTTCGTTATTGGTTGCATCATCCGGGGGTTTTGTTCCTATTACATCTGTCCCATAGTCCACGGTGTCTTGTGTTGCTAAATCGCCTTGAAGAGTTATGGCTGCGGCAATATTATTAGCTGTTGTATCAGAAACTTCTCGCCAAGTCCCGCTTATTTTTGCCCACCACGAATCAACATCATTCTCGTGATATAAGTCCCCATCATTACCGCCAGAGGGGTTAGCAGTTCCGGAGGTAATGGTATTTCTTGTAGCGTTATCTGCTGGTATTCCAGAACCACTGACATCTGTCTGCCAATCAACTGTATTTTGCGTAGCCAAATCGCCTTGAGCTGATATCCCCGCAGAAATATTCTGTGCTGTCTGGTCGCTTACTAAGCCCCATGAACCACCTTCCTTTAAGTAGAAAGTTACAATCGTGGCTATAGTTACCTTTGCCAAATCCCCATCTGTACCTTGACTTGTCGGGATGGAACTTAAAAACCAAACTTTATTGTTGGTTGCGTCAGAAGGTGCCACTATTCCAGCTACCGCAGTAACCGCGCTTACATTAGCTGGAAATATTGGTGATGTTCCACCCGCTCCGTTTAAAAATTTAATCCAATAGTATCGGGTCTGGCCTGTTATGTCAGAATTTATAGAGTCTGAAAAGTGATCAAAGAATCCCCCAGCTCCGGCAAATATTATTTCATTGTCGGTGGAGAATGTATCTTGATTTGAAGTGTATAGATTGGTCTGACTCCATGTGGATGATAATAAATCAGTCCACTCTAAATGTACACCCCCAGTAATAGAAGTGGCGGTCAATCCTGTAGGGGTGGCTATTGATGTGTCCCCGCCCGTAGCCGTAATTGCAGATACGTTGGCTGGGAACACAGCGGAAGTACTTCCGTTAGCGTTTACAAATTTTATCCAATAGAAGCGGTCTAAACCTGTTATAGATACGTCCCCAACATCTCCATAATGATCGAATGCCTCTGCAACTCCTGAGAATATAACTTCATTATGGGTTGCAAAGGTATTCTGGTGAGAGGTAAAGATTACTACATGATCAAATTCTCCAGCTACTATGTTAGACCAGCCAACCCTTACTCCGGCAGGAATAGATACAGCCGTCAGGCCGCTACCAGAGGCCGCAGGGGGTGTGGGATCGCCACCAGTTGCGACTACCGCGCTTATGTCCGCTCCATGACCTGACTCAGCACCGGCTTGGTTTACAGTAGTAACCCAATAATACCTTGTCTTTCCGATTATGGATTTATCTGTAGTACTAAAGTTGTGGTCGTAGAAGCTTCCAGTGCCTTCCCAAATTAATACAGCCCCTACTGGTGCGGTCGACCAGTTACTAACGGACTTAGAATACAATCTTGTTAGTGCGTAACTTGCATCACCTACTGGGTTATCCCATGTTACGTGGATTCCTAAAGCTGAAGACTCTGCTGCCAGAGAAGATGATGCTGCGGCTGTCGTGTTCCCACCAGTTGCAACTACCGTACTGACATCTGCACCGTGACCCGATTCTACCCCAGCATTATTTACCGTAGTTATCCAGTAGTATCGAGTTTTATTTATAATAGACTTATCGGTGGTACTAAAATTATGCTCATAGGAGCTAGCCACGCCTTCCCAAATCAACACCGCTCCAGATGGCGGGGTTGTCCAGTCATTTACAGATTTTGAATATAGTCTAGTTAGTTGGTAGTTTGGATCATCAATTGGGTTATCCCATGTTACGTGGATTCCTAAAGCTGAAGACTCTGCTGCCAGAGAAGATGATGCCACAGCGGCAAAATCTGCTCCAGTGGCAGTTACTGTAGATATATCAGCGCCGTGGCTAGACTCTATACCTGCCGGATTAACTGACGTTATCCAGTAGTATCGAGTTTTTCCAACAATGGATTTTGAAGTATTGCTGAAGTTGTGATCCAACGAACTCATTAGACCGCGATATATTTCTACATGCCCTACCGTCCAGCTATCTTGAGAGTTGGCATATAGAACTATCTCTTTAAATTGTGGCTCGGCTAATGGATTCGCCCAAGTTACTTGTATTCCTAGCGGTGTTGGTTCTGCCGCTAGACTTTGTACCAGCGTAATTTGTGCTGTGTTGCCACCAGTCGCAGATACAGTACTTATTTCTGTCCCACCAACTTCGTCAAGATGAGATGATTCATCACCTTGAGAGTCAACACCAACAATCCAAAAATACCTCAACTTTCCAACTAAAGACTTGTCCGTTGTAGTCCATTCGTGATGATAATTATCACTTACACCCTCATAAATTAAAGTTGTTCCCATTGTCCAATCGTCTTGAGAACTGGCATAAACCCTTATATTTCTATATTCGCTTAGCGGAGGTCTAGTCCAGCTAGTATATATACCAGTTGGTGTTGGCTCTGCTGTAAGCGCTGTTGGTTGTGTAGCGCCAATTAAAAACGGTTGATCCCCAATTCTCGTTTCTACGTTAATTTCCGCAATTCTGTATTCGCCACTCTGCGCTATACTGTTAGCGATAAACATGGGCGCTATATATTCAACGTCCGGATGTAACATGTGTGGGTTATCTAACGTTCCAAGATTTAATGCGTACGCCACATCATCTTTTGTAAAAAACGCTTCAACTGTTTCGTAAGATGTTCCTGCGGGAACATAGTTTGCCTTTCCGAAGTAATGTTGTAGGGCGTATGAGTCTAGCCCATTTCTGTTTACTAAAGCTCCTGCCCCATTAGCGACATCTCCGGAGAACCCGTTTACACCGATATATATAGAGCCTGCACCAGTAACCCTTCTGAATGTCGCTGTTAACCTGTACACCACCCCCTGTACAACTGGCATAGCGAATCTTCTATCAATACCGCGCCATGTTTCGTCATCAGCTAAGTTATCTCCCAACTGATATGAATAAATTCCAGAAATTCCGGCAGTTACTTCGTTAGTTATAAGTTCTGAAGTTTCATCTATAACGACATTTGCTTTTTCATTCCAAGTGGCTTTAACTCTAACAAGATCGTTGTCTTCAAATGTGTCTCCAAGCCTTTCAACGATACCAATCGGTATAGATGGGTTTTCTTCGAGAGATGTTACAGTGTGCGATATAGTTAGCTGTGAATCCCTTACGCTTAATATTAACTCTATACTTCTTGGCACTACAACAAATTGTAAATCATCTCCCAAATCCGCTTCGGTTGAAAATGAAGAAGGGAAGAATCCCATATTTTCAAACGCAGAGCCATTCTTTGAGTACCAAACTTGTGCGTCTTTATATCTAAAGTCGCTATGACTCCAATTTAAATGAATTTCATATCTTTTTACAGAGAAGGATGATTCTAAAACGTCTTGTATTACCGGGGTTGCTGGAAAAGTTACCGGCAATAGGGCGTCAGTTGTGTACGAAAAAGGCGACACTACTGTTCCGGGGTCTGTATTAAATACGCCAACATTATATTCTAATAAGGATAACGCGTATGAATTTTCAGAAGAAGATGAACTTATTTCTCGAACCGTATATTCTACAGCATTTTGATTTATAGGCCCGAATATCCATTTATCATAAAGAGATGGGGCTTGGCTAAATGCGCTAGACGCGGTAAGAATGGAGTAAACCCCTACGCCTTCAGTGATGGTTCTTATTTCTGAAGCGTCCGTTTCTATAACGCTGGCTGTATTTCCGCCAGATATTCCAGTTACATCTGCTATTTCTACACCGTCAGCACCCCCAGAAATAACTTCTTTCAGGATTGTATGCTCTATGCCGTTTATAGTGACTCTTGAAGGGCTACCTTCGATTGCAGTCCAATCCAATCCTGTAATGGATACAATATTTCCACTAACTCCCGAAACAGTATTGGTATGCCTAACTAAGGAGTCGAACGCCACCATAAGTTGATAGGTTCCAGAAACGACATCTACTTCTCTATCGAGATTTACAACCGTGGTTGTTGAAGACGCTACGCATTTTCCCCCATCCCCCCATTCCGGTTGATCATGTTGCACAGAAACTAAATCCCCAACAACTAAACTTAACCCGTCCATTGTAACTTCTAAATCTACGATGGAAATTAGGGCGTTTAAGTTTAGCTCGAATTGAGCTTGTCTTTGGGCTTGCTCTAAATTATCAATCCCGTAATAAGTGGACTTTGTGGATATTACCTTTGTTTGTTTGTCTTGAACTGATTGTAATACGACCCTAGTGACTTTAGGTCTAAATCCATCATCTTTATCGAAGTAAGTCGCCTCAACTTCATTGGCTCTATCCTCATTACTAATCCAAGATTGGCTAAAAGAGCCCTCTATTATATTGGTGTTATTTATCATAAACGAAGAGTCTTTCGCCTTCTCTATTGTTATAGAGTAGATTGTGCCAATACGCATAATTGTCGCTCTACCTATCTGTAGAACTCTTTGTATTTGATCCCACATTGATCTTTGTCGTTCAAAGACTCCGCGCCAAACTATATTTTCGTCATTACAATGCTGAGCCCATTCTCTAAATGAAAATAAGTCCATTTTAGATTCTGATATAGAGCCGCCCCATCGACTATTAGTCATTGCGTTCCAAACAATCCAAGCTGGATTGTCAGTTTGTGTTGTTTGCCAACCTAAAGTTTCGTCATAATTTCTTAATTTTATACCTTTATTTATAAAAGTTATTTTTGGAATACCGTTAAGCTGCTCATCCAACTTTACCTTTATTCCCAGAACGGCTGTATGATTGTAATCAACAACATGGTCTGTTATTAAAAACATATCCGCCCAAGCCATATCACGCATGTTACTATCTTCTATGGTGATATTATCTCTTTGAACCCTTACGTCATAGATAGCGTTTGTAGGTAATTGAGGGCTAAAGTAGCTAAGCCTTACAGCTTCTGTGGAATTTTTTGTTACAGAATATACGGTTTGGAGTGGGGTGGCCGTGGCCAAATCAATAAAATTCAACCAAATTCCGGAAGATTGTTCTTTAATTTCTATTCTTATATTTACAGTTGTTAATCTTCTAGAACCCTTTGAGGATATTCCAAACAACCCTCTAGGGAAAACAACGTCTACCCGAACTCTATCTACCGCACTATCAGTTTGTCTTTCAACCCAAGTTGCGGCTGTGTTTATTTCTGCCGCTACGCTTTGGGGAACCAGAATGTCATTAAACGCTGGAACTGATACTTGGTTATCAACCCCCATTCTTGCTACGAACTCTACGTTCTTAAAATTAGATATTGGTTGGTCGTTTATTTCTACCTCACTAATACCCTCTATCTCACCTTCGCCCGCATTCACTAGCATATACAGGAATTGGTCACCGCGTGTATTTTCCGTAGATACTCCAGCCAAACCACCCATAGCACTTTTGTATGAATCGCCGGGATCATAATTGTCGTAATCGTTATACGCCAGACTCCAGTCGGGTTGGATGGATGCTTTGCCATCTAGTACTTGTTCGCCATTTGTAGTATGAACAGCTATAAAGTTTCCGCCCATTCTATATGGGCCTATAATTACTGGAGTTGGGATGCCCGCCGTTGAGGAATTCTTTGGCCCATCGATGCCATAAGTAGGATCATTAGTCCATTCGTCTCCAGACCCCGGAGGTTTCGGCCCTAGAATGGCGTTAACAAGCATTGATCCGCCAATAAATACCGCAGAAGCGGCTAAGAATGCCCCGAAGCCATTAGCTCCTAGAAAAGTTCCACCAAAAGAGCCTAAGAATCCGGCACCCTCTCCGGCCCCAATTGCTAAACCTCCCGCCCCAAAGGTAAAATAACTAATTACAACGATAGCTGCGATAGCTAAAACAGCTTTAAATGCGTCTCCATTTGGGGTTATTGTTACAACAACAATATCCATAGCTTTAGGTATTACATTTTTTAATTCCGAAGGAATTATATGTTTGGCATTATGAATTACAGTCCAATCTTCCCCTAAGTCTCCTAAATACATACTTAAGGGCACACCATCTTCCCACTCTCTATTTTCTACTAGAGTGTTTTCCGGCTCAAGAAGATTATCCATAATGAAAAACGCAATTTCATTATTTTTTATCTCTCTTTTAAGCTCCGATATATTTGTAGTATCCAACAATATTATTTTCCCAAAATCTAATTCTTTCTATACGAACCATTTCGCTAGATTCACTAGCGTGTATAAATTTTCCAAACCCTAAATAAACTCCTACGTGACTTGGTTGTGTAGCTAGCTTCATATACATTACGGAATATGGTTCTTGATCAACCCTTTCCCACTGCACAAGTTCCCGCCTCATAAGTTTCGATATGTCTTGCCAAGCGGTGGGGCTTTCATAATCCGGTATCTTTATACCATTTCTGCGCTGCATTTCCATAACCAAACCCCAACAATCGTATTTTTCAGGCCCTCTTGCGTTATATTCAAAGGGTTTCCCTATAAGGTCTGAAACCGATATGCTCACCTTATTTTAATGCCCGGATAACCTCCAAATCTTGGTGAATTGCTGTGAAACGCACACCCATTTGCGCCATCCAAGGTAAAATCGCACGAAGTTTCCGCACCTACGTATCCACACTCTATAGATTTGTACCTATATGAACATCTATCTTGAGATTGAACCCTTTTAGGTATTAATACATTAAGCGGACTGTCTGCGCCTAGCTCTAATGAGACCATAAAATCGTTAGCGGAAGACATTATTATTTTGTATTCTTCTACTAAGTCCGCATTTAAACTTGCTGTTGGTAAACCATCGTCCGTTAGGGCAAAACTTATGTGGACTACAAACCCTACCGCGCCAAAATACTGCTGCAATCTGGTTTGTAAAAATCTAGTATGGTCGTGAGCTGTTACTTTTATAGAGCCTAGACTATCCCCAGTTTCTTTTTTTTCAACACTGAAAGATGAGGCTGTATAAACCTCTCCGTCTATAGTTAGGTCTTCGTTATTATTTACCAAGTTTAATTCTTCAACGGGACTGCCCGCAGAATCAACCACGAATATTTTCATGGCATAAACCCAAACCCTATCAGAAGATATTTTATTTTTATCGATAACTTCAGCTATCGTTAACGCCCTTGGCATACTAAACCTCTTTTAAAACTATTCCGGTGGAACTCCAAAACCTAAATGTTCCACGCCCAATGTATTTTATTTGCGGAACATTATCGAATCTTACAGAATATTGTATCGCGGTAGTTGGATGAATCCATTCGAATATTAAAAACGTCCCATGATCTTCCACAAAAGCTTCAAATATATTTTTTTCCGCCTCTGTTAGGTCTGAAAACCCCGTGTGGAATTCCTTCAACATATTTCTAGTATATCTAGGTCTTGTTGAGGTATAACCACCTTCAGCCTTCGCTTTGATGGCATTATCTATGTGACCCTCGGCGAACTGTGCGGAATCTTGTCTCGATTGTAACACCATAGCGACCATTTATCTAGCACCCCCCATTACGTCCCTAAACCTACCGGGTTTCGATAGATTTCTCATCACCACATCTAATACCATCTTTTCCCCATCGAACTTAGGCTGCTTCGCATCCGCGTTTAACTGAGTTCCGGATTCGTTTATAAGGTTTACAGTCACGTCTCCGGTTCCACCGCCTTTATTAGTACTGTCACTACTTACTGTTACGGGAATGCTTCTACCATCAGGTAGAGGAACGAAAGCTTCCGCCCCATCTCCTTCTCCAAATACAGCCACCTGTGCCGATCTTGCTATACCGCCATTGGCGTATTTATTAAGAGCTACACTTCCCCTACTTCCCATTACCCCACCAGAGGCGAATGTCACACCTGTTTGAAAGTTTGGGCTAACATTTGCCCCGAGACTGCCCGCTGTCGAGCTATTGAACCCCGGAAAAGCTTGAAACAGTCCGGCAATTATTTGTTGTATTCTGGATTGTATGATCATTTTTATGATTGATCTAATTAAATCTTTAAACTTAAACTTTCCGGTCGTTACAAACTCTGTTAAAGCGTCCGCCATACCCTGTATGCCTTTAGCCCATACGTCATTCATATCTAGAGTTTTTGTTTCCCATTCGTGCAGCAATGATGCTAAGGCGTTGCCCTGTAACAGCTCCATGTGGTCTAAAGCGGCTCGATACTCATCAACCATCTTCCTATCTAGCTCTGTGAATTTATCACCAGACTCTTTAACAAATTTATCTAAGAAGTCTCTCTGCCTGTTGAATGAGAATTCAGCAGCCGCCGCGGTGTTGCGTAACGTCTCTTGGTAATCTTTCAGCTCTTCACTTATCTCGCCTATACCGGCTTTTCTAGAAGCGTCTGGAAGTTTTTCCAAACTCAATCTTAAGGAATCAATCTGACCTTGAATTTTAAGTTGGTTGTCATCACTGAGGTTGCCGTTAGATTGTAATTCTAATAACCTATCTATCAATTGTTGTGTTCTAAATTCAGCCGCCTTCAATCCACCAGCCATTTTAACAAATGGGTTGTTGGAATTCTCAGCTTTGGCGTTTAGAGCTTCTATCACAACGGTTAGCTTCTCAGCCTTTTTAGTAATAGAGTTAAATTCTGTATTATTTTTTTTAAAATCTTTCAGAGTCTCTGCTAGATCGCCGTACTCTCCCCTCAGTTTAAGGATAGAATCGGCTAGCTCTTGAGTAATCAATTCTTGTTCTACCAAAGCTTTTGTATCAAACTTCGCTATGAACTTTGCAATTTCAGAGTTTGTGCCTCTAAGTTCTGCCTTCATACCAGCTATAGCTGCTTTTGTATTTGCGACTAAGGTCTCTAACTTCTTAACTTCTGTTTGACCATCATCTCCTCCAAAAATTGTAGCTTCTTGTATAGTAAGGGCGCCACGTTCTATCAGCTCTTCCGTTAATGTTTGTAACGCGGTTAGCCTTGCTTGACCCGCCTTTAAATCTTCATCTTTGAGAGATTTATTTGTGTCCGCTTGCAATTTAAGCAAATTCCTAGCGGAACTTAAGTCAAGCTGAAACAGTTCTTGAAGTATTTGTTCTTGACCAGCTTTAAATTCTCTTGCAGCCGCCACATTGCCTAACTCCATATTGGTTAGGGTTCTAGCTTGTAACTCTAGAAAGTTTTTAGCGTTGTCTTCTGAATTTTTAAGTATTGCAGCGGCGAATTGTTTTTGAGCTGCCAGCTCTGCCGCCCTAATTGTGTCACTCGCTATTGTTTCTTGTGAACTTGTAATTCTGTTCTTATCTTCTTCTATTTGTGTCGTTATACGCGCAATTTCTCTTTGATGGCTTAGTAGTTGACTTAAAACCCTTGTTTCTGCTGTCCGCTTACCATCCTCTTCGTTAGCGTTCGCTATAGCGAGACGCGTTCTAATTGCTATTTCATCCCCAGCCCACGATTCTAGTTGGCGTAACCTAAGTTCAGCCACCCTTTTTTCACCCCGAAGATTTCTAATCCCCTGAGTTAGTTGTTTTTCTTGTAGGGCTGTTAAAGCCCCATCCGTTTCTCTGATCGAATCTAATACTCTTTTTTGGCCACCAACGAATTTATCCCAAACCTCTATAGCTATCAATACCGCGCCTACAATAAGGCCAATATGCCCAAAGGCAAATTTCATTGCTATACCAAGACCTCTCATAGATACTGTAAATGCATTAGTAGCTATGATGCCAAGTCGTGTCACCGATGAGTATCCGGCCATTGATATATTTGCAGCCGTTAGTTGAACTTGTAATGCAACTAATTTTGTTTTCGCAGCACCTATTCCAAATGTCCATTTTGTAAAATTAAGAGTTGCAATTTGGGTAACAGCCCACAATCCACCCAATCTTCCTATTATGGAGGTTATACCGTTCGCAACGGCTGTTCCAAGAAACACCTTAAATGCTAAGGTGATAATCTGATTAAATTCAATTAATACCGAAACAACTTTTCTAAGACCAACAACTAAGTCTGCCATACCGGCACCCAGAGTAACGGCGAATTCCCTAATTGTATCGTCTGACATTAGACCGACTATTTCGTCTAGTTGTTTTTTAAACGCTTCGAACGCACCGGCATCACCAACGGCTTTCATAAGCAAGGTAAATTGGTTACGCATCCTATTCATTGTGCCGTTCCATGTCTTAGACATTTTCTCGGCAGCTCCGGAATTTTCAATAGCCATTTGTTGGAACATAGCTTTTAGCGCTGTGACAGCCTCAAGGTTACCTTGAGATATTATATCTACCAAAGCTTCCATTCTTATACCAATAGCTCTTGACATGGTAGCCATCGCGTTAGGCACAGCCTCACCAAGCTGCTGTCTTAATTCTTCCATCGAGATAACACCTTTACCGGCCATCTGTTGGATGGCTATAGAGGCTCGTTTTAATTGTTCTGTCGTACCTCCGAATTTAGCTACTGAGTCTGTCAGCGCTTGCAGTGGGCCAGCCAATGGATCAAGGCCAGCTACCTTCATCTTTACGAAAGAATCTGTTACGGCATTAATTGCGAAGGGTGAGTTACTTGATAAGGTAAATAGTTTTTGAATGTTTTCGTTAGCATTGGATAGGCTCTTAGCTGCGTCGTTGGTGCTGGTATCCAACCCCATCATTAACGCCTGCATACGCTCTATCTCCGCGTTAGCTTCAAGCATGGCGCGGGGCAGTAAATTAACTACAGATATTAGGTTTTGGAATGCCGCCCTTGCTAGGCCAAGCACGATAAAGGTGTCGCGGAATGTTCTGCCCCAAGTTTTTACACTCTTAGAGCTTCTTCTTAATGGGCCATTAGTTTTTGCGAGTGAAGTTCGAAACTTATCTAAGTCTTTTTTGGCAATCCTAATCCCGGCGTTGAATTTTTTACCGTCGAGATCAAGACTGACTACCAGTTCAGAAAATGCCATTAGATCAGCGCGTTCATGCGTGCTGCGGCACTAGCTTCTGGTTTAACTATTTTTTCGCGTTTCATTTTAAACGGTTCACCGATTTCTAAGCTCAGTCGCTCCGTAATTTCTTTGCGGGCTTCATCACTTGCTGCTGCAATACCAACGTTAACCATTCTTAAGTCATCGCCAGCCTGTATTCTTTGAATTTGGTTTTCCATAGCCCAAAATCGGCGCGTAGGCATACCCCAAACATCAGCATCGGTAAATCCGTAGAAGCGACAGAATTTAGAAAAAACCCAGACGAAATCAATCGCCTCTACGGTTCCTACTTTCCCTCGTCACCATCTACCACTTCGACCTCGGCGCTTTCTATAACTTCTTCGTCAGAAGCGGAAGCGAATTCAATCAAAGCCGATAACTGTCTAGCGACCATCTTATTTAAAACGTCTTTCGGGCAGGCAGGTATTAAACGCTGGGCAGTCGAAAGAAGAGAACCTAGTATAACCTCTGGGTCATCCTGATTTTTCTCTACTTTTTTTGCCAACCTTAATGCATCAACCATATCTCCAACAGTTTGATCTACAACTTTGTAGGTTTCACCTGAAAGAACAACTTCCCGACCAACTTTTACTAGGTCATCTAGATTTAACAATTCCATTATATTTCCTCAGTTACATAAGTGGGTGGCCCCGAAGGGCCGCCCGGATTTAAATCTTATTAATCAGCTTACGCTGTTGCTGTCTTATCGCCGTAAATAAAGATTACGCCTGCGGCATCTGGGTATCCTTTAAACTCGGCGTTGAATACTCGTTCTTCGTCGAATTTGTAAGAAAAGCTCATCCCACCCGGAGTTGCGGCTCTTGGGATTACCAAGTCTTCCGTCAAATCATTCGCTGCATTAGCAATTGGGTGAAGAGTAAGTTCTCCAGCGATGTCAAGTAGAGACACACCAACACCGGTAGATACTTCTACGCGTTGCTTTGTGGGTGCAGAACCACCAGTTAACGTTGCTCCTGAGAGTGTCAAATCTCCAGTCGTTCCATCTATAAGGCCGACAGAGTTTCCGGCAGCGCTGTATAGGGCGTATGTAATTGTAACCACATTGATTGCGGATACAGCACCTAAGTTACCAAAGTCGTTATCCGATCCAAGGTTAATCAAAGTTGCTAGATTCGAAGCTGTTATGGTTGTATCAGCGCCGATATTAACTTCACTATTGAAAGCGATAGCGCCGGTTGTTTTGAAAGTAATAGCTTGACCATTAACTGTAACAGTTTCTGCATCGGCTGGGTTTGCTGCTACGGTAATCGTACCTGTAGATTGCCCACCGCCTTCAGCGACAAAAGCCGCACCCGGCATCAACTTGATCATATTGTCAAGCGTTGTTTCCGCTAAAGGTGCTGAAACCATGATGTTACGACCTTGGATAAACTCGTTAGCTACAACGTCACCAAATTGATCAATTTTTGTTTCGTGTGTAGTAGTTGTAACTTCTACTTCTACTCCACCCATTGTGTATCCAAGGTCTACACCTTTGTATCTAATTGAGCAGGTTCCAAGGCGGATGTTCTGCGTATTAGGGGATAATTGAAAAGACATTCTATTCTCCTTTTCGTCTAATAATTAGACGAGACTAAATTTAAATTCGAAATTTACCGAAACCTCTTTGAGATCACTCTCGGCTTTGGGAAATAACAGTGGTTCGTGCTTTGGTAAGATATAATGGAAGTACATGTCCCCCAAGGTCAGACCTTGTTGGTTAAACGCTTTCATAACTTCTACCATAAACAAGCGAGGTTGATCGTAATCTTTACCTCGCGCAATAACTTGGAAGTCTCCTTCGCAATACCCCAAATATCTATCTATATTGATAGCTGTTCGGACGGTTACAAGGATTCCTTCTTCTACTTCTGAAGGCATGAAATGACGAAACAAATCAACCCCCGGTGTTCCTAAATTTTCTCTTTCTAAGTAATCTATAAGCGGTTCTAAATCCATTAAAAACTACCTCTTAAAGCTTCCTCAACATCTTTTATAACTTTCTTTTCGTAATCTTTAAAAGCTCTTGATAAATACCCCGGCCCTACATTTTTTCCAGAAAACGCTTCTTTTTCTGCTGACTTTATACCAAGCCTGTAAGAACCTTCATGCATAGCTATGTCATATCTAAACCCACGCTGGGTATACGACGGCCCGAGTTTGTTTGTATCCACACCTATCAAAAATTCAAATCTGTTTTTTCCGCCCCTAACTTCTCCTATACGGATGGCGTCTTCCAGAAACCCCTCATCTACAGGTGCGTACTCTATAGCCCGCTTTTGTATCAGTTTTGCGTTTCTTCGAACTGCCGCTAAAGCTCTTCTATTTGTTTTTTTTTCTACACGAACAAGGCGTCTCATTGTTTTGGATATTCCAAAAACTTCTATTAATTTACCCATCTGTTTAGCTCCACTTGGTTGTGATTTAACAACCCAGAGATTTCGTATCTAGGAAAAATAGATTCTATTTTATATTGGAGCCCAAAAATTTCCAAAACATCACCGTGAGTAATATCGTGTTTGGGGTGAATTAATACCCTCCCATCGTAGATCAATTCTTCCGCTCTAGATACAGACCCTGACTGCCCTAACCTTAAGGGAGTCTTCTGCGATTTCGCATCCAAAGTCACGATTGATATACCAACTTTGGTAGATTCTGTTGTGGCGGAGCTTCCGTCGGAGTTGAACCCTGATACTCGGAACAAATCAACCTGCAAATGAGGTCTGAATGTTGTTGTACGCAGCATTGCCATATTGTAACATTTTTTTAAGCATTAGTCACTAGGCCATAGGCAGTACTATCGCTACAGAATTCAGGTGAAAAAACTTATTTTCAATATCCTCATACTCTTCTAATCTAAACGAAGTATTGTTTGACATCCTTGGACTTTCTATTCTAGCTCTATCATCCCCAATTTTTGTCAGAAAGTAAGTCATAGATGTGTTGAAGGTTTTATAGAAGGCCGATCTGAGTCGCCTCTGTACGTATAATTCAGAATCTGTATGGAAGCCTACAGCGGATTTGCAGTAAGACTCTACCGATGGTATTACTTTAGACCTTTCTAGCCTCACAGCGGCCTCATGGCTCATTGAATGGCCTGTATTCATACTAACCTTCAGGTGAAACCTAGAGAAGCAAGCTTTAAGGCGTCTGACATCCGCATTCATTTGATTATTAATGGCTATTTCTGCATCACCTATTATAAGTTCTGAAAAATTCTCCACCGCGTCCAACTCTTTATCTGTGAATGGGTTTTCTTTAACCCCAGTAAGGGCTGACTTTAAAATTGCTGTATAGGAAAACTCTTTATTGTCTAGCATTCTCTTGGACAATTTTTTAGAGTATCTTTTCAACTGCTTTTCTAATATATCACCTAGAACCTTAGAGCCTTTATAGCTAGAGGCATTTTTGGACATCAGGAAGCTTGTAAATTCTTCAAATATAGACCTCTTAAAGCATGAGTATACCGCTAATGACTCTATTATTTGAGTTTCAAAATCCTTAGATATTTCCATTTAAACCCTACCGATCTGTTTAGTCCAAATTATATAACCCTTTAGCGCCATTGCGGTATCTCTATACACAGGCATTTCAAGCGGTAAACTGGTTCTAAAAAAACTTGTTGAATCACCTATTCTGTCAGACATCATACCTTCTCGCCTCCTATCCTCTATGGGATTTCCACCCAATATAGAATTTCCTTCAACTAGCTGAGCCCTAATTAAAGCGGCTTGTTTTACGGCAGTTAGTGCATCTATGTCTATCAAGGTAAAGTCTCTCGTGCTGGTTTTATAAGTTGCCAACGTTGCGTCAAAAACTTCAAAGTTTGTAGTTACTAAACCTATGTTTTCGTAAGCAGAAATTAGCGCACCCTTTAATTGATTTCTATCTGCTGATTGGGCCGCACTTAACGCGGGCATTTGTGACAGCTTCAAAATAAGAGTCTCCAAATCCGCAAAGCTATTTGAGCCTTTGGTTAGTTGTATTAGCCCAGTCAAATCCCCGATTTCCATTTGGGGGTTTATAACCAAAATATGTTGATCTTCTAAATTAAATGGAGGTGTTAGTGCGGCATTAGTTAATTCGATAATCATTCTGTAAGTTTCTACAGCCAATGCCCCAGTTTCTGTTGGGGTTAGGGATACTAAAAATTTATCTTTAGACGGACTAATGTCCGCCACAACTCTATTTATCAAAGCTGTGCCGGTATCATCCAAAACTCTTAACGTGCAAGTCCATCCAGTTGTACTTATCATAGACGAAGAGCCAACATTAATTGTTGCGCTTGTATCGCCTTGTTTAACTATAAATTCGGTCATTTAATTTTCCTCATCAATCGATATGTCTAATTTTGAAACCTCTGTATCGATTAATACCTCAATGGTTTCATTCGCTTGTTCGATGTTGAATTCGCTAGTTGATAGAGAGTACTCAATTTGCGTTAATACAGAAGATGGTTCTTGCGACTCTAAGGCAATATCAACTCCACCCTGAATATAGGTTATTGGTGATAGCCCGGCCCCATCTCCCGACAACAGTAGGTATCCCGCTAATAACATCTATTCCTCCAACGACGAATCTTGACCCACTTTCGAGCCAGATACAATCTTAGGCGGTATTAAATCTACCAATGTTCCTTTTCGGTAATAATGTAGCAGCCCAGATGTGTTATCGAATACCTGATCAGACTCCATAAGTTCTTTAACTAATGTTAATTCGTCCGATTGGGATTGTGACAGCCCAGAGCCAACAGAAACAACCTGTAGTCCGGCAGAGTTATTTGGTATAACTTGTACAGAATTTTGCACAAGTATTCCGCTCTCCACATCAAATATGTTATTGTTCGAACCGGCCAATCTAACCGAGTATATTCCATCTTCATATTTAACGGAATATGGGGCTATAATTTGTATCACTCTAGCCAAAGTTAATCCAGCCACAGATACTACGGTATTGTGGATGTGAGTTCGCAAAAAATTCATACCAGTTTCACTTTGTTCCCAACTTATAAGCTGTAACCTAAATGCCTCTGTATCGTGCTCATACAAAGTTCCCGAGACCAAGGTTAAATCTGCCTTTGGTACGGTTATAACAAATGTGGATGGGTTGATACTTATCGTCATTACGCGGTAGGGCCAGTTCCCCTTAATTGTTGCAGGGCTAGAGTGTTATTATCTTGTATATCTTTTACGGTTTGCATAAACACAGTAATGTTATTATCTATAGCGGTTATGCGGGTATCCAAATCAAGATATAATTTATTCCAATGCTGTATTGTTTCTTTCATAGCTTCTGCGTTTTTTACAATTGCGCCAGAATCTCTAACCTCTTCTATCTTTTTCATTCTTTCGCCCAAAGATAATTCTAACTTTTTTAATTCATCCATTTCTTTACTCATCTGATATCATCGCCTCTGTTGTATTGAATCCTGTAGATATAATTATTATAGCTTTTTTCTCAATAGATTTTTTGTATGGAGAAACCGACCCCTGTCTTACCGTAAGCAAGCAATCAAGACCTGAAGGATCAAACGCACCTTCGTAATTAAATGTCGTGGTTTCTAATAAACCGGATGCGTTAGTTAAGCCCGTTAAAATAACATCACCCGTTGTTATCGTTCCGACCGTTTCATTCGCAACAATTCTAACTCTGGCATTTTCTATATTTGTTCCTGATGTGTCGGTTGCTTTTACGGATATGGTTATATTGTTATTTATAACAACAGTCCCCGCTCCGGTCTCCGTAACCAAGGGTACTGTGCCTCCGTTTGAAATGTTGATCGTTACTGTACCAGTAGCGTGTGTCGTTTCGATATCGTTAGTTCCGGATTGATCAAACAAAACGTTATCAAAGTTGTAAGTACCTGCTGTATCTATAAGAATCGCGTGCGCAGACGCATAACTCTCAAACCGCATATTTGTAATATCCATAGCCCCTGCCGTTATTTCTAGCCCATAATTTCCATTTTGATTTTTAAATAATGACCCATCTATATTTATCCCAGTGTCTGCGAATATGACAGAATTTACGTCATCAAAAGTTGCTGGGCCGGTGATAGATGAACCCAATGTAAAAGTTCCCATACCCTTGAAAGTTGGGCTGTTAAAAGTTACTACGGCAGAATTGTTTTGATTCCAATCAAAATGCGCTCTAGTTTGCCAAATCCATGTGCCGCTAAATATTGCAGTATCCGCTACGTTATTTCTTAAATTCAAGTAGGTGCGAAATGCTTGAGTAGTTACTCTAACTCTAGGGTCATTTACATCATTAGATACCGGACTAATAATAGTAAGGCCGTTATCGTTGAAATCTGTTTCGATAGAGTTATCTCCAACGCGAAAACCCATATCTATAAATATAACATCCCCTATCTTGCGTATCCAATTACCCAATTTATCGGTATAATCAAACCCCTGAATTAGATCAACCGCATCTTGAAATTCCGATGCCCCAGTAAATGTCGGAGTACTGGATGATGTTTTTATAGTATCTAAAACGTATAGTTTGCCTTGATAATTCCAATTAGTGCTGGAACCCGCCATATTTAGTCTAGCAGTTAAATATGCAAAACTAGTAACTGATGTATTATCAAACGTACCAGAACTAGCATCGTGCGACGAATCATTCAAATCAATTATTAAAGGATATTGGCCTTTTATACACTCAGCCCACGGGGTATCCCTACCACCCAAATAGAATTCCCTATAGTTGGCAGGAGGGGCACCAGTGCCGGAATAAATGCGCAATCTTACCCCACCAGCAGCGACTGTATCGACTTGTATCCTATTAGGAGCGTTAAATTGACTATGCCACAACATAACCTTGGTATCGCTAGAAACATCATATACGGGCGATTGACCGTTTTCAAACTCTTTAGCGTATCCTTTTACAGAGGCGTTTGTATTATTATCAAATTCAGTAGCTACGCCAGTTATAGGCAAGCTTCCGGCAGACTTTGTGCCGGTGTTGCTTGGGGCATTAATATCAGCAAGCCATTTAGAATCCCCAGAGCTTCTGGTTAAATTGCATAAGTCTTGAACGGCGGGCAAGGCGAAAGTCATGCTGCCAAACTCACAAGATGACTCGCGTGAGGGTTTCTAAATGTTGAACCATCTAAATTAACCCCATTATCTTGATAATCTATTAATCCACAATCATCAAATGTTGCCGGGCCTGTTATACTAGAGCCCATAATAAAAGTTCCAATACGTTTAAAGGTTGGACTGGAAAATGTAACTACGGCGGCGTCGTTTTGATTAAAATCCCAAGGCGGATAACTATTGCCGGCATCATAAAGCCCGCTAAAAATGGCGGTATCTGCTACGTTATTTCTAAGATTCAAATACCCCCTAAACGCTTGGTCAGTTACATGCACTCTAGGGTCATTTACATCATTTGAATTTGGCCAGAATACGCTAACCCCATTATCGTTAAACGTAGTGACGGTGCTATTATTTCCTATCTCCCAAGGCGCGGCATAGCTAAATATAGAGCCCTCCCTTTTAATCCATTCGTCTGTTATTTTAGTATTATACGCAGTACCTACAGCCGTTACCATATCATCCCAATCAGACAAAGCTCCGGTAAATCTTGGAATGTTGGTAGCGTTTTTGGTAGTATCAAAAACAAAAATTCTTGGATGGAAATGCTGAGTGGTGCTTGACCCTGACAGATTAAACCGGACAGTGCCAAACCCAAAACATTCAACGTCGGTATTGTCGTAAGTGCCTATTAATGCATTATGGTCTGCAACATTCATATCAACCACAATCATCTTAGGGTTTTCTCTAGCTTGACCCCCCACCTTATCATTTCCCGCGATCTGCCATGTTTTGTAATTGACGGGGGGTGAGCCAGTTCCAGTGCCAAGTCTGAAAACAACTCCATCGTTAGCAGCGGCAGCACACTGAACTCTATTTGGGGCATTGAACTGCCAGTTCCATATAACCACCTTAGTATCTACGGATACATCGTATCCACCAGTTGCTAAGAATTCCCAATACACCCCTCTTAAAGGCCCGGTAGAAGAACTCGTTTGGGTGTTAACAAACGCTGTAGCGGGTGAACCGGTAAGTGGTAGAGAGCCATTTGTTTTGAGATTTCTAGTGCCCGGTTGAGCCTCACCAGCCCCAGCAAACGATCCTCTAGCCCTAGCATCTAAATCCCAATCTGTCTGCATTTGCAGAACTGCGGTAGGTATAGTAAATGTCATTAAACGCGCCTACGTTCGAGTAACCACTTTTCATCATGAAAATCGTCTCGCGCATTATCCCATTCATACCACTCCGCATCCGTAATTTGATATATGTCAGCGCATTTATGGAGAATATCTTTAAGCACAAAAAACTCCCTGATACATTCTTGACCTAGTTTGTTGGAGTTTCCCCCTAAAACTTTCATAGAGGCTACAATTTTACCTGCGCTACTATAATCTCTTATGCAATTTTCTCCAGAAACACTATTTTTTTGTTGGTATGGGCCTACGCGGCCCATAGCCATAGCGTCACAAAACTGTTTCCATTGATACTGTGTAGCCATTACTCATCGCTTGTTCGAATAACCGTAGCCGAACCACCAGTTGATCCCATAACAGCCGTTGTTTCAAATGGCTTAATAGGTGTAATACCACCATCTCTAACTCGAATAAACAGAGTTCTGTCTGCGTTATAAACGTAGGTGAATGATTCAGTAGTTCCGCCAGCAAGCTTGTCGATATAACTATTATAAACGTTGTTAGTCGTTGCCGCATTGTCGGTACTAAAGTCGTGAGACGTTATAGTAAAGTCAGAACCCGAGAACGCACTATAGGGATGGAGTGTGTATGCACCACTATCACGTTCGATACGAATAGTACCAGACGAAGGCGTATCAGAATCGATAGCACCGGAAACGGTAACTGCTGTAACAGCAGCCCCAACCAACCCACCATTAAGTATATAATGGTTTGTGTCGATAGCGCCTGCTGCATCCGTAGTAACTAGTATTCTATCTTCTCCAGATACAACACCAAGCACGTCGAAAGTAACGTTATTGGGAGGTACGATTTGAGTATCCGTTAAGTCGAACAACTTGTCTGCGGCAGTTACATCGTTAACTTCAATGCCTGTACCATAACCACCAACAATAGAGGTTCCGGTTGACGCCCCAATAAATGGGAATGTTAGTCTAGGTTCTCTATCTGTAACGGTAACGTTAACATCAACCGTGGCGGATGATATTCCACCTGTGATTGTTAGTCCGTCAGTAGGTGCGATTCCGGTTAATAGCTGAATCCACATAGTTGTGGCGGCGGTAGTTGAATTAATAGCAAGCATTTGCCCCGTACCACCAGTCCAAGAAACGTCTTCGAAAGCGTTAAAAGTTCCGGTTGGAGTATCAACAACTATCTCATGAGTAATTCCACGGAATAATTCTCCGTTTAATCCCCAAAGAGTTTCTGCCGATCCATCGCGTTGTAACCATTTCATGCGTTCGTAGAAATCATTAATACTTCTAGTTGGTTGATTGGTATTCCACTCCGAGTAATAAAATTCATTTGAGGAATCATTGTTTACATCCAAACCTACATAGCCTTGAGTGGTTAAGGCAATACCTGTCCAACCCGCGACAGTGCCAACTATTGTGGCGTTGTTCAAATCTGCGGAATCTTTAAGGGCGAATACGTTATTACCACGAGCTGTGCCGTTGATTTTGAATTCAGAATAGCCATTACCAAATGTTCTGGACGTACCGATAAGTCTACGACCATCAATATCGGAACCGGCTGTTCTGGTTTTTATCATGAATCTATGAGAAATTCCCTGAGCGGCGTCTGGGTTCAAACCGGCGCTTGAAAAATTCCACCAATCGTCTGATAGGACAGCACCATTCTGGTGCACTTGAATTTGTACGTCTGCGTTGCCAAAATTTACAACTCCATCGTAATACTCTTCAGTTCCGCCAGTACCCTGAATAATTGATCCATCGAACAAATGCTCAGCGGCAGTATCGTCTATATTATAATTACCCAATAGTGTAATAATATTATCGGTTGAACGATCAGAAGCGGCATCATCTGTGATATCGTACTGATCATCGCCGGAACTTGCCGCGTCATCCGAGAACGCACCCAACCAACGACGCAATTGAATAACTGTCGCGTAAGAAGGTGATCCACCACCGTGGTCATCTCCTATGTATCTAATATCACCACTAGAACGGGTAATACTCCAATCTGCATCTACCATAGCCATGCTTTAATCTCCAATGTTTAACCTATATAACGGTTAAAATAAAATATTTAATTATTCACAACGTTTTTTAACTTTAACGTTGCAATTGAATTCTGCTGTAAGTCCATCACCAAGTGCTGAGACTACAATGTCCACCCTTTCTCCATCTACCAAATCTATAGACCCTATTATTATAGCCCTATAAACCGCTCTAGTTCCCGCAACGTATGCCATTGATAACGGCCATGTTTCCCCAGTAACCTCTACAGAATCTTTAAATAGGGTAACTGTAACAATTGCGTCATTGATATATTCGTTTGTTACGGAGTGCCTTAAACCATCAACCTCGATAAGCATGTCATTATTTTCAAAAATTGCTTTTATAGGCATAGTTTTTTACATAAAATCAGGTTTGATTGCTACGTATTATAACATAATTAATTTAGGTTGTTAATACCCGTTCCTAACGCTAGCTTTTACACTGGAATCAATTTTTACATCTAAATCTATTCCTACATTAGATAATATTTTATCAAATGCCAGCGCTGGATGTGAAGCAACAACAGCCTTTAAGTTGTTTGTGTTGGATATGTTTGTATTGAAATATATTGCCGGTTGTGAGGTTATAGATGCTTTTAAATATCCGGCAGATAGTATTGGAAACGTAATACCATCTATATTTCCGAATGAAGATAGATTCTGCAAAACCAAAACTTGCCCCACCATCGCTGAAACATCATCAATAGTCGGCGTTTCTTGTATATCAAGCGGGAATATATACAGAGTTTTGGTTATTTGTATGTCAAATATAGACCCTATATTTTCAATATCTTCACTACTTAAATTATGAATTTGTGTTACGGAGGTGTCAAAATTTTGAGAGTTAGATTCTGTCGTTGTTATCGACAGATTTTGACCTTGAGTTAACTCTATAGCATTTAAAGTTGAAGATAGTAATACGTCACTAACTAATAAATTATAATTTTGTGTTAGCGATATATCTGATAATTCGCTTATAGAGTTTATTATCAAAGTGATTAGGTTGTGGTTTTGTGTTATAGAGACGCCTATTATGTTAGATTCCATAACAACATTTAAATTCGAAAGCGTTATAATTTTAGCAATTAATGGCGCGTCTAACGCCCCTATAGAACTTGTTAAAGATATTGCAAGGTCGTGTCCTTGGGTAATTGCTACATTATCTGTGGAAGTTTCTAAACTTAACGGTGGTATTGTTAAGTTATAATCTTGATCTATTGTTACCGACCCGATAATGCCGTCTGAAAATAAGTTATCCGCAGAAAGCGCTATAGCCTTAACAACTTCTACAGTATTTATTTGTCCTGTTCCAACAATAGATTCCAAAATCAAATCTTGATTTTGGGAAATTATCACATCGAATGAATTTCCTGTAGAGGCGATTTCTGATATTAATAAATTTTGATCTTGGGTAATAGCTAAAGAATTAATAGACCCCGTTGATTGTGGTTCTCCACTATCTCCGGGAACAGTTCCTTCCTGAAACCCCATATACCAATAATCATTTGACCCAACACCGCCTCTCGCGGGTATAGACCAAGCAAGTGTGGCGTTAGGTAGCGGGTCGTTACTAACTACTTTGTAGTGAGTCCACAGTGTTTCGCTTAACCCCGAAACCTCTATTATAGTGGTGCCTGATATAGTTCCCGGCCCGGAGATAATTGTGCCTGTGCAGGGTGAAAATACAGTGTCATGGAAAAGTGACAACCCGCTATTTCCAGAGCTAGGATCGTCATTACTAGCTCTTACCAAAAGGTCTACTACATACCTTACGTTACCTAAATTCCCTTGCGTTGATCCTATCAGATAATTAAAAGGATCGGGGTCGTTATTGTTGGATAGGCTCGCACCACCAAGAGTTCCGTCTGGGCCTATAATAACTCCCGCATTGGCAATCACGGTGAATGGGCCTTTAAAATATCCTGTAGTGAAGTCGTATGGATTAGTAAGTATTTGTTTTGGGTTGGATGCGGGTATAAAATATCCATTAAAATCTAGGTCATGATTTTGAGTTATAGATATTGAATCTGACGTACTTGTGGATTGGGATATTTCGGAAATTACAAGGTCTTGATTTTGCGTTAATGCCAAAGAATCTACAGAACCTATTAATTCTGGTTCACCACTATCTCCGGGAGCGATACCCGCTTGGAATCCTATATACCAGTAGTTATTTTTGCTAGAAACTGATCCGGGTTCTGCTGGGAATGTTCGAACCGTAACCGCGTCACTAGTTTCCGCGTCTAAAACTACCTTTATGTGAGTCCATTCGGTTTGGCTGAGGCCAGTAACTGACTGCAAATCTGTTCCTGATACACTTCCGGGGCCGGATATGATAGTGCCTGTTGCGGCCTTGTATACGCCTTGAAAATAAATTCCTATTTGGTGTGTTGCGGACTCCGGAACGCCGTCCCCCGCTTGAACAACTATATCCGCAACGTACTTACTTAAACCTGCGGAGCCAGATGCTACACCAAAAAGGTAATTAAAATTTCCGCCATCATTGGTTAATATTGCGCCGCCAAGAGTTCCGTCTGGGCCTACCAATGTACCTTCTCCGGAAATAGAAGTATTTGGGCCTTTAAAATATCCAGAGGTAAAAATAAATGGGCTCGATAGAATCTGTTTTGGGTTTAATGCCGGCACAAAATAACCCGTGAACTCTAAATCATGGTTTTGAGTTATTGAGGCGGTATCTACGCTTGCGGCGGAGTTTGTACCTGCAATTATTAAATTTATACCTTGAGTAATTAAGGTATTATCGATAGAGCTAGAGGAGTTTGCGCTAGCCCCTGTTAAATTATGGTTTTGAGTTATTGGTGTAGCGTCGATGCTGCCGGTGGTATTTACACCTAAGAGGGTTAAGTTTTTATCTTGAGTTATTAATACGTCAGCAACGCTACCAGCAGAATTTGTTCCAGCCACTATTAAATTATGGTTTACAGTTATTGATGTAGTGTTGATATTAGCAGTAGAATTTCCACTTAGCAGGGTGAGGTTTTTATCTTGAGTAATCGCTAAGGAGTTAATTTCATCCGTAGAGGCTAAACTCCCAACGGCTAGATTGTGACTCTGTGTTGCGACAACTGTATCTATATTTCCCGTAGAGGTTAAATTTGTCACTGTTAAAGCGTGGTTCTGGGCAATTAAAATATTATCGATAGAGCTAGAAGAGTTTATACTAGCTGCTACTAAGTCATGGTTTTGAGTTATCGATACGGTATCAACATTGCCCGTAGAATTTACACTCGTAATTAATAAGTTTCTATCTTGAGTTATTAATACGTCAGCAACGCTACCAGTAGAGCTTGTACTAGCTAACGTTAAATCGTGATTTTCAGTTACCGATAAGGTTTCGATACTACCTGTCGATGAGGAATTGGATAAACTAAGACTAATAATGGTTGTAGATGGAAACGGCAGAATAAGACCCGGCACTCTTCGAGGTCTAAGCAATGCGACCGGTAGGTCTCCAGAATACAAAGTTGTGGGATTGCCACCATCCGCGTCAACTGCGGTACCAAAATTCCCTGTTAGGTCTTGAGAAAGAACTTGAGATGTGTCTGAGAAAAATATTAATTTATCTAGACGATGAATAGGGAACATACTCTTACGTTCGTCACGTATTTGATCTACAGTTAACCAGCCATCCCAAACTTTACCGCAAAGAACGGCTCCGGTGTATTTTGTGCTGATAGATGAGCCGTTAAGATTATCGAATCTTGCACCCATCGAATAAGAATGATTACTGTTTGAAATATTTCCAGTTTTCGCCGCATCTCTAATCCTTTCGGACTCTATATCTAACGAATCTTGATAGGCTAAATACCTTAAACCTTCTGTGCCGTCGCCTTTGTATCTTATACACACATGAAACCACTTATTAACCTTGGCGGCATCCATACTTTCGGTTGCGCCCGTTTCAAAGTCGTTATAATTTGTTGCACCCACCTTAAAGTAGGTTCGAATGGCGTCTACGCCTCCACTATCATCCGTTCCAATTCCAAAGGTATTTCTTTTAATAAATGCGGAATCGTTAGAAGCGTCCCAAACGGTAGGTCTCATCCAAACCATTATGGTGCATTCGTCACCAGTAAAGTCCAGATCAATTGGCCAGTAAATTCCGGCATTAGCTGTAAAATTTAAAGCTGCCACTTCTAGGTTTCTCTAATTAGAACCGATATAAGCGATGCATCCCCTACTAAAGTGTCGGCAGAATTTCGCCTGATACGCAAGATACCCAGTTCGCCATCCGCTATTGAATCTATATCTACGCCGTCAGTAAATACTACGTCGTGATATCCTATTTCCCCGATAACGGAGGGCACTGTGGTAGTTGCGGTATTAAAGTTATAGGTGTGCGCGGTGGTGTCAATATCCTCAATATCATCACCAATACGTCGAAACGCGCACTCAAAGTCTACATCCCCTGAAGATGCTGCGGCAGAATATTTAAGCGTTACGGTTAACCCTCCAGCATCATAGGACTCCATATCGATTAAATAATCCCAATACTCAATAGTAGTATCATCGAAGTCTAACGTTGGAATCTGTTCACCAATTGTTGTGGCTCCGAGCAAAACACCTAATGAAGCATTAGGCCCGTCAGCAGTTGGCATGTCCCTTATAATTGCAGCGCAAAGTTTTCCACTAGCCATTAGTTAAGCCCATCCATTTTATTACGAACGCGAGTTCTAATTTGAGATATAGAAACATCTGGCGCTCCAACTTTCTTACCGGCATTATACAAGTCTAACATTACATGCATCATAGCGCGAAACATAATTCGTTCATCGAATTCGGCCTTATCTTCGCCTCGTTTTTCGGTTGTTATTTCGGCAGATTCTAGAGCATCTACCGCATCTTTTTGGGTGACGTTCATATCGGTAACTTGGTCACCATTTATATTCCAGTACTTAGATTCTCTCTCAGTTATTCCGGATAAATCTGGGTTAATAATCCATGTCGTAGGGGGGTATTTGACCGTATTAACAGATTTAATAAATTGTTTACTTGTTCTATGTAATACGTTAGCCATTCTAATCTATCTCCAATCTTATAAATTGTGGCTGTGTAAAAACGTCTCCTTCAAAAAATGTTTTACAAACCTGTTTGCTGTATGCACTGGTATCGCCTTGAATATCAAATGCGGCTAACTCCCAGCAATATCTATCTCCTATTTTTCTAACGCCTGAGTACATTAAAGAAGAAGCTGGTAAAATTCTTTCGGTACGAACCCCATTAAATATTTCAATTAATTTATACCCACCTATCTCTTCTATAGGTAGTGGAGAGCCATCTACGTATTGAGTGGGTCTCGACCATGTGAGTATATATTCCGGGCCGGTTTTCAGCGCCCATGCCGGAATACATATCAATAATGGTAAAATCCAACGTAACATTAAGGCGTTCCTATCTGTAACCTCAATGTCTCGGGTTGAGTATAAAACAACTCTAAAATAGGCGCATAAGTCACGATTGGAGACCATTGTCTACCATTCATATTTTTTCCCGTCCTATCGTCTTTCCAATATTGAGCTGAAATTCGATACATACGCAGCGTACCGGCATCAGCGTCATTAGTATGACTCAGCACGTCTGGGTCTGGAATATCCACAAAAGACCCGGCATTGTTGGGGCTTAAGTTGTAACAAACATCCTCTGCAATTTTTCTTTGTTCGTCGTAATCTGTATCCACAGTTAATGCGCCCAAGTTAAATAAGCAATCCGATGACGCTGGGTTCATTATTCTCCATGCAACCGTATACCCCCAAAGCATCCCATCCGGAATGGTGTTTCCGTTCTGATCCACTACAGGTTTATTCCAAGTTTTTGGGACTTCGACCGCACCAACCGAAATTGCAGAAAATAAAAGAATTATTCCAATTAAATACTTCATTCTGTCACCGCCTCTTTGCCAAAACTGCAATCGTCAGTCTTCATATTTATTGCCTCAAGAGACTTAACTTCAGTTAGTTTGTCAGCGTTTCTAATAATCATGACACAGCCATCCGCCTCTATTCGTGCGCCCGGAGTAACACCGGCTACTGTATCCACTTCTAATAGAGAAATCGACACATCATTCTCACCTATCTTAAGTTGGGTTGCGCAGGCAGTAAGGACTGCAAAAACTGTTATCAGAAATATATTTTTAAATTTCATTTGGGTATAACCTCGCTATATAATTGGCCCAGTATTGTCTTTGTTTTAGAGGATTAAAGTCGGAACTGTGCCCCCAGCCGCCTTTTGATTTGATATTTGTAACCAAATCATCCCTAAATCCTTTAGCTCCTGCCGCTCCAAATTTATGAAACAACAACGTTGATCCGAACCATATCGTTACATCTTTTTTAGAATATATGCAGTATATTTTTGTCTCTCTGTGGATAAAACCATAATCTCTATCCATAGCGGGCCTAAACAAAAACACCGCTTTATAATTTCTTTTTTTCATAGCTTCGGCAATTTTATATCCGCCATAACTATGCCCAGCCATTATGTCTCCATCTGAAGACAAATCAAGTATTTTTTCAACATCCCTTTTTACTGTACCTTTGTCTCTAACATTCCAAGTATGTCGAATTTCTTGATTAATATCTAAAACTTCATAACTTAGATTTCTAAGTTCCTGACCTAGCAAATCTGTCGAACCTTCACCTTTTGATCTAATCCCGTTTACAGTACAAATTTTTCCCATAATAAAAAACCTCTGGGCGTCTTGAAACAACCAGAGGTTCTTTAACGCCTGTATATAATAACTAACTAACTATTATGTTGGTTGGTTGTTTTGCATGTTGAAAGTGGGAACGTTGATTTGGTTTCCACTAGTGATTGGTTGGTCAGAAGTTTCATCAGTAACTGCGTATACTTTTGTAGCATCTATAAGTGCGATGTGTAAATCTGGCGCTCCGTCCGTGGCGCTCGCGGTAATAGTTTTTGCTATAATACGAACTCTTCGAGTGTTCGCCGCACTACCATTCTCCAAAACCCCATCACTAGCTATGATAGAAACACTTCCTAAAGAATTTGCAACCACAGTAGCTCTGCTATCTGCTACAGCATACGCGCTAATCAAATGCATAGTTGTTACAAGACCACCGTCTGCCGACGCTCTCAAAATACTTAACCCGTCGTCCATTACGTCGGGATGAAACCACTTAGCTGCCATTGTTAACTCCTTTAGCTATAGCTATTTTTAAATTCATTTAAGACTTTTTTTGAACAGCCATTAATGAATCTATAATGGCTTTTATTGATGGGCCTCTTATATCGTATTTGGCCGCAAAATCTCTAATACCGTATATCCCTTCATTGTCGGCAATATAGGTAAGTTCTTCTATAGAATAGTCGTAACTATGAACAACTTCTTCTGGAACATCTGGTTTGGTTTCTATAACTTGCCCATCTTCTTGAAGTTCAAGCTTAACACCAGCCTCTTTTTTTTCTATCATTATGGCGTCTTTTTTAATTTTAGCCATTTGCGACAACTTCATCTCTCGAATGCTTTTATTTCTGTCGTCTATAAGGTCTTGAGTTTTGGACGGGTTGCGACCCGTGTCATGCTCAACAATACCCATTATGCCAGCCATTCGCGCTGCCTCGTTCTTACTTATAACTTCGACTGAGATACCGTTTTTAAAGTCTACTTCTCCAAGCATACCGGTAAATCCTTCAAAACCCTCTTGAATAATTCTTAATATTGGCATTATCTCTCCAAAGAATGCGACGACCCCGAAGGGTCGCCAATTCTGTTTAATTAAACGTTCGTAATACCGTTTAATGAAGCTGCTGATTGTGTTGACTTAAGAGCCACACCACAATACCACTTCACACGAGTACGAGTCGCGTCTTTATTTTGAACCGTTCCGATATCTTCAACAACGAACCCGGCATTTTCCCCGCCATAAAGGCCGTGGAAGCCATCTACTTCATTTGCTCGAACTGCGTAGATACGTGCTGTAGCGCCGTTAGTACCTTGAGTTTCTGCTCCAGAAATGTAATCGTTTATGATGATTGGTATACCATCATGTGCGGGAACTGACAAACCGAAGTTATCAATTTGCAGCAATCCACCTGTATTACCACCAGCCAGTCTCCACAATACTTTCAGCGCACGAAATGTTCCAGAGCGCATCATGTAAAAGTCGGGGCCGTTAGGCACTGCGTCTGCAAGCTCGTCTAGCATAGCTAGAGTTAGAGATGCGCCGTTAACTGCGGAAATAACTTCGTTTCCTGTGGCTGTAACAATCGCGTTCAGACCATCAAACTGTTTAGCGTTTACGCCATTATCGCCATTGATGATGGCACTTCTAAATGTTCGAGCAATACCTTTTGCTTTCGCAGCGATTTGAATTGCTTTCTGATTGTTTGTATCACTTTCAGTTCCTTCTAGGAACTTATCAACATCTACGTCGCCAGCGATAATTCGTAGCTGAGTAGTAACTGATGTGAAGGTTGACGCTTCTTCGGTGATTACATCATTAGGATCAATGAATATCGCCTGAGAGTTTGTCGCTTCTCGGTTGTAAACGTATGCTTTACCATTCGTCTTACTGAAGGGTAATAGGGCGAAAAGACCATCTTTCTCAATGATTTCCTCGATGACTCCAGCTACAAGGTCGTTGTTCGACAGCTTGTCAGCTTCGGTTTTTAAAAGTGCCATGTTGTTCTCCTTTAGGCATGTTTAAAGACGGCATCATCGAGGTTCACACCTACAGCCTTTCGGCTAATTTTATGATGCTGCCGCATTCTTATTTAATGCGTTAGCGATTCTATCAAGACCTTTAAATTTGACCTTGTCATCGTTTTGCGCGATACTTTTCGATACATCAGTTGAAGAGCCAGCACCTTGCTTCTGCTTCGTCTTTAGTAGCGTTTTATTGTCTGGATGGTCGTTATAAAGTTGCTTAATAGCGTCTTCAAAAGACTTACCACTTCCGTCGGCATCGACTAATGGTGCTCTACCTTCTACACCTTTAGGCTTGTTGTACGCTACAACAGTGCCATTTTCAATATCGAAGTTTCCTTCGAAAGTCGCTCGCGCTATTGAGACTGGCAGTGTAGAACTTTCTCTAACAAATGCCGAATCGCCAAATGCACGACCAATAGTTAATTCTTGTTGACTTGATGTTGCTGTTTTCAAATCAACGTTCAAAGCATCGATTGTTGCTTTCATGTCTTCAACAGCTTTCGTGTGCTGCTCTCCCATGCTTTCGATGATCTGTTTGTACTTTCCCTCATCTTCTAATTTTTTCGTTGCGGCTTTTTTCTGACCATCAATAATTTCTGATATATCAGATATTTCTAAACCACCCAGAGCGTTCGTTAGCTTGTCCAACTCTGCTTGTTTTGTAGCAAGCTCTGCCTTCACAGATTTCTCACTATCTTTTCGCTTCATAACCTCTTTAAGGAGTTTTGCTTCTTCTTCAGAAGTACCTTCTCCAACCAATGCCGCATCCAGTTTGGTTTGAAGAGCTGCTAACTCATCTGCCGCCTTAGTTGCTGCGTCTTCCGCAGATTTTGTTGCTACTGCCGTGGCATCTTCTGCCGCTTTAAGTAACGCCGCGTCTGCTGCTGCTTTTGCAGCCAGTTCTTCTGTTGTCATGCTTTTCTCCTTTAGACCAGTATCTCGGTCAGGCCATTCGCTTGGCTATGCTTTAGTCGGTATCTCGACTTTTCGTAGCACTTTGTTTGTCACCCGCGTTACTTCTATTACGCTTGGATTCTTCTACAATTGCGCTACTCTCTTTGCTATTTTGCAGTTCAGCCGCTGAAGTTTCTTCCAGCCTTGCCTCCCATTTCTCGATAGCTTCTATCATTTCTTTTTTCTGATCAGCACTCAATTTAGGAAATAGGTGTTCTGCTACCCCCTTCATCTGCTCTGACCTCATATACTCCGGAACATTAATTGCGCTTAGCTGTAATGCTATAGCTAGCTCTTGTTGCAATCCGCGCATTTCAAAGGTTTCAGAATATGTAATTAAATCTTCTTCCGGTGTGTCTTCTCCCGCCCAAAGTGAAACAAGTCTCGCTATCTTATTTTCCGCAGTCTCTAATGAGTCTGCCTTTTGAGCTAGTAACGCCGTGACTCTTTCAAAGTCAAATGCTTTGGCTACTCCGGATGAGTTGTCTATACCAGAAGAATTATCTTCTTTAGTTCTTTCTCCAGCTAAACCAACTGTGTGATAAATTTCATTTATCAATTGTTGGATGGCTGTTATAATTAGCGCAGCCTGTTTAGGGTCTGGGCTTAAGTATTGTGGAGCCTGTCCACCCTCACCATCATATAAAAATATTCTTTTTGTTCCCATATCCAGAATTGCGTTATACGCGTCATCTCCCGGAAGCACATTCTGGGCCGGCATTGCCAGTTGTGAGAATGTTTGGTCTTGAATTATCGCATCTAAATTTGAAGCGTAATTCGCTGTAGCTCTATCCAAATACGCTACGTCCGTTATTAGTGCTGGGCAACTCCAAGGATCGTCAGTTATAGCGTTATCAACCTTAACCGCCGGAACTTCTCCTAAAGCGTGAATACCCTGATCTAAAATTTCAAATCTTCTTGAGTCTGCTGGGCCGGTTTCTCCAACCAAAATCCAATCTTGTCTAGTCCAGAGTCTAAACCGTTCTTCAACTATTCCGGAGTCCATTAGCGGATCGTTATCGTCTCGGCTGTACTCTCGTATTAAAATCCAGTTTAAAACTCCGCGACTATCATAACTCATATCTAAAACGTCTTTTGGGGCTACAACATAAGCGTATACATTCGACTTTTCTGTATCTGCTTGTGAAGCGTTTTCCGGAATAACGCCTGTTGCGTTATCGACTATCACCCAAGGTCTTCCACCTATCGAAGATTTTGTAGAAACAATCTTCATAAATTCTGTCATGTCCAGACCTTGCAATGTCGCTTTTTTCCAAAAACCATTTAACGCGTCTGAAGCGTCGTGTTCGTTTCTTACCACAGAACCTCTAAACAAATATTTATTAACCAAATCTACCACTTCTCTGGTATGGTTAAATCTATAAGCTCTTTCTAGCCTGTCTGCATACTCTGTCGGGCCTTCTTTCATGTATTGAAAAATATTATTTAAAAACCAATCTCTTCCGCCGACATAAGTTGCTTCCATAAATTCCCAGTGCGGTAACATAGAAACGTAATCCGGATGTCTGCGCTCTGTTAGAGTCTGTAAAATGCTTTTCTTTTCAGTCACGAAATAGTAAACTCGACTTATTAGTGTGTATTATACCAAGCTAATAAGTCTCAATCAATAACCCCCTAAACGAAACCCGTTACAGTGAGCGCCCAGCAATGACGATCTTCCTTGTTGGATATTCTAGCTCAATTGGATAACCCAAAGCGTCTGTAATGTGCTCGACGCTAGGACGTTTATCAATATCCGGAGTTCCCTCTTTGTATAAAACTTGCTCGAAAGATTTTATTACGTTTTTGCATTTTGAATCAACGTGCATACGAACCTGACCATTCGCGTCCATGAGCATACGATTAACCGCGTTAACTCTATCAGATATTCTAGGATGCTTCCGCCTAAACTTTATGTAATTAAATCCACGCTCTCTAAATATATCAAGGTCTGATTCTCCTCGGGCATGTTGTCTTGCAGTACCTGCTGGGTCTGGATATATACAAACCTGTCCGTTATTTTTTCCCATATACTTGTAATATCTTTGTTCTAGAATATCACATATTTCCAAAGTATTTGATCCGTGTTTATAAATCTCATCAACAACATGTATTGATCCGTCTCGCTGAGGTTGCATAATTGCAGTGGCCATAGGGTCGATATTAAAATCTTGCCCTACCCAAATCGGAAGGTCTGGATTAAATGGAAATTTTCCGGTATGAATATTTCTATCAAATTGGTAATATACCCGTCCTGACATATTTTCAAAGCTTGCTTCAAACTCCTGTCTGAATGTTTTTATATCCATATCAGACCGTGCTTGTTCAATTTCTTCAGAGGGAATAAATGGGGATGTCACGGTTGGAAAAACCCAACTATCCCACATTTTATTATCTGGGTCTTGTCCCAACATATGTACGTCGTAAAGCAGGTTATACCCACGAGGTGTTCCGATGAACATGGCGTGTCCGCGATCTCTCGCTAAGGTTGGTCGTAAAGACCTTTTCCAAACATTTTCTTTCATATCTTGAAACTCATCCAAGATAACGTAGTTTAGTCCAACACCAAGTAATCCGTTTGGGTCATCAGCACCTTTGCATTCGATTATTGATCCATTTACTAATCTAATTGAAAGTTCTGTTTCGTGAATTTTTTTAACCCAATTCCTTGGAACTGCGGCCTTTAATTCGTCCCAAATAATTTGCTTTGCTAATCTATATGATGGTGCTACGTACCAAACCCTTGAGCCCGGTATTTGAGCCCATTTAATCAGACTGATTAAAGCCAGCATCGATTTGCCCCAACGACGCCCAGCTACAACAACTTTAAATCTTGCGTTCGAATTATGAACCTCTGTTTGTCCCCTATGCAGCATTATTGTACTGATATTGGAACCAACGGCCTTAGCTGCTATTCCAGCCATTATTCGTTCTCACCACCAATAATAACTACAGAATCGTCAAAACTGGATTCTGGATTCGTTTTTGGTGTTCCTGAGTCTCCCATCAAATCACCAACTTCGTCGCCTGCTTCTCGAACGGCCTGCTCATCCTCTTTGGTCATAGATTTCAAAATTAATACCGGAACATCTTTCTCATCAAATTGTTTGTAATTTTGAATAATCATATCTGAAACGTCGTGACATAGCTTCATATTGTTCAGCATGGTACGTATTACCTTCTGATCGTCCCCTATTGTGACTAATGGCCTTCCCTCCGTTACAGCCTCTGTGAAGAGCTTCAGAGACCTCTTTTGTAACCATTCAACCCCTTGAAGGGCTAATACGGTTATGTCCGACCCTTTGACTAACATTTCTTGAGCGTCATTAGCGATTATCAACTCTTTTTTATTTTTAATTTCTTTGTTCGTCACTCCTTGCTTTACGCCGTCTTTGGCTAATCTAGATTGTACCGCTTGGTGAGAAACATTAAACGATTCCGCTATTTCTTGTATGGTAAATCCTTGTTCCGCCCGCATAGCTTTAGCTTTTTTCCATTCGGCAGGGGTAAGCCGACGCTTACTAATTTTACTTCGGTCTTTAGGTTTTACTTTTGATGAATCAGGCATGATTACCGGATTCCAAAAAAATGGGTCTGCATCTGAGCAGATGAGACCCGGTTCTCTGAGGAGTTCTTAAAATTCAGTATATATTTTAACACATTTTTGTATCTTAAGAAACTTACATTTCCGAGGCTGTATAAATCTAAACAAAGCTTCGCTGATCCGCAGCTCTGATTTCTGTATTTTGTTAAGTTAAAAAAACTCATAAATTCTCTCAATTAAATATCTCCATTATTTCTACATTATATGTTGCACTTTTTTTCATCCCCTCAAAGATAGTATATTGTATATATGCGTATATTTACTATATGTATATATTATACTTCGTAGGGAGCACTTAAAAGTGCAACATGGAATCGCCAACCTTACTCAAGCCCAGTAAATTCAAGGGATTCTCTTATTTCAAAATCCGCTTCAGGTTCTGGTTTTGGGGTTAAATCCAATAAATCGAATGCGGCGTTAGTTGGGAGGTAAATATTCCTTCTCGTTCCGTTTCTAGTCTCAGCTCGGGGTTTTATATCGACAAATCCTTTCCGTTTTAGGGCTAACAAAGTGTCATTAATTGCCTCCCTCGTAACCTTGTGCGGGACGCGATCTTTTATCTGATAAATATCGCACCAAGAAATCACAACACCATCATCATTTTTGTTACCCGCTAACACGATAACCATAACATTCGACTGTTTTTCGGTTATGTACATAATCGTTCCTCAATTTTAATAATCAGAATCTAAATCTTCAACCGCAAATTCCGTATTTTCGAATGTAAAATCTCTTTCCGGCTCAAGCTCCGGAACAGACTCTTCGGTCAAATCTTCTAACTCTTCCCTAATCATATCGTAAGACGATTTCTCTTTTCCAGCACTCATTCGGAGTCTCCAACCAATTTTCCGCTGTTTAGCAATATATAAACCAAAGCATCTCCAGAGTTGGTTAAATCATCGCTTCCTGTAAAACCTTGTTCGTGTCTGGTTGATGTTATAAGTTCGCCAAGCTGTACAGAATCTTCCATAGAAACTTTGAATCTTAATACTTGGTGAGTTCTAGGCGCGGAGTTTTGTTCGATACCGAGGTCTAAATCATCGTCTAGATCATCTACATCAGCCAACTCATCATTTAAATTTATATGCTCAAAGTATGATTCTAACTGAGATTCTTCATACGGAAGAGTCGCTAAGAGTTCTTTCATGTCGCATAAATCTTCATCGCCAAGCAAAGCCGCCATCAAGTCTGCATCATCCTCACCATAGCGGTTGTTAGCGATCAATGTGATTTTCTTCGCCTTGCCATCTGGGATATCTCCAACATCGGCGCAAGGTATTGTTTTTAATCCAATTTCTATTGCAGCAGCAACCCTATGTTGCCCATCTATAATTTGAACCTTTCCATCTTTTAGGGTTCTAACCAGTATAGGTTTTTGAATACCATCAACCAATAAAGATTCTTTTAATTTTCCTTGATTAATGGGGTCTACTATGTTAGGATTCCACGGGTTAGGTGATAAATCAGCGGGGTCTAAATTTAAAATTTTCAATTTATTTCCTCAAAAAATTTACTAATGTAGGGTATTATACTTACATTTGTCGAAATAATCAACAACGAGGCAAATTTTGCTGCAAGCGGTTATATTATTTAATCCAGTTAAAGCGAAGCTCCATAACCCGGATAACGACTTGCGATATCTTATATCGGAAATTTTATCTTTTAAAGTAGCTGGTTTTGAACATATGAATGCTGGCAATTGGGATGGATATAATTCACATTTTAGTATGGCGACCAATAGTTTCCCAGCCGGATTTGTTCGGATGGTTAAAAAAAAATTGGAGATGGGTGGCTATAACGTCATCACCCACAGTCGTGATGCCCCTGAACCTACCGGCCCCAAAACCCCCAAGGTTGATGAATTTCCAGACGATCATAGGTACAAATTTCAACCAGAAGTTGTAGGCAGAGTTTTATCGCTTCGAGGTATGATTGCCCAAATAGCAACCGGTGGTGGGAAAAGTCGAGTTTTTAAACTCTGTTATTCTAGAATTGGCTTACCAACTTTATTTTTAACATCTAGAAAAAGCCTTATGTATCAAATGGCAAATAATTTTGAAGAAACTATGGGCGAATGGGCTGGATATCTTGGAGATGGAAAGTGGGCTCCAAATTCTAAAGGGGCAAATTTTGCTACTGTTGGAACCTTGGCTGCTCGGTTAGAAGAAAAAACGCTTGAGACAGAAACCAAAAAAGTTATGGATAAATATTATAAAAATCTTGAGAAAAAAATTATCGAAGTTATGCGCGCAAACAATTTACCCACCGAAACCAACACCTTAAGCAAAGTTCCTAAGCTTTTAAAACAGAAAATAGCCGAGGTAAGGAAATCTGTTATTGCTGCAAACCCTATAAACAATGACGAGGTTCGAGATAAAATAATAAAAACCGTGGAATTATCTAAAATAAAAAGAAAAGAGACTATTAAGTTCTTAAAAACTATAGGATTTTTTTGTTTGGAGGAGGCTCATGAAGTTTCTGGAAATGGGTATTATAATATATCTAACGCATGTAGCAATGCTTGGTATAGGCTAGCTTTGACAGCAACTCCGTTTATGAAAGATAACCAAGAAGCAAATATGAGGCTAATGGCTTGCACAGGCCCAATCGGAATCAAGGTTTCTGAAAAACTTTTGATTAACTCTGGAATTTTAGCTAAGCCATATTTTAAATATATCAAGGTTGAGAAAGTTCCGGGCCTAACCAGATCAGCCTCGTGGACGAAAGCCTATAAGATGGGTATCACCGAAAACAAGAAGCGAAACAATTCCGTTATTGTCGAGGCCAAAGAGGCGAAAAGTTATGGATTAACCACGATGGTTTTGGTTAATCATACAAAACATGGTGAGCTTCTAAAACGGATGATGGTTATGAATGGTCTAAAGTCTGTATTTATATCTGGAAAGGATAGCCAAGAACAAAGAGAGTTTGCGTTAAACCAGTTGAAAAGTGGGCGGATTGATGTTTTAATAGGATCAACTATTTTAGACGTTGGTGTGGACGTTCCTAGCGTAGGTATGATAATACTAGCTGGCGGAGGAAAGGCTGAAGTTAATTTGCGCCAGAGGGTAGGTCGCGGATTGAGAGAAAAAAAGTTCGGCCCTAACGTTGCTTTCGTTGTTGATTTTGAAGACAGAAACAACAACCATTTATACCGGCATTATAAAGAACGCCTTGATATTATAAGTGAGACTGAGGGGTTCTGTGAGAACATCGTAGCCAAATTTGATTATTTAGCGCTTGGATTTTCGAAAAAGTCAAAATAAAACTTGACAATTGAATTAAATAGGAGCATAATACTTGCATGAATTATTTTAGGTCAACCAAACATTTCGAGATTACGGGGTCAGGCTCGGCGACAAGTCCGTGGCTGGAAGATCAGCGCCCCCTCAATATGATCGATTGATCTTAGCTTTGCAGCCTCTCGGTGCAACGCTAGAGAGGCTAAAAGAAGATAGTAAAAAATTTAAGTCCCCACCCCTTCTAACAAGCCTCACTAGGAAACCACCGAGAAGCTGATTTAATTATTGGCAATAGGCCCACCGGGTGTGGGCGACGGACTGTTAATCCGACCGCGCAAGGTTCAAGCCCTTGATTGCCAGCCAAAAAGAAAGATGCGTCTCATTGGTCATTAGACTACGTATCGTATGCCCTACGCCTTCGCAGACGGTAAGACGCGGGCTAGGGAAATATAAAAGTTTTGATGTTGCAGTGGGTTGTGCAGAGCAAATGTTAAGAACCTCGGGTAGCGTAAATATACCTACTGGCATTAAAGAGTTGTATCGGAACATAGCTACGGGAATACCTTAGTTCACCGTTACAGAGGGAGCTAAACCCTACGGTTGTATACAAAACTATCGGAGAGTCCCAAATATAGTAAGGGTAATCATCTGACGGACACAAAAATACAACCACTAATTTAAGGTTAAAATGCGTCACAAAAGTATAAAACTTCAAAAGTCAAAATCAAATACTGGTAAATGGCTGAAGTGGTACAAACAAAAGAAACTGGCTAGGGACTACCATTATGGATGAGTATAAAATCGAATGGTTTTCTGGAACGGGTAAGGGTGGACAGCATCGCAACAAGCATCAAAATTGTTGTAGAGTAACACACTTATCTACTGGTATTAAAGCGCAAGGCACGGGAAGCAAGTCTCGCGAAACAAACAAAAAGAACGCCCTTGCCGTATGCAAATCGAGAGTATTGAAAAGTTTACACGAAGATACGGAACGATTTAGAGCTGGAAGTGTCAGAATTAGAACGTACCACGCGGAGCGAAATATAGTTACAGACCATGCGTCTGGAGAAACTTTAAGTTTCAGAGGCGCGATGCAAGATATTTCAAAATTGATAAAAGCCCGTGCAGAAATTATGAGGGTTATTTAACTGGCTAGGACATCGGCCCCGTGAGCGGTCTGCTAAGGTAAATGCAGAAGCAATAACAAAAGGTGGTCAAAGAATTAAGGTTGCGAAGCTGAATGGTTAAGCAGTGGATTGTCTATCCTCGTGTCGTGAGTTCGATTCTCACCGTGATCGCCAAATTAACAAGCGGATACGTACTAGGGTACTTAGGTATCGTTCGCAGACTACCAGAGATGGTTTCGCTCGTAGCGATATAATCAAATGTGCTAGAGAAGTTTTGTTGTTGTGGAATAATGTAGTTCGCCTTGAAATAGAGTAGGGGAGGCATGGGGACGATCCCCCATCAACGACACAATTTAAATAAGGGGCTGTGTTTTGGTTTCGACGAGAGGTAAAGCCCATTGGGAAACTCTCGGACGAGCGTTCGAATCGCTCCAGCTCCACCAATTTAAATCGTTGCAAAAAATGAAACGATTATTGCGTTGTAAACATTGTAGGCGATGTGCAAGGTTTCCAACCTTGAAAGCAGAGTTCGAGACTCTGACGACGCACCAAACATGGGATGTAGCTCAAAGTAGAGCGGTAGGATGAGAGTCATGCGACAATCTCCTTCGACACACGTCGGTTTAGAGTAATTACTAAAGCGAAAAATGTGTAGGTTATGAATAATTAACGTAATCGGTGATGCTGTAGCGGCGTCTGTCCCACCATATTAGGATATTTATGTCACGAACGAATAGAAAATCTTACACAGGCAGCAAGTCTATAGATAGAACTTGCCGTTCACACGGAGATTGTCCGTGGTGCAAAAGAAATAGAGAATATAAAAATCTGAAAAGGAAACAAATTAGCTCGGTTAGCTGAGGGGATTAGCACCTTCCTTACAAGTAGGAGACGTTGATTCGATTTCAACACCGAGCACCAAGAGCGCAACAGTGACCGCCTGCAAAATCCACTGTCCCCGGCATACCAATAAAGGGGAGTTGTAAAGACAACTTAATTAAAGGCGGGGTAAGAATTAAAGAATTGCCGAAAGGCAGAAAGAGCGTTGGTCTACCAGATTGGTTGACATTGTAGACATCTAGCCCGACATTTTACGCCTGATGAAGCGAAAGCAGAAACCTTCGGGTCGCGTGGAGTCTCCCAAGTTGGGGAATAAATGGAGACCTAGACCGATCACTAATTTTAAGCACTTGTAGCTCAGTGGTAGAGCGGTGGGTTGAAGCCTCACGCGTCGGTGGTTCGATCCCATCTTAGTGCGCCAACAGTAGATGGCTCGAATGGCTTAGGCAGCGGATTGCAAACTCGCTTTACGTCGGTTCAATTCCGACTCTACTGTCCAAATACTAGGAGTCGTACTTTCGAGTGCGCCGGAAACCATTGGGAACCGCAAAATCCCTTTGCCAGACCAAGCACGGTTAATGTCAGTAAACTTATGATCGTACAAATTTTAGGTTATTGTGTTGTGCAATAATTAGGTTATTGGGTTGGCTGTATGGGACAGACTCTGCACTTGCAATGCGGAAGGCAGAGATCGTTACTCTGTCGATCCACCAAAGCTTTAGATTCTCATCAGAATCTGAAACGCGAAGACGCTACCTATATGCGCGTACTGGAAAGCGAGAGTGAGTGAAAGTCTCACGACCAAATTTAAGATATGCCTTTATAGCTCAATTGGTAGAGCCACTGTTTTGTAATCAGAAGACCGGCGTTCAAATCGTCGTAAGGGCTCCAAATTTATGTTGACATAATTGTGCTTTTATGTATAATTGAACCCTAAATAATAGGATTATGATTATGCCAATAAAAAATTTGGAAGCGAGAAGAAAATATGCTAGAGAATGGATCGCAAAAAGAAGAAGCGATTGGTTTGAAGAAAACGGACAAGATGGTTGTACAGATTGCGGATCGATGCTATCTTTAGAAATTGACCATAAAGACCCAAAAGATAAAGTGTCACACAGAATATGGTCTTGGGCAATTCCTAGACGAAATAAAGAATTGGAAAAATGTACCATAAGGTGTAAACCGTGTCACATAAAAAAAACAAAACAAGATTATAAGAATGAATTTGGAGTTCCAGAACATGGAACAATGCGCAGATATAAGTCTAGAAGCTACCAGTGTAGTTGTGAACTTTGTAAATCTGCAAACGCTCGAAGAGTTTCGAGAAATAGAAGAGAATTTGGGAGAAAATAATGTATACATACGCAGGACAAGAGGCTTAGGGAATTATTCCCTTAGTTTAATGGTAGAATATCTGGCTTTCAACCAGACGGCGCGGGGTCAGTACCCGCAGGGAATACCATTTTTTTTGACAATGTGCGTGTATGCAACTGAGAAAGCTGGCGGATTGTAACCCCGTCGCCTCTGGGCTTGGTAGGTTTGATTCCTTACCACGCACACCAAAAATTGCGGAGATTAATAGCCGTATTTTCCGCAAAACTTGCGGATAATGAAAGTTTTAAGTAAAAATTAATGCCGAGTGACTGGAGTGGCACCAGCTCTGCCTCATAAGCAGAACAGACGTGGGTTCGACTCCCACCTTGGCGACCAAATTGACCCAACAGACATATCTTTGGATATGAGGTCACGTAACCTTTAAGGTCGAGGCTGATGCCGGTAATGACGTTCTGCATTATTTATGCATCTGTGGTGGAATGGGATACACATTGGACTTAAAATCCAACGCCTGAGATGGATTGAGAGTTCGAGTCTCTCCGGATGTACCAATTTTACAGACCTCTCACATGAGACAATTAGAGTCGAAGTGTCAAGTCTAAGAACAATGCTCCGGTGGTGGAACGGTATACACTCTGGTTTTAGAAACCAGCGCCCGTAAGGGATTGAAAGTTCAAATCTTTCTCGGAGTACCAAATTTTAAAACCTTCTTGGCGAGGGCAAGTTCAGATAAGCTGCCGGGTTTGGAACTCGGAGGAGCGTGGGCAGAACACGCCGCCTTGACCAATTCAACCATATTAGTTGAATATCACGAAATAAACCAATACGGTTGAATTTGCTTATTTCAAACCAATATGGTTCAATTTTATAATGTTGCTTTAAGGCCATATTAGACCCTTAAAGACGACTTAAGTATGTATTAAGTTTAAAGATGTGGCGTTTCTCAGGGAGAAGGCCCGGTTGTGATCCGGAACTAAAGAGTTCGATTCTCTACGTCACCCCAAATTTAGGTGTCATTTGTGATATATTACGAAACTTTAACGCTTCTAAGATGTCTTAAATGATAGAATATTTTATTGACCTATCGTCTAATAGTGAAGGCACTCGTCTGATACGCGAGCAACCGGGGAGCATAACCTCGTAGGTCTACCAAGTAACGCGGGTGTAAGCAAGACGGAAGCGTTTGTACAGCGTGATAACTTTTGCGTCTCCAAATAGGATCATAACCTGTGACAGAGTATTAGAAATCTGAGGTGCAACTACTCAGCCCCGCACCAAACAATGGGGGTTTGCTGGAGCAGCCAGTCGCAGTGCGCAAGGAAGTTCGATTCTTCCGCCCCGACTTATTAGGAGATTGTATGCGCTCAGTCAAAATAGATAACAATCTTTTCGTTTATTTCGGCGACAAGCTGATTTATAAGAAATGGATTGGCACGAGCCAACCATCAAGATTGTTTAACGAGCACTGGCCCAATCAGGAGATTAAGTGATGGACACAGAGATAACCCGCATTGTGCGGGTATAGTTTAATTAGTGAAAACGGGCGTCTTATAAGCGCTTACCGGAGGAGCATAACCTTCTACCCGTACCAAACAATTCACCCAGCGATAGGAATGCCATTTCCCTACGAAGGAAATTTTTCTTGGTTCGACTCCAAGTGGGTGAGCCAATAACGAGAATATTATTATGAATTACTTAAAAGATAATTATTTAAAACTAGAAGATATGAAATTCGGACAATTGTACCGTGGAATCGGAAGAAATTTCAACTATGGTTCCTGGAATGGAGAGGGTTTTTTGGGTGATCGAAGCAAGTTTGGGGAAGTTTTTGAAGATTTAGAATACCATTATGATTCAGACCCTAAACATGGAACATTTCAACCTTTAGAAGAGGTTGAAGATTTATAGGCTCGTAGTCTAACTGGACAGGCATCTGGCTTCTAACCAGATTTATGAGAGTTCGAGTCTCTCCGGGCCTACCAAATTAAGGAATTGAAATGAAAATGACAACAGCAGAAACTCTAAAATTATTGATTCTTATTGAAACGTCTATCAAAAAAATAGGACGAATCTTCGAACAAGGCTTTGAAGCTGCGGCAGATAAAAGATTACGTGATGGTCAAAACCCTCACTACTAAGGAACTAAAATGAATACAGGAACAACAGGGTCAAGAGAATTGATCCGCATCATTAAGCCAGACCAGCAAAGTTGCAATCAAACTTTGGGTCTATGATGTAATTGGCAGCATATCTGACTTTTAATCAGACTGTCCGAGATCGTTGCTCGGTAGACCCACCAACTAATTTTGGAGAGTGATCCTATATGGTTATAGGGTACGGTTGCTAACCAGTGCGAATTTCACAGTTTTCAGTTCAATTCTGACTCTCTCCTCCAATCAATAGGTTCGTGGTGAAGTGGGAACACAGGAGATTTTGAATCTTCCATGACCTCGTTCGATTCGAGGCGGGCCTGCCAATTGTCTTATATAATGAACAATTGGGCAATTAGTTGTTCGTTATATAACACAGTTTGGAGAAATAATATGTTCCAAGGTTACGATGATAAATTTAAAGATATGGAACTTCAAAAGATAGCAAGGCAAAAATGTCCGGGCGGTTGTATTTTTCAGAAGAATGGTATACACATCCAAGGGGATTGTAGAGCACCGTGGATGGATTGGTGCAAATCACAGGCGATCTACAGAATTAACATGAAATACAAGGCTCTTGACAACAAATAGTTTAAGGCGTATAATTTCCAAACATTCAATCAATGGAGAAAGATATGGAAATCATATCAAACCCGTTGAACGTAACGTCCACCCCGAAAAGCAACGCGAGAAAGCCTCACGTCGTTATTCTGCTAGACGCTTCCGGCTCGATGAATTCTCATCGTAATACTGTCGTATCTACGTTCAACGAATATAAAACATCAATCCTTAAAACAGCTAAGACGCTATCCCTATATACGTTTGAGAGCGACAACTTGGAAGAAAGAATTTTCCAAGAAAGTCCGGGTAGAGTTAAGGACTTAACAACCGATGACTATAGAATCGGTGGGTGGACGCCACTCTATGACGCTATGGGATTGGTTATTCAAAAATTTAGATTTGAAGATAGACCTGTACAATTTATCACACATACGGATGGTGATGAAAATGCAAGTAAGGGATATACCAAACACGCTCTAGATGAGCTAATCGCTCAAATGACAAAGCAAGGTTGGTTATTTACCTATTTGGGTGAAGGGCTACAGGCTCAAGCCCAATTTTCTACATTTCAAGGTTTGAAGGTTAACTTTGAACCCGGACAACGTGGAGTGATGATGCGGTCTTTGAGTAACACCACGGCTTTATATTCATCATCTAATAACGCAGTCGCAAGTGCATATACCACAAGCGGCAGCGACACAATAAATATCGGCGAATCTGTTGAAGATTTTTTATCCAAAGCATCAGACGAAGAAGATTCAACCAACACCTGTTAAGGAAGGCACCGCTGAAGTGGTCGGCAATATGGTTTGAACCCATAGGGGCTGTAACCGGTCGGGGTTCAAACCCTCTGTCTTCCTCCAATTAAGGGTTGGGTACTGGGTACGTCAGAGCCTCCAAAACTTGGATCGCAGAGTTCGACTCTCTGTCAGCCCGCCAATTGGTTAAAATAAATCTTGACAAATAAAGGAATTTCTGGCTTAATAGCTTTGTCTTGTTGATTACTCCCTCCCGGCTTAACGGCTGGGTAGGCTTTTAAAATTAAAATTATAAGGAATATTATTAGCATGAATACACCCAGAAACAAAACCCTTCATTATTTAGAGATTATATTGCTAATAGTGATATCAATCGGCACAGTTGTAAATTTCACTAAAGCAGATAAAAACAATACTATAACTGAGGCGTTTACACTTTTAGAACGAAAGTGTGAACAAATTTCTGTTGAACCAATTCGAATAAAAGTAATCAAAGATTGTGAATTCCAAAAGGATGGGGTTTGCAGGTTCGTACCTGCGTACGAATACATAAAAAAAGCAAGAGCAATAAGATACAGATACGGGCAGGAGTAAGCATATGAAGCACTTATATTTTGATATGGATGGAGTTTTGGCGAACTTTGACAAAGCATTTTTGGAATGGTATGGCGTCAGCGGTCTAAGTAATGTGGAACAGCTTATAAACGATCCAGACATCGCAGAAGCTTATTGGAATAGGGACGTACACTCTAACCGTTTTTTTTCTACCCTTGAGCCGGTTAAAACTGGTATACAATTATTTTTCGACGTCAAAGAATTGGGCTATAATCCGTGTATTATGACCAGCACTGGTGGCGGCAGATACCACAACGAGATTGCCATACAAAAGATTGATTGGTTAGCAGCTCAAGGTATTCGAGATATACCTATGGCATTCTGTATGAATACGGTAGGTAAGGGAGCTTTTGCCCAGCCCGCAGCGATCCTTATAGACGACAGGCAGTCCGTATTAGATGAATGGACAAATCGCGGAGGTATTGGCGTACAATTTTGCCAACACACTTCTAATGTAAATTTTAAATTAGAACAAATTAAGAAGTTGATGGAATTAGGATAGGAGAAATTTATGTTTTTTACTTGGGTTACTGTGATAATATTTTTCTGTATAACATTTTTTTCCCCAGAAATATCTTATTGGTGGTGCGCCCCATCAGCATTACTTTCTAGACCCGATCACTATATAATTCCGGGTGTAATATAATAACTGAAAAACAAATTAGCGAGTGGGTAATGAACTCGAAGAAAAGACCGCATTGCTATTTGTGCAAAGGTAGCGGACTTTCTAGAGACCCTTTTAATCATACGGTCTCAGCTAAAAATGAAAAAAACTATATACTTTGTAAACGATGTAACGGAGAAGGGAGAGAATTATGAATACAAACAAACTTAACCCAGTAAAAACGTTTTACCTATCGCTTATATTGGCATTTGTCGCTATAGGCGCATCACTTTTTTTGACGCTTTCCGCATCAGCGGTTGAGTACGTGTTGGCCACCGGATACGCATCGTATGACGATACCTCTGTTCACCCAACAGCCATTTACGAAGGTCGAATACATTTCGATAACGCGTATGTTGGAGTTTCTTACGAAGACCCAAAAGTAACATTGCAAGGTCAAGGTTTGGGAAATATGAATATGCTCGGTGCGTTTGTCGGTGGGCAATTTGAGATTACAAAGCATTGGAAGGTACTTGCTGATGTAGGGGTATATTGGCCCGATCTGGATACAAGCGGTCATAGGAGACAAGAGTTGGAAGCCGTGGTAGATACTCTTGACTTGGTACACAGACGGCAGGATTTTAGGTTACCACTCGATCCGTGGGGTAACGTGTCATTTGAAAACGCCCGATATAGTTTAAGCAAAGGCTATGGGGCAAGGTTAGGTTTGTTATGGGAATTAAAAGAATATATAGGCGCGTCGTTAACCGTCAGGCACTTGCGCTTGGGGGAAGATTTGGACGCATACAATGGGCCGACAGCGGGACTGGACAACGGTTGCTGCTGGCTCCAGAGAAACACGAAAAACCTAACCAGTGTGTCTGCAAAGATAGAGTTTAGATTTTGAAAAAATTTGAATTCGACCCAGTTTCTTTAGGAACTTTAATAGCTATGGTTGCTGGGATGGTTACGTGGATGTATCTAACGTTTCAGACTATAGAACAGACCAATAGGGATTCAGAACAAAGTAGATTAGCTTTTATAGAAATTAGACTCCAGATTGATTCTGATAATATTAGAGCTTGGGAAGAAAAAATTCGCGATGGCAATACTTTACAAGGTTGGGAAAACACTATGTATGACGATGCCAAATTTAGAGTCACAAGTTATAAACAAGCTAGAGAGTCTATAATGGGGATTGGCCCAGAATGAAAACACTCTTACTAATTGTTATTCTACTATTATGCACAACTTTTAGTGCGGACGGATTAACCACTCAATATGATATAAACAGATATGGCCAATCGATATTTAGAATATATAACGGCTCAAGCCACTGGCATAGATGCCAGATAATATTTGAAAATGGATATACCTCAACATTCACAATTCCCCCGTACAAATACAGCGGCTGGTATTTTTACGGAATTACAAACTGCCTTCATTAGGAGAATATTATGATTATACCAATAAACGAAGATTACAGAATCGAAACGGACGAACACCAATGGATTTTGAAAAACTCAAAGGCTTATAGGAATAAAAAAACTGGTGAACTAAAGGTTACTTGGACGCCCGTCGGTTATTATCCCACATTTGAAGGCACGGTAAACGCCCTTGCTGATCGAATGCTTAGAACGTCCAAAGTAGTTGGGATGGAAGAGGCTATTGGTATAATGAAAAGTATAAAGCACGAACTAAGCGTTTTAGTTCCTAAGTTATCTTTTGAGATAAAATAGTATGGATAAAAAGCAGGAAGGGAGAATTCATACCCTTATTGGGGAGATGCACAGCCTACTTAGTTTATTTGGCAATAACAAAGATTCGGTTAATTCTCCGGCAATAATGGTAATTTCGAGCTTAGTTTCTAGATGTATAAACGAAATAAACTTACTACAAGAAACTGTAGCCAGTCTGGAGCAGGTTATTCTAAAGATAGACAAAGCCACCGCTGACTCTGGAAACCCCCCCCAAAGTGCTGACAAGGCCCAGAAACAAGAATATTTTGAGGCTAAAGAGCGTGTTGGGGAAAAAGAGAGAGAGATTGTTCTAAAATCAATGGTTGTTACGGAATCAGCTATTCCGAACAAACCAATTTTAGAATCAGAAATAGAGAATTTTTTTCCGTTTGATGGGGTTTTGAGAATGAAAGAATTATCCCTAATGAGAAAAGTTAAAAAAACAAAGCTTGCAGACGGAGGTGTGTCATGGTCACTAGTGTAAAAAAAAGACCAAGCAAGGCTAAAAAAAGTAGAAGAATTAGAGTCACTATGCGATCTTGTATGACTAAAATGAGGAATAACGGCGATCTTAATTTGGATTCCGAAGCTCAAGACACTTTAGAGCAAATTCTAAAACGATCAAAATCTTTAAGGGCCGTTGTTAGTCATATAAATGATACAAAATATTGGAAATTTTATCACACCGGTATGATAAATATAATTAATGCATATAGGAACGAAATAATTATTAAAGCTAGGAAAAGGCGAGAAATAGGTTGACATTATGATTTATTTATGGTTAATTGTTCATATACTTTTAGAGTTAGGTCAGGCGATTGGTTGGTATATTTGGGAACCGGAGTTTTGGCAGTCATTTATATTCACCTTATTTCTTATAATATTTCATGGAGATTGGTAATGACAGATAAGATTATAGCTAGCGGCAGGAGGTGGTTAAATCCCCCTAGACATCGAGATACTGGAGCTATAAGTTGGGCTGTAATGGCAACATCTTATGGTGATGTCGAATCTTATATTACAATTCGAGACTGTAGCAGACAAATAGAATTGGATTACTGTTTCGAAGCCGGTAGCAAAAGCAAACAACAAAGGCTTAAAAAATTAAACTATATGATAGAAGCCTTTACTGCAATTAGAGATTCTTTAGATGAGGCGGAGGCTGTCACGAAAGAACTTTTAGACGCTTACAACAAAAAGAAAGATGAAAAGAGTGGAGAGATTAAAAATAGCGTTGGACATAGTCTCAGGAGTCTGGTACTGTAATACAAATAATCAAAAGAAATACAAAATATGAAGATAAACATACAAATAGATTTATCAGATGAACAGCGAAGTCTTATTGCGAACTTTCTGGATGGAAAGACAAATAAACGCAAGGCAAGCAGAAAAGATATAGTTAATATCGTGCAAAGCGATCTATCCGGTTTACTGGACAGTTTTAAGCTTTTCTCGGGTAAGCCTAAATCCGAAGTTAAAAAATCCAAACAAAATTTTATTTTTCTTGAAACAGATGAGTTCAAGAAAGCTGCTGCTGACAAAAAGAAAATAATGGGTAGCGGATTTATTAAAGAGAATTACATTCGCGGTTGGGTTAAAGAGCCCTTCACAAGAAAGTAAATTTTAAGTACCGGGCAATTCTGCCCACAACGAGGAGAGTAGAATGACACAAATATTGATAATAATCGCGTTAGTAAGTGGACAGTTTAACATTAGTCATCAGAAGATTAAAGATGATTTGTGTTTGGGTACAGTAGTTTTGGAGCAACGCGCAATAAAGCGAGTATCCCAGTTTGTATCTGAAAATTCAAACCATAGTAGGATTTTGGGTGGTTGTCACACGTACAAGACTGATAAAAAATCTACTGGCGACAAAACAAGCAAGCATAATCTAAACATACTGGCAATTGCTAACAGCAATTACGAAAGTGCGGTGATTACTTTTGGAAATTTAACCGCTTGCGAAATTGCAGCTAATAACGTAAAGAACTCTGGACAACTACTATTGAACGCACAGGGTGATTCCGGAGCTTTAGATGCCTTCTGTACCACACAAAAGGAAGATTAAGTAGCAATGAGGGTATGTGATGCGGCATTACCAGATAAGCATTCGGATCACATAACATACCCTAACTTGTTAATTGAAAAATACATATGGGTGTAGGGTAAAGAGGGTGCAAAAATGATAAGATTAACAGGTGCGGACGTAAGATTTTTTTCCTTTCCATGTGGAGAGAGGAATGTAAAAGTTAGTAATATTACGAGCGAAATTATTAATGTTAGATTTGAGTTCGATGGTTCTGACAGTATTATAGACCTTCTATTGGTTTGTGACGCCATCAAACGCTGCAATTTGAGTCTTGGTTTGTTGATAATGCATTATGTGCCCTTTAGTAGGCAAGACCGCGTAATGACTAAGGGCGAGTCTTTGTCCATCAAAGTTTTTACTGATCTGGTAAATAATCTCGAATTTTCAAGGGTACAAATTCTCGACCCCCATTCGCCAGTTACTTCAGCATTAATTAATAACTGCATATCAATTCCGCAGTTCGCAAATTTTTTCGGAGCATTATCGTGTCTAGAAAAGGGGTGGATTATTGTTGCTCCAGACGCTGGAGCCATTCACAAGTCGGAGAAACTTGCAGAAGTACATTCTGAAAATATTGGCGGGCTAGTCCACTGCTCCAAAGTTAGGCAGTTGGCAACGGGCAAAATTTTAAAAACCATAGTACATGATTATGAAAAAGTTCTTGACAAAACCTGCGTTATAGTGGATGATATCTGTGATGGAGGAAGAACCTTCATAGAGATAGCAAAGAAGTTGCGCAAGCATGGTGCGAAAAAAATAATACTTTGTGTATCGCATGGTTTTTTCACAAAAGGTTTTAAAGTTTTTGATGGATTGATAGACGAAATTTACACACCAAAAGGAAGAGTATTATGAAATTACACCCTATACATTTAACCGATTTTTATAAGGTTGGACATATTCAGCAGTATCCGGCTAAGACAACTAAAATTTATTCAAATTTAACGCCTCGCGGCGGGCCTTATTCCGGAATGGATTACACGGTCGTATTTGGCATTCAGTATTTTATTTTAGAATACTTAATGAAACAGTTTGACGAAGATTTTTTTAGCGTTAATAAAGCTAAAGTTGTTAGCCGATACAAACGCCGCCTTGATAACGCACTTGGTGAAGACTCTGTAGGCGTCAGCCATGTCGCGGCTTTGTGGGATTTGGGATATCTTCCCCTACTAATCAAAGCTCTTCCGGAAGGCACTCGATGCGACCATAGAGTTCCAATGCTTACTATAACCAACACCCACGCGGACTTTTCTTGGTTGGTTAATTACTTAGAGACTTTATTATCAACAAGTTTGTGGTTACCCATGACTTCCGCAAGTACTGCGGATAAATATCGCCAACTACTTGATAAATATGCAATACAAACAACCGGAACAACCGACGGTGTAGACTTTCAGGCACACGACTTCTCTATGAGGGGTTTACCGGGTGTTGAGGCCGCGTCTATGAGCGGTGCCGGGCATTTGTTAAGTTTCTTAGGTACGGATACCATTCCCGCAATTGATTTCCTAGAGAATTACTACGGAGCCGACAGCGATAGCGAAATCATAGGTATGTCAGTTCCCGCTACAGAGCATTCCGTTATGTGTCTAAGAGGAAAAGATAACGAGATTGAAACCTTTAGAGAATTGATAGAGGATGTATATCCCAAAGGGATTGTATCTATCGTATCTGACTCATGGGACTACTGGAAAGTTATTACAGAATTCTTACCGCAACTTAAGGATAAAATATTAGCTCGTGATGGAAAGGTGGTAATTCGGCCAGACTCGGGAGACCCGGTTAAAATAATTTGTGGCGACTACGAATCGGATGATTCCGCTATTGCTCAGGGAACTATTCAATGTCTTTGGGATACATTTGGTGGAACTGACAATGAACAGGGTTACAAAGTTCTTAATCCACATATCGGTTTGATATATGGAGACAGCATCACTTACGACCGTGCTGATGAGATTTTAAGTAATTTAGAAGCCGCTGGTTTTGCATCTAGCAATATTGTATTTGGAGTAGGCAGCTTTACGTACCAAATGGTGACTCGGGACACGCACGGATTTGCGGTCAAAGCGACTTATGGTATTGTTGATGGTGAGCATCGCGAAATCTTCAAAGACCCAAAGACCGACAATGGACTTAAGCGATCCGCAAAGGGTTTGCTTCGCGTCGAGCATGACGGGTCTATCAAAGATCAATGTACCTCGGAAGAAGAACAGGGGGGTCTTTTACAGACTGTTTTCCTAGATAGTGAAATAAAAAATATAACCACGCTGTCCGAAATCAGAGAACGTCTAAATGGGTCGTGAAAAAACGAATGTGGCTTAAGGAATACAAAGATCGAAAGACCCTTAAGGATATTTTGAATAATTTGTCTGAAGACGAATATAAACACAAGTATCTTAGGCGTACAAAATCAGGCACTCCAGTGTATAATGGCTACAGCAAGCCAAAACAAAAACAACAATGTTATTGGATAGATAAAGCAAACCAACATATAGTTTTTATAAATTTGCTAGGCGAGATAGTTGAACTTAAACCTCATGAAGTTAGTTATGAGTTGCGTACAATAGCTAGTAACTACTTTACTTCCGATTTAAGAGGGTATGACATATAAATCATAACCTGAAGAATGTAGATATGCACAAATCCAAAGGAAGGCGTTTATGAATGAAATTGAAGACTACACCTTATACAGAAAAAAGAGTTTGCAACCAATGCGTCCTTGGGATAAAGATACCGACATGACAAGGGTGTCGATATCAGCAGCCGACAGGAACAATGGTTCACCTATACCGGGAGATATGATCGCGCACAACCCGAAAGACCCGGAAGACCAACAGCTTGTTGCTGGGTTATTCTTTTTAGAAAATTACGAACAAGCATGAAAAAAGTCAAGGTAACATTTTATGGTTGTTGTGATTTCGCCGGAGTTGATATGGACGAGATTACAGAAATGGTTGATATAGATAGCATCAACCTCGATCAAATGGTCGAAGACTATGCTAATGAGTGGGCCGGGGTAGAGGGTTGGTATGAGGTACACGAATAATGAATAAATTTCAATTCTCAAACGTGGTTGTGGTAGAAGGTGATCTAATAGGTGTAGTCGTTAAATCGTGGTCAAATGGAGAGCACGATGTTTATGTTAGAGAGTATAATTCTGTAATATCTTACAAATCCTACTGCATGAAACATTTCATTTATAGTAAAAAATTATCCGAAGAAGAAGAGCAATATTACTAGGGGAAAAATATGAACACACAATATCAAATAGTTAGGAATAGGAAGTCTGAAAAATACCACATAAGAAAAAAGAGGAATATAACTATACAAGCTGGTTTTTGGAGAAAAGAATGGATAGATGAAATTGTTAGTGATATATATGTAGAATATTATTCCAAAGGCACTCCTCTACGCTACACAACGCAGTTTTTTGACTCCATAGACCAAGCCCAAAAAAGGGTTGACCAGCTTATAGTCGAGGACAAGGTTGACAACAGGTATGAGGGGGAGTGGCAACCATGAATCCAGAACTTAAACCGATGGTTGAGCGGCATAGCAGAGTTATGCGATTAAAAGAAGTTATTCGTATACATAAGAAAGAAGCCGAATATCATCTAGATATCGCGGAAAAATTAGATAAACAATTAAAAAGGTCGGAAATAAAATGACACTATATTTTGCACAGATGTTTGCTTCATATATGATACCTTACTTAGTATTTGGTAGGATAATTCACAACATTACAAAACGCAATCCAAATTGGGCAGAAGACCATACCATTCAAATATTATTTTTTGCCGTATTTGTGATTATCGGCTTAATTGGTTCAATATACTACGCTTACAAAATAATATGGAGTTTTTAAATTATGAATAGAAGAGAATTAATATTAGCCGTAGCATCAGACCTCATGGCTAAATTTCTATACTATGATAGAAAAGAAGATGAAGAATTATTTTTAGGCTGTATCGAAGCCGCCATTGATAATGAAGAAATTACGGTACAGGAAATACTTAACGTTTTTGAGAAAAATCTAAATGAAAGATAAATTTTTAATTTTTGCATTTATAATATTTTTATCCGGATGCGGCGATAAATCTGAAAAAAAACGCAGAGGCTATAGGCGGTTTAATCGATAATTGCGATCAGCTAGGCGCTACTAAAAAATTAGAACTTCAAGTAGGTAGTTTTATCGACTATATAAAATTTACTTGTGAATGGTCTGTGTTGGAAAGCGATGATGCGCAATAAAGTTGAAAATTTTATATCAGAATACTTGAACGTTTTTATATATATCCTGTCTACTTGTATGCTTATATATTTAGCATCTAAATTGGGAGATTCGTAATGTGCGATACATTTAAAGTGGGTGACACGGTATTTATATCTGATAGTGACTCTGAGGGTTGGTTCCCTGTGAAGGCTTCGGATGGACAGGATGGTACTCACTACCCTTTAGAGGTGAATGATGTTTCTTATACAGAGGAGGGAAGGATATTGGTGTCTGCTAAATACCCATCACTCCATAGAACTGACTTTACGGGTAAGGGGCCTTCTGAGAGGGAAATTGATTGGTCTAAGGTGCCTACCTATGAAGAAGTTATTGGGTTCACTGAGAAAAGAGCAACATATTTAGGGGCTCTGGGTAGTTACTTCTATTACATTTATGAAAATGAGAGGGAGCCAAGTTATTGTGGAATAGCTCCCACCTTCCCAGACTCCTTCATAATACCTGACGCTTGGTACGAAACATGATCGATATCTCCCAAGGTGATCTCCAAGAATTACTTGCAGAGGTACGTCAATCCGTACCTTGTAATTGCAACAATGATGGATGGGAACCACAGCAGTGTCAATGGTGTGACGAGTTTGGCAAACTGGTAGAGGTAGCGAAGATATGAGGAAAGAATATCAAGAAATACAGTTCGCGGCTAATATCTTATTGAGCTTAGAACAAACATGTATGCGTGAAATCGATAGGCAACAAACGAAGTTCGAAACCTATCAAAAATCCAGAATAATATTGGAGAAGGCGATGGAGAAACAGCGTAAACTGGATATCCACCTAGAAGAGGCTGATGATGAATAAGCCACTAACTCCACGTTTCCACGGCAACGGATTCATACAAGTTTATATGTCCCCAGATGTGCGTTTGCATATATGGAGCAAAGACTTCCCAGCTACCAGAGTGCAAAACGCTCGGATACATGACCATAGATTTACATTCAACAGTACCGTGTTAATAGGTACGCTGCGGCATGAAATGTTTGCAGTAAAGACTCACCATGACGGTAACGCCGATTTATGGCAACAAGGTACTCCCGGTAGTAAGAGTAGCAGGCTTGAATTAATCGGCCCATGTTTGTGTAGCCGTATTGGCGCTACATTTTACGAAGCCGGTACTACCTACGGTTACGGAAACCCCGGTATGTTTCACGACAGCTCACCAGACTCAGACTTAGCGGTTACGATGATGGTAAAGACCAGTGTGGTCGATGGATACAGAGCCCAGATAGTGTGCCTTGATCAGGGGTCTGATATAGAGCACGCCTTCGACAACCAACCGGACGAACAGGATATGCGAGAAGAAGTCGGACGGGTAATGAGGTTGTTAATATGACAATGATGGAGCACATAGACGTATTTGTTCGCTTTGAATACCTCGGAGCATGGATGATATATCAGAGCATAGTTGCGTGCGAGGTAGGGTTATGACCAGATGGATAGACGGTACTTTCTGGGCGGAGGTAGACCTTCATGACTGAAGCAGAACAACTAGCCAAATTTTTCCACGAGCAGTATGAAGAGCTGGCACCAACATTCGCATACGAAACGAGGAAGGCCAGTGCAGTAGCTTGGGAAGACGTACCCGAAAATAATAAGCAGTTGATGATAGCCGTGTGTGCGAGAGTCATGCTTAGAGAACTTGGTAGAAGAGTTAGGGGGTAGTATGGATGAAAAGAAAGTAGTGTGGCCTGAGTCAACCTTAATCTGTGATAAATGCGGAATCGAAAGCCTGCCCTTCACCATAGATATTAATCTGGTTAAAAAGAAGTGTATATTGTGTGGATTCCCTTTACTCACCCAAAAGGAATACGATCAGCATTACGTACATGTACTAAAGGTAACGGATTGGATCAACAAATACCTCTCTTGGGTTCCTTGGCTAACTTGTACATACAAAGATTCTAAGGCTGGTAGAGCGCATAAATTATGAGTGAAAATATGTATAAATACTACGCAGGAATTGGAGCACGCAAGACACCAGACAACGTGTTGAGACTCATGGGCGGAATAGCTCATAGGTTTAACAAAAAAACAGATGACAACTGGATACTGCGTTCAGGTCATGCAGATGGAGCAGACTACGCTTTTGAGAGTGCCGCTGATCGAGCGGAGATATTTAAACCTTGGGCTTCACACAATTTGCACCTAAAAGAGTTTTCATATCTACTCTATTACTACAACGTCTCGGATGAAGCTTTTGGAATGGCAATGGATTACCATCCCGCGTGGGGTAGGTGTTCAGACGCAGCTAAGCTGTTCCACGGACGTAATATGCACATCATGTTCGGGGAGAACTTAGATACGCCGGTTGACGTGGTAATCTGCTGGACACCCGGAGGAGAAGTCAAAGGTGGTACGGGTCAGGCCCTAAGGGCGGCTTTGGATCACGGAATTAAAATTATAAACCTTGGAGAAAAGAGATGAGCGATATAGGAATATTAAAAAATAGGGTAGAATGTTTATATCTACACAATAGTGCAATTTATCATAAGATCAATTTAATTACTGACGAAACGGAATCGGGATTTTTAATGGGAGATGTCCAGGAAAACGACTTCGAAATACAAGTTCTGGAAGAGTATATAAGTTATCTGGAAGAAGAATGAGAAAAAATATATGGAGTGATAGACGATGAGTCAAGCAGGAGGCCCATGCACCTGTGGAATGTGTAATGGTACGCTGCGATATGGATTTCTTCCTTCAGAGGGATTTAACATATTGTATTGTTCAGACTGCAAAATAGAGGTTAAACCAATACCAAAAAAGATTGTAATAAACAACCCCGGAGGAGATATGAATTCAAATAACCCAGTTAAAGTGGAACTAAATCAGATAGAAAGCTCCACCACGCTAATAATTGCAGCATCTAAACTAATACTGGCTGTTAAAGATGGCCACAGTTTGACAGGTGCGATGTCCAGATATACAGACGTAATTACTGAAATGTTCCACCTTCAGAAAGATAGTGGGGCGGAGTTATGAGTCTTGAAAAAGATACAACCAAAACAATTGCAGTAGAATTCTTTCAATGGTGGTGGAACCAACCTCTCGGAAAAAACACAGAAGAAGGTTTCGAAACTTGGTGGGAACAGAATGGGAACAGATTTCCCGCTTTAGAATGCGACTGGGCGGGATGCCCTTCTTTAGAGGTGTCATGTGTACCAGCCGAGGAGGATTAAGAAAAAGAATGAGCGACCACGTTCACGAAATTATGCTATTGGAGGGTATCTATAAAAGAGCCGCAAAAGGCGCTGTGGATGAAATGAATAATTTTATTGCCACATTTGGAAGTGCCTTTATCGCTTACGAGTACCCGGAGCTACGTTGGCAAGGTAGGCCAAGTGTTCATAAAACTATGGCGTATTTAATGAAGCAAGAATCCAAGAGGTAGAGCATGAGCAGAAAAGAGCATTGCTATACTATTTTTCAGCTAACCGTGTGCGCCAGTTTCTTTATGGTGAATGTGGCGGCGTTCCTACTGCCTATATTGTTGGAACCAGACCCGATTCGTGGGCTTAAAGTTCTTCTTTTTGCGTGTTGGTTTTTGATACTGGTTTCGTTGCTAGTCCCATTTACTTCGCGGAGGTAGAGCATGAGTGAACTAAAACCCTGCCCGTTTTGTGGTGAGAGGAAAGAGTTAGATTTTGAAATACTGCCACAGACTAACGGAAAACATTTGCACTATATTTCCTGCGGTAATTGCGAAACAGATGGGCCAGCGGGGAGTTTAAGCAACAAGCAAGCCGCCATTTTATGGAACCAACGCCTCACCCCGGTCAAAGACAATACGATTGCGGAAGGTGTATGAGCATATAGCAAATAAATATATACTTAATGCTAGTGAATAAAGGGCTGTGGGCAATATGTAAGGGTATGGAGAAATAATATGTGTTATATTTGCGGAAGGGACAACTGTTGTTCTATATTTCATGACTTCGAAGAGCAAGATTGTTACGCAGACGCTGAGATAGCATACGCCAATTTTCAGCGTGTCCATCAGGAGTGTTTTGAGAGATATTGGGAAAATAGGCGTTTTCGGGAATTGAAGGGTAAAGAGTGAAATATGAGACTGTATGAATCCATGAATGAATATGCAATTCCAGTAACTCATTACCGGTGTGATACGTGTCATGTGTTTTATTCAATTTGTCCAGCCCCAACTTCAGATGAGCACTGGCAAAATTGTATGGCTCCAGATTGTGAAAGTTATGATCCTTCGAGAGATTTGGATGATCGGTTTGGGCTCTAAAAAGAATTTGTTTAAATTCAATGAGTTATGGTCATATTTTTTATAAGGGGTGTGGGGCATATGTAAGGGTTGTGGAATAAAATGTGTAAAATGTTTCATGACCGGCTTGGAACATATTGCACACCCCTCTAAGCTATTGACAGACGATATTCCCCTAATGACAAACTCAAAGCCGTATCATATACCTTACCTCGCAGTCAACACATTTAACAATTTATTTTTCATATCATTATACACACTGATTCTCTTATCCAGTACCCTATCCAACACCTGCACCAGAGCACGCCTACTACGCGCTAGTACGCATGTATACTAGCGCACGCCTATACTAGCTTATCGTCCAGTACAGACCTGTACGTGCGTCGTGTGAGTAATCTGTATCAATCGGTTTATCCCATTGAGAGTACAGTTTGCCGATTACCTCACTACCGCCGGCCATAAAGTGAAGCGTGCAGATACGTTCTACGTTCACATGTAGAATGCTATGCTGCCCCCACAGTAAACCGGTCTTAATAGCCTGTAATAGACCATAGTCGGTACTGCCGCATACTGCATAGCTATCCTCTGCCATACCTTCATAGCAGCCATCGATATGCCTGTGGTTAGTGTTGGAAAGGTATCCACTCAATACATTGCTACGAATGCTGTTATCTGCATCAGAGAGGTGAGACAAGCAAGCAGATACAAAATAGACGTGCTCTGCTACGTTACAGCCAGCTATAGGCTTGATCTCTTCTAGGCTGGTGCGTATCTCATGGTACGTATACCAGCATATAGCCCCCATAAAGGATATAGATATTAAGAAGGTAAAGAATGCTTGGATATGGTTCATTTTGATACTCGTTTTAATTAAGGTACAGTCATTATGCGCCTCGCACTCACAGAGTCAAGAAAATAAATAAAATAAAAAGCTTGTATTGGCGTGTAAAGCTGGTATAGTGGTTGTATGTTCTGGTTAACGGGAGAGACAAACACCAAGGCTACGCCAAATAAATAGCTGGCACGGTTCTTGATGCAAAACATTCTTATTAGTGAATTTCTGACTTAGCAATGCCATTGTACCGGTATAAATAAAACGCCTTAGAACGCAATACAGGGAGCCAGAGACCTATAAATTGAAAGTCAACACATTTCGAAACTAAATTAATTCAAATAACGCTTGACTTTCGCCAATTGCGTTCTAAACAGTTTTATTTTCGCGAACGTAGCTAAGCTACCTTCAGTCAGATATGCCCGCCCACAAAGCATTTCAGAGCCTCGAAAATAAATGACTTATTTTTACTCAATCGGTTGACAGACTATAGAGTACTTATGATAATGGGGGCCAATTCAGAGGAAAACGAAAATGGATAGACTAGAAAAGCGTAAACAACTGCAAAGCGTAAAAGCAACACTTGATCTATTGCGGGCTGAACTACAACACGTCAAAACATGGGAGATCGGTTTTCTGATTTCGCGGCGCATGATAGATATCACGCTCAACAATATTAAGTACGATATCCGGCAATTGCTAGCAAGTGAAAGCAGACTCAATAAAGAATTAGGAATTTAAAATGTTTAACACGCACCAAAAGAAAATAGGCGTATTCGCCCAAACTAACCCAGAAAACATGGCTAGAGTTTATCAATTCGTATTAGCTACTATTCAGCAAAATTTAAACCAAACTCCAGATATTATGGGCGACATAGATAATATCAAAGAAAGCAGTAAATACCTTTTTGGCTTCAAACAAAGGGCTTGGAACTATTCACAGGACAATATGCAAGGCATTTTCGACACTACCATGCGTATACACCAACAAAGCAAAACCGAGTCTGATGCGGAGCACGCGCTTTTGTTGTACTTTGCTGGCTTGCCGGGCTTAGGTGTAGTTAAAGGTGGTTTTATGATTCAATTGTGCTTTGGATTGTCCGGCTGTATTGATTCACACAATATCAAGCGCTTTGATCTTAATTCAAATACATTCAGCGCCGCTAGATTCAAGAATGCTAAAACCGATAAACTCAGAAACAAAATCATTTCTGATTATCATAAACTAGTCAATAATATAGGTGGTTGCGAGACACTTTGGAATTCATGGTGTGAATACGTAGCAGACCGCAACAATAATATATATGGGAGCGGATACGATGTATCTGCACTACATGTATCGGCAATTTTGCCACAATAAAGGGGAATAGAAAAATGAGAGTCGAAATAACGTTAGAATTTGACGAAAAACCAACGAAAGCGGATGTATACGAATATCTAAAAGAGGCAATGTATAATAATGATCTTCGATATGACATCGAAGGCGAATTAGACAGCCAGTTACCGGAGGATTTATGAGCAGATCAAAATTAAAAGCATTTCAATTAGCATTAGCGCATTCAGAATCAGCGCAGGACAAGCTCTGGCAACGAAAAGCAAAGCAAGCAAGGCTGGACAAGTCTAATGCGTTGAAGCGTAGCAGGGAGCTGGTATAGTCCAAAACAAAATCTAAAAAGGGCTTTCATTAGCCCTTTTTTTATGCAATAATCAATTTCTACTAACCAATAAGAGCAATTAACATGAAAGCAACACAAATTCAAGCAACTGGCGGCATTCAAGCACATAGTATAGATACAGATCATTATCCTTATTCAGCTCAACCTGATGCATTAAGCCATTTCAATGGTGGCGAAGCATACCGCGTATATTTTCTTTTGGGGAATGATGGGGGCAGGGCCGAAAAATTAAATTGGGTCTGGCATAAAGGTTATATGCCTTTCCCGTTTGCGAGTTATGCGTTTGATGCGGCTAAAGCATTAAACAAAGATTATTACGCAGACCAATAGCCGCCAAACTCTCTCTAATGCCCCTCACGGGGCATTTTTTTTACCTATCATATCGCCCCTTTAATATAAAAAGTCTCTTCCCGTAGGGAAACAAGAATGTGTAGCTCTACAGACCGCATTATCATTGAAAACACAAATTAAATCCCCAACGATTTTTTTCTCAATAAATAGCTTGTTTTTGATGTTTTTTTTAGGTTATAATAGCTTTGGCGCTGGCAGATTCGGCGAAGATAAACACCGAACCTGTCTAATATTTAAGAAACTACAGCAAAATCAACACGTTACTATAATTTTAGCACAAAAAAACAATTAAAGCGTATATTTATTTAATCTGAAACTATTGACATCCGGAAAGTCAAGGTTTTGAGGTGAGAAATACGCAAATAGGCATAATATTCTGTTTAAAGGGGTTTTGGGGGTATATTATTCTGTGAAATTAGCCAATAGGGGAATATTATTGCGTATTGTAAATAAAATGCATATAGGGCTTGCTAAAATTGTGAAAAAATTCCATTTTAGCCACAAAATATTTCTTTTCGCCTTATTCGGTATACTATAAAAATCTATATACGCACCATATACGCCTTATACAGCCCATTCTGACACGCTTTAAACCCTAACCTATACCACGCTATTACTTTTGAAAACACCTCTTACAGGATACTACAGAGTCTCTAACCCCTATATAGAAATAAACCATAAATAGCTATACATGGCGTACCACCTATGTTCTAATACATTTCCTATCAATCAATAAGGTATAAAAGGATTTGAATAAAATATAACATCCAAAAGTAGTATCCCGCAGCTTTGGATTCTGAAGAAGAACTGTTCCTGCGTGACCATATTTGAATATTAAGATATTGCTATATACGAATATTCAAATATTAAGATATTACTATGTTTAAATATTAGGATATTATTATGTCTGTATATTTGAATATATCCCCAGAGGTCTTCATTTTTTTCTCTATTAAGAAAGCTCCCCTTTTATAAAAATTTATGGAACTCAAAATCCAAATTGCTTTCTCTTCCTTTCTTATATCCGAAAAGAAATACAATGAATTTAAGCCCGGTGGAGACGTTTTAGTCATTATCTGGGTAACGGGGTTCCTTTTCATTTTAAATACAGCCACAGAGCCCACATAAGCTTCTACATATCCATTTAACCATTTTTATAGGTACATAAAACAAATAACAACCTTTAAAGTGGAATTGAGCTAATATCAAAGGTAAAATGGGTCATATATTCCCAATAAGAAAGTATGTAGATTGATGTATTCCAAAAAGTAATAGATATCTGTTTTTAGGTGATTTACTATGCTTTATTAAGATACTACGTCGTCTAAAGTGTAACGCGGTGTGGGATTGTTTATAGTAAGTCATTGATAATTAAGATATAAATACAGTTGGGTTTATATAAAAGCTGGTTTAAGTATTTATCTGCTTGGGAGGGGTGTTTTAAGAATAGGTGGGTTGGGTGTAGTTGAATGGGCTGTTATCTCTTTTGGAGCTATGCTTATAACTCATTGAAAACATTAAGGATTGATATATATTGGTAGTTCCTGAAAATGCTGGCATAGCATGAATTACTTTTTCATTTTCAGGTTTGGGATGACAAAAGCCATGATACTATAATACCCAATAACCAAAAGTTTTAACTGAATATATAACAATTCAGATTGGAGGTCGGGGTCATATGGTAAAACTATCGATATAATAGAGGTTAATATTAGCCCTATCATTGCTACGGTTTGAAAAATTTTAGCTAATGCATTCATAATACCTGCCCTACGTCCGGTATAGTCAGGCCGTAGTTATGTGATATGCCGGCCATTATTTCTTTATATTTTTCTAAGAAGCGGGAATTATTTATATCCTTAGAAAAGTCGTGAGCTTTTTGCAAAAGTACTACAAAATTTGCATTATTAACGGCTATAGGGTCTACATCTTCTGGGAAATCTTTGATTACGTTACAGAAGTCGTTTTCCTCCATTTGTGGGTGATAATTGATTATAAATGGTGCGGCAGCACAAGATAAGCCAGAATCGCTTTTATAGACACATAGACTGTTTTGTATGCTAGGCTCACCCTGCCGCATGATATGCAAGTAAGAGGTGTCAAATAGTTTCTGTTTTTCTTGTTTACTCATTACACATTCTCCTGTAGGAATTGATTAAGTTTCCCGTAGGTTGGGGCTATCTTTTCCGCTGTTGAGGGGGTACTTAAAATTCTTACCACTTCCTCTGGTAATTGTAAACGGAATCTGTTTTCTACGTTCCTGAGAATTTTACTATCAAAAGCCTTATAAGCTTGATCTCGGGTAAAACCGTTTGATACATAGAAATCTCCAATTGAACAAGCGCCCCAATGACTCCGATGATTTATTTCTTTATCTTTTGGTTGTCCAGATACGAATTTTTTAAAGTTTGTATATGTTAGTTTTGATTTAGCCATAATGCTATACCCCTATGAAATTTGTTTTAGGTGTTAGTTATTAATACAAGAAATATACACGCTACACCCATCAATGTCCAGCCCAAAATGAAATCTTTTATTCGCTGTTCGTTTTTCAAAATGGGCCAAACTGATGAACCGGCAAACCTACAGGGCTCGTAACTTGATACATTCGGTTGAATTTACCTTTACCAAGGATAGTACGGACTTCGTAATCGGTCTCGCATTCGAATTCGTTTTCAACGAAAGTGCGAGCCGGTAAGACTTTTACCCCTCCGGCTATAGGCTCTGCCGATAGTCCGTTTTGCCATTCTTGAGTCGTTACAACATAATTGGTTTTTTTGATTATTTTCATAGTATCTCCGGTTAATTATTTTGAATTTCGTACTGTATTTTCAATAAATGCAGAATCAACATAGTTTCCGTACCTAATTTCGTTCCACCGCGAGTATTTAACCAGTGTGTTTTAGCTTCGTCCATAGTAAAATTTCTACAGCCCGCTTGAACATGCGGTTCTGATTCGAAATAGTCGATATATATAAAGCTATACCCATCAGACCTTGTAATCCCATAACAAACCTGTCGATTTTTTAATATTGCCTCACCACACATATAGCTGCGGTTATATATCCTACTGAGGTCATACATCCTACTATTACCACACATATAGCTGCGGTCATACATCTGGCTGCGTTCATGCATCCTACTATTGTCATGCATATGGCTGTGGTTATGCATCTGGCTGTGTTCATGCATCCTACTATTGTCATGCATCCTACTATTGTCATGCATCCTACTATTACCATGCATCTTACTATTACCATACATCCTACTATTACTATACATCTTACTATTACCATGCATCTGGCTGCGTTCATGCATCTTACTATTACCATACATATGGCTACAGTCTAATACTTCAGCATATAAACCAACATACGCAGTTTTTGCGACATATGCAGTTTCCGCAACCCACCCACCCCCATTCGGATGCTTATGCGCAAGAACTTTATGCCCATTAGAGAATTTATGCATTTGAGTTTTATTTGATTCAATAATCATTAAAATTTCTCCCGCTTTCTATCCAGTCATCAATCAAATCAATTACAGCGTCTTTTTCGGTACATCCTTGACCGATTGGATGATAATTCGCATCTGGAGCGCCATCGTAATCGTCAAATGTTGCTACAAAAGAATTATACAAGCAAGCGTGGGGATGGATATTGATTTTAAGAGATTTCATAGCTAAACAACACTTTTGATTAAATCGTTTTGGATAGTTACTTTAGCGAAGAACTCACGCTTGTAACCAGTAAGGTGAGGGCGGTTGCAACCAGCAAAGGTGCCATTGCTTAAGTACTCAGGCCCAAACATCGAAGTTTCGGTATATTGTAATCGGTTACCAATATTTTCTTTAAGTTCTTTCTTGCTTTGGTAGTTAAGTATCATCATGGGCGTGTTCCTTTTAATGTTTATATTGTTGATGTTATTTACTATACCCCTATAAATACTACAGTCAAGGATTATTTTTATATATTAATTACATCCAGATTAGCCAAATTATGTAAATTATCGGAGATACAAAAATAACTCCTAGAGATAAGAAAAGTATTGTCAGTACCGCTACAGCGGTTTTAGGAGAATGTATTTCAAAATTATATCGCGAAAATCTTATAAAAAGAAAAGATATTACAAATGTTAAGCTAGCCGTTAAAAGTACCTTCACTAAATCTTCCATACTTACCTCCCAATATTATATTTATTTATAAGCCAGCCTTAATAGCGCTAGCTGCTGTTTTTTCAAGGTATTCGGTAAACCCTTTTACAGACAAATCGTAAACACTTCCGTCTTTAAAGTATGGCGTATTAAAAATTTGGATATGGGTTTCATACCCCTTTATATGAACTGGTATACCTTCTACCTTGCCAGTAAAAAAATACCAGTCCGAAAATTTATTCTTTACGCTTTTACTGTGGTCGCGGCGTAACTGGTTAATCTGTTTAACGAATTCTTCTTTATTCATATATTTACCCATTTATTTTATCTTTGATAGTGTTAATATATAGCATGGGACGTTATAGTCAAGCTTTATCTTAAATTTTTAGTTCCCCATATTCCCATAAACTTAATACCTTTTTAGTGTGTATTCTACGAGGCATTTCAAGAATATCCCGTAGTTTATCATGCATATTAGGCTCTGCTAGAGTCAATATTCCGGATAGTGCAAATATTTCTTTACGAAATACCCTCCAAAAATCAGGGTCATTTTCTTTAATACTAACGGCATTATCAATACAATCAGCTACCTTGATTGTTGCAACCTCGATTGACTCAAGACCCTGAAGCAATAGGAATTTATTTCTTGTTATTTCTTTTCTAGCAGCTCGATTCGGGCCACCTTTTATATATGGTATGTCGGTCATAACGTCAACGTATCGACCAACTACATCCCCAAACTTTTTATAGATTTGTTCCGATGTAACATCACAATCTTCAACCACATCGTGCAATAAGGCGGATTGTATAGCTTCTACAGAAAGTCTAGCATCGCTTACACGCTTCGCTACGCGTTTAGGGTGCTCTATGTATGCCTCACCCTCTCCAAAGCGCCTTAACTGCCCCTTGTGGGCCTGTGTGGCGAATTCCTCGGCCATTCGTATGCGCATCGCATCAGATTTATACCTTAAGATGGTTTCGTTTCTTAAACTTCTACCAGTACCTATCGCTTGAGACATTATAAATAACTCACCTTTCTTAAGTCCACCACATTCAAATTTACTCATAACTTACTCCGCACTGATAACGTTTTCAATAACTTGGTCTATTGCTACATACCCAACTTCTTTAATTAATATTACATAAAACACGAAAAATATTCCCAATGCAATTGTTGTTCTTGGATTTTTAGGGTAGTTTCCTTTTGTTAATTCTATAACGATAAAGAATACAAATGAGAGGGTAATAGCTACCAAAATGTAATACGACATTATAACTTTTCCTTTAACCCAATCCTGATCCAGAATTGTCCTAACATGTAATCGAGATTAGGTAATGAATTTTTAAAAACGCATGACAAAAATATAGGCGTATAACCTTCTCTAGTCGCAAACCAAGATGTATTTTGGTTATGCTGACCCCTGCAATTGGTACGGGTGTACAATTCCCAGCCCTCAGATTCAATTTGGTCAACCAATTTTAGTTCACTTATCATCTAACAGCCTGTCCACCTCTTCGTGGCTCGCGCCCAACACCATTTTTGCGTACCCTACTGGATCATTGATGCCGCCATTAGCAATTTTCGTTAAAGTCTCCCAGTACAATAAACGCTTTTTATATGGGCGTTGTGAAATTTCCCGCTCCATTTCCCATTTGGCGTCTTGTTTATCCCTACGCGCTTTTACTTTATCAGGATGATGCATTAAACAGTAACCATCTTTCTTGGCGTTGTTAGTGCATTGGTTGAAACTCCAGAAATCTCCCCTTATAGACTCTTTGCATTTACCCTGTACCGCTGGAGTCCCATTAGTATTACCAGCCCACTTTCCATATACCCTTTTATTTTCAGTGTCCATAGTTACACCCTATAACCCAAAGTTCACCATCTACCAGTGCAGAGCCTTCCCAGAATCTGCAACACCCAGTTTTAACAGATGCTATGAATTCCGGCTTACCATATCTATCCGATACCCTGTATGCTCTAAGGTTGTCGGGGTAATTCAAATAACATCTAGCGATTTGGTATTCGATTTCTTCTAACACGTTTTTTGGTATCTGGAATTTATTCATAAATATACCCCCTACAACAAAGTTAATAGATAAAGTATACCAACTAATAATAAAGGCCATAAAACTATAGAAACGACTTCTCGGCATAATATCTTACCGGCTTTAGAATCCCGAGTCATGACGGATCAAACTTTGTAGTTACTTGTTCGGTTACTAAGCTAACCCTATAACTTTTTAGAAATTCTGTCGCATCTTTGATAGCGGCTTCTTGAGTCTCAGCCTTAATGCCGTTGAAATTCAATTCGAATCTAAATTCTGGGCCATTTCTTTTCCCCGTTGGTTTAAACTGTACATCAAATTGTCTCATATACTTTACCTGTTTATTTGTAACTATTGTGAACTCTAAACCACACTATGTCAATTTATTATTTAAGAAATTACACCACCCATTACATAATTTAAGAACCCCTGATTCACTCCGTAATCCTCTGGGAAGTCGATTAAAGAAGAGCATTTAGCGGGGCCATACACTTCCAAATATGTCTCTAGAGCTTCTGGCGAGTCCAGTACGACGTGCTTACCATTTTCTGTATCGGTTATAGTACCGATAATTTTTTCATCTCTAATTGTTATGTATCCTGATTTCATCATACTATTCTCCTAATTCCCAATTTTCATCATAAGCTATATATTCTTTTAGTTCACCATAAGTTTGAAATTCATCCATTCCAAAAAGTGCATCGTAAAGATCAAATGGCAGAACCGAACCCAATTCCCCTATCACATTTCGAATTTGTTCGCCATTTAAGGACTTACCCTGTATAGAGCTTTCATGTCTAACGAAAAGCCCTAACGCACAGCTACAAAATGGCCCTAATTCCGGATGTGGCGTGTGATCTATTTTTCTATTACCATGATTGGTTTTTACCCAAGCGTAGAATTTCTCTTTGGTTTTGTAACTCATACTATCCTCCCTTCCCAGTACGCTTCTTTAAGTAAAGCGAGCGCTTCTGTTTTTGATTATGTTAGTTTACTCCTGTAAAAGCTGGAGTCAAGATTTATTTTAACCAGCTTCTACCTTATTAACATCAAAGCCAATAATCTGCTTATCTTTAATTTTCATCATATTCTCCCAGTTCAACCCATCCCAACTTAACAAGTTCAAGAAGGGGTGATAAATTCTTTACAGATAATACCGTTAATTCGTACCGGTATTCCACGCTATCATCTGTCATCATAGCCTTATTCTGTTCTACGTACTTTGTGACGTTCAGATTGACTTCACCGGTCTGCATATCAAGCTGTACCCGAATGAATCCATGCTTGGTTGTGGGTAGAGGTACTTGTTTGTCATAGTACCGCTTGAACCACTCAAAGAATGCACCTTCATAATTGGTCAGTCTATCTATACTAACATCTCCACCCTTTTTCCATATGCGGGTATATCCTTTACTCCACTGCATGTAGTTGCCAGCGAAGAGCTTCTGGAATTCATATCCCATATTTTTTAGTTGTGAATAGTCACCTGTGAATTTAATATACTTCATGTAAACAACTCCCAAATATCGTCATGGATTGCCTCTAAAACTTTAGGTGCTAAGTCGCGTACCAGAACGTTGCGTTCGTACAAAAGGTTATCATGCTTATCACGCCCGTAAGTATAGTCGGTATTAATTAGGAACATAAAGAATATTTCATCTTCTCCGCTATCATTTCTAGGGTTATCTGCCTTATAATATTGAACCCTAATTTTATAGTAAAAATCAAAACCTTCTTGTATATGATCTGAAATGTAGTTATGCATTTCTTCACGCAATTTATTTCCGGGGGTTTCGTTAAATTCTGGCATCATAGGAAAGCCTTCGAATGTAGGCTGGATGCGCTTAAATTCGTTGTAATCATCTTCCAATTGCTGGAAGTGTTTCAAAATATCAAAGCCCGGTTCTTCGTTTAACGCTCGAAGCTTATCATTCTCTTGGATGAAATCATCTATAGCGTCTTTATTGGCACGCTCTAAATGGCCGGAAAGGTATTCATTTTCTATTTTACTAAAACCCCGACATTCCGCAAAATATGCATTGTCGTGGCACGTTAAAGCCAAACCACCATTGGTAAATGCTATAAAACCGTCGTACGAATCTGCACTTATATCATCAATGATAACATTATAACAGTCGGCGTCCATAAATTCTTGACCGATTTGTTCGAGCCAAGCCTTTAATGTATCCTCGTATTTATATTCCATTTTGCTCATAAGCGTTGCCCGTTTTGTTTCTGATGGCTACACTATATACAGGTATATAAGGATTGCAAGCTTTATTTATAAACTTTTATTTTCTTTATTTTGTGTAAGTATTCTGGGTAAGTATAGGAGGCATACTCTAAAGCATCTTCTTTGGTTTTATGTATAGAGTCTATATACCTATTTACATCCCCATCATCTATATATAGCAACCACCGAATTTTCCCTTTCTTTTTCTTCTTCTTTGTGTTAGTGTTCGAGGTTGTTGTAGTTATCGTAGGCACGTCCTCTGGGAGAGGTTGTACCTGCGAGAATGGCACCTGTGTGTATTTCAACTGATCGGAGGGTTTTATCTTCCAGTACCAACCTATATCACGACTAATGACGCCAGTGCGTTGCTTTTCTGCAAGCGCAATACCGTATGTTCGTATATTAGAATCTTTGCATATACTAATATCTGTATATACTTCGATACCATCGCCAATATCGACTTTAAAAGAGCCGGGGCCATGCACACCCAAATTTCCAGTTACTAAGTAGTGGTCTGTTATATGAAAATTTTCATTAACTGAAATTTGTTTTCGATCCGACTCCGCATCTTTTATTTTTTTTCGTAATGCAAAAAGTTTAGAATTTTCCTCACCTAGCCTGCGTACAACATCATTCTTTTCGCGTATAATTTTGTTAATATAAGTCTTATCTTGTTGGGATAAATGTCTAGAATCCCTTAAGCGTTTAGATGTTTCGGAAATATATTTCTCTCTATGCCTAATCTCACCCCAAAGCTTTTCTATATTCCTTTTAAGACTTTTTATTTCATTTCTAAGCTCTCTGTTTTCAACATAAATTTGATTAATATGGGAAGTTTTTTCGGCAAATATCTCGTCTGAGGATTTGTTACTATCTTTATTGTTGTAACCCTTTATAGATTCTTGCTTCAGAGTCGGTTCGCCTGATATGCGCCTTTCTAAATCGCCTATCTCCAAATTTGTAGCTTCGGCCTTATCACACTCCTCGAAATATCTTTTACGTAATGCGTAAGAAATTTTTGCAAGATCACTTTTGCTGCTTTCAAAAAGTTTTTTCATAAAGTTTACCTTAAAACATTTAGACTATATTTTACCATATAATGCTGGGCTGGCATGAATTTTGTTTTACATTCTATTATCTAATTGCTGGTGAATTAGTACCTATAATGGTTAATCAAACTTCACGTCTGGATAAGCGTGGTGCATGAGCCTGTCAAACTCGTCACACCATTGACATTGCTGTGGTTCCCAGCCATTTTCGTTTGAACCTATTGGAATAACCCCGCTGCCGTTACACTCTGGGCAATGCCATGATCTGAAGTTCAAGCAGAACTTACTCGAAGGTTGGTCACTCATAGTTATTTCTCCATAGGGTTATCTGTGTGGGTCATAACTCAAACTCAAGATCGTTATTATCAAGCGGGCAATGGCGTCCTGTTTTCATCGGCTCATCTTGGCGATTTTGAGGACATAGATTCCAATTGCACTCACCATCCCTTCCAGAGTGACAATGATCGAACGTGCTATCGTAAGTAGAGAATCCTAATCCTTCATCTCTTTCTACTGCCTGACATTTTTCACAACGGCGATAGGAGTATAAATGTGGCTTTAACCAGTGATATGCCTGCCAAACGTGGAGGCCATAGCTACATTTTAATTTATCGAATATTTTAATTTGAGTTACCCTCTATAGTGTTATCTGGGGTGGGGCGTATTGCTCGACTGGCTTCTCTGCATTCTTCGTCATGCCCACAACCACCACACTGGTTGCACCAATCACAAACAACCCAATCTTTGTTCTCGCCTCTACTCCAGTCATGTAGTCCGCATTGGTTGCAACCCAAGTATCCTTGATCATCGCACCACCAACCGAGGTCTCGCAATCGGGAGGGGATTTCCTCGAAGACTTTTCCTTCGTTTGCCCACTTATCTGCTTCTGGGGCTCTACGGGCGGTAGTTTCTATATATTCATATCCGTCCAAACCCACCGCTCTGGCCTTGTTACGAGTAGGTGCATAGACCAGAACGTTATAGTCACAATCTGCATCCAAAATGTAGGCTTTGTTTTGTGCTTCACTCATATCATTCCCTCCCTGTATGGGTATTCAATCCTCCTCAGCAGGCACACATGACCCCTCTAAAGCGCCTGAATCACCTTCGTGTTTGGGTAGTACCCGAACGGCATACTTTTTATTAGTTTTTAGGATACAATAGCTATTTAGCCATTGTGTTATCACTTGTGTTGCTAGATATCCTTCAAAACTCATAAGGCATATCCTTTATATATCTATCTTTTGTTATTGTTGGCGTTAACCCTGTATTAGGAATTTCAGCCATAGAGCTACATATTTTTACGTAGTTATGCAAAATCGTATATCTTCCAAACCCGCTTTCATTTAAAGCTTTCAAAATGTTCTCAACACCTTTCTTTGACGCATCTTGGTCGTGTTTAGGCCAAGTATACGCCAAATCTTTTTTATATCTTTTCAAATTGTCACCGGAAAATATGGTAGTGGCGACAAAAAGTATTGAGCTGCATGGGGAATTGATAATTACTTGATTTAGTCCTTGCGAATAAACTGGTATTGAAAATGCTAGAATTATTATAAAAATTATTTTTTTCATATATTATATTTATCCTCTTCTTCAATGGCTATCTCTATAACGTATAATGGATATTCGTTATCTAAACTCCGAGATATAGTATTCCAGCTTTGATCGTAATAGTCAATAGATATTTTATTTAATTTTATTTTAACTTCATGTGTGGCGATAATGCGATCTGCTGTAGATTGTTCAGTAAGACTTTCCGACGCAGTATCTACCGGATCATTGGGGTTTGAAAAATCCCAACCCCCGCTAATTATCAGTTGCCTCGCTATAATTAGCAATTCTTTATTACTTAGCATTATCTTTAACCTTTATATTTACTGCGTATATTAAGGGAGTTTCGACAAATTCTCTATATTCAGTGTTATATATATACAAATATATATAGTAAAATTCTTGCAAGAACCTAATCGGCCAAATTGCCGTTGTAGATATTAGTATAATAAAAGTGGTAAACATATGAATTTTAATAGGAAAAAATGGTGGATATAATAACGTCTTAATACCCGGCAAAGTTAACATCCTCGACAGGACGAATAAGGCAACGCAAATTCCTATTTCTAGATAAAGTAAAATATAATATAGCATTATATAGACTCCTCATTGCCGCTAATGATTGGCAAACCACCATGCCTCAACCTATAAAGCTGCATAGATGCGTAATTTCTGGATAACCCCAAATCATTAGATATTTTAGACTCTTCTGTCTTACCATTTTTAAGGTATATATAATCCCCACAAACCTTAAATAATTTTTTACGAGCATTTAAGACATCTTTGGTTAAATGATCTCTATACTCATTAGCCTCTTTTGCGTATGAAAATTTTTCTAGAATAGTCATACCAATATTCAGCATTTCGATTTGCAAATTTATTAACTTAATTTTCCGCTCTTTTAAGGCGATTAATTTTGTATACAATTTTATCTTAGTTTTGTATGTCACTTTTGCCATACTATTTTTCCTTTTCTCGGTTCTTGCATATGGACATCCCATCATTTATTTGGAAAGTATTATATAAGTAAAATTCAATAATTTGCAAGTTTTATATTTCTACCAACTGTTATAGCCTAATTCTTCAGCCTTATCCAGTTCGGCTAATTTTATCATATCACGTTCTTGTTCGTCACTTTCGCATTGTTTAACGCGTGCTATATCCTTTAATGTATAAAATAAATCTTTTAACGCGTGATCTTTTAATCGTTTTTTAAGAGGAATTTTTACACATTCTTTATACGTGTCTTGGGACATTGGGCGTGCTAATTCTTTTTCAGCATATTCGTCTAGTATAAAAGTGGTAGCCTTAAGCCCGGTAATAGAAGAATTATATATCTTTGGAAAAAGTTTACTATTCTCTACTTGTGACCTAAATGTATCACAAATTTTATAAAAATTTTCTGAAGGAATGGGCATTACGACCAGCTATCCGGCAAATCACCTAGCTGTTCATTAATCCGATCATAATCTGCGATTAATAATAATTCTTTAGCATCCTCTTTATCCCGCTTTAATTTACACCTTTGGCATTTTTTATACGGCATTCTAATTTCATGACCACAATCTTGGCATGTTTTTACCATACCTAACTTCGCCATCTTATTTTTAGCTTCCCACCTAATTTCTTCTGCGCTTTTCCTATTTTTCATATTTTGCGAACCCTCATCTATATTATCTTCTCTTTTCCACAACATCGGTTTATGAAGTGTTCTCGCTCTACGGGCTTGCTCCATCTTCGTCACACCCGCTAATAATCTCGCATTTACCATTGGTTTGTCCTATATTAATTCTACTCATTGTTAAGGAAATCTTGAAAATCTATATACCCAGCTTCAGCTTTTATATATCTGTTAGCTTTCTCACATATAACGCTGTTAAAGGGCGTCTCTATAAAGTCTGAGATTATGCCGATAGTGTCGAAAGTATTTATTAAAAGTTTTTCATATGACACAAATATATAATCTATAGAATTTTCATTTATCCATTTCAGTAAATTTGTTTGTTCCATAGATAATCGAGTCATATCTGCGATTCTTTCTGCTATAGTTTTATCCGGCCCACGTCTCAACCCAATAGCTTCCAAATCTCTAGTAACAAAAATAAATTTTGGATTAATTAAATTACTAAGCATAATATCTCTATAATGCGATTTTTTATATAGTGTAGGGTGTTTATATCCCCACACTTTAGAGTCATTATTTCTTTTTCTAATTAAATCAAATACTTTATTATTTCCTCGATATAGTAAATTGAAGAATTCTACATCTTCGTGGTGATTATCCCATTCGCCCAATGCTTGATGCGTACCATAATATACCCCTAGTATTCTAGTAATACCAGCTACGGCAGTAGTACCACCTTTTGCAGCACCTATTACAACTATTGAGCTACGCCCCATACTTTATTACCTTGAAAAATTGATAGGATAAAAGCCCAACATTGAACAATGCTAATGCTATAAAAAAAATATTCTCACCAATAAATAAAAATATTGTATTGGTTAATATAAGAAGAAACCAAAACATATTTTGTAGGCCGCTTATGGCTTTAATTATAATTGCCTTTATAAAATCATTTAATTCTCCCATCTTAACCTCTTAATGTATTTATTGATTCTAGTTTAAAAAAGTCTGTCTGTATACCTTTTATAAAAGAGTCCATCATGACTTGTGTGTCATAATCCGCTGAATGAGCGGAATCTGGATCATAATCCACGTCAAACGCTTCGCATAACTCACCAAGGTTTGGCATCTTACCCATAGCCGTCACTAACCGCCCACTTACCATTGTACAAAATATTTCAGGGTCAGATGTTAATGTTAGGTTAACACGAAGTAGTTCCTTAATTATAAATGGTATATCAAAGTTTGCGTTATGACATACCACAACATCAGACATATTCATAACTTTTAAAATCTTTGGAGCAACATCCTCCCAAAGCGGCTCATTCTTTAAATCAGACAAGGGTATACCGTGAACAGCTTCAGCTTTTTTGTCAATCGATCTCATAGGGTTTATACGTTGGCAATAGGGCTTAAGCTTCCGCTTAAAGTTAGAACCGTCCAAAGTCTCGTATACCATTGCTGATATTTCAACAAACCTATGACCCTTCTCTTGAGAAAGGCCGGTGGTCTCTGTATCTAATCCGGTAACTATCAAGGCGCTATACCTTCGCTATAAGAATAAGTTTCCGGGCCATCATCTCCAGTTTTAAGATTAGCAACCCACTTATTATAGCTTTGCAAATTTCCTATCAAAAGGCGAGCAGTTTGGTCTAATACCCAATCTTTATGGTGAGAGCCATCAAATCCGCCGTATTGCCCAATCATATTTAATGCGGCGTTTATAGCTAAGGCGTTTCCCCGAGCTGTATCGGCACTCGTTTGATGTCGGTAATAGTTTGCAGCAATAGCTCTATTTAAATCTCGCAGAGCTTTAGCTCTATTTTTGTTTTTTCTACGGAGTCTGAAATTTTCTTCTTCCAATTGTTCGTACGTTTTCTTTTCGTTTCTTCCATCGCTCATAGTACTCTCCTCAAGATTGAAATATCGGCAATAAATTTTCATTAATAAATACAAATTTTATCTTTTCTTCCATCGCGGCAGCATCTTTTTTTCCGTCACAATTATATGTTTTGTTAGATTCTTTATAGTTTTTATACATCATAATGTCAACCTTAGAAGCCCCTAACAGTCTACGCACAATACATATTTTATTACCACCTTGATACATTGATACAGAATTAAATGGGCGATCCAAATCTTTACCTATTAAATTATCTATGGCTATGCTGGTATCCTGCGGAACTAAGCCTCTAGAGGTTAAGTTTATGGCATTTAAGCCGACTATAAGGCTTTCGTAAGATATATCCCCACTTTCCTTTTGAAAGCACAAAAGTTGTATAGCTTTCAGAGCTTTAAGATTCATCTCGTCTGTAGGATCGTAGTTATGATTTTCACCAATTCCGCTCATATAATTTTGCTCGTATTAATTTAGATTATAATTTACACCGTTAAACTTTAAATGTCAATGAAAAACTGTACCTTCCGGATAATAATTTTTCGAATTATCTAAAATGGATAAAAAATGCGCAATAATTTCCGCTCTTTTATCGAAATCTATACAATCCCTTTGAATTATAAACTTTTTAGGGGTGCAGGATTCATTATAAATAAGTCCAGTCATAATATAGTTTAAAGTTTCTATATATGCTTGGTTTATAGGTGCCGTTTCTTTTTTAATATCTTGTTTGATTTCAATTCCCGGTTGTACGAGCACGATTAGATCAAATAATTGGTTTGTATGTGTAAAGCAGTCTTTAGAGTACTTTAATATAGACTCTGAAGCCTCTAGAGACGCATGTGGGCCTATTTCCGCTAATACATAGGCCAGCATATCAAGTGGAGTCCTATCGGTTATATACGAGCCCTGTTGAGTTTTAAACAACTCTACAGTCTCGTCCAAAAGCATCTGCTGTATCTCCATCTTTCGCATGATATCTATTGGCTTAGATAAATCTATTTTTTCACGCCTCAAAATTGCGGATAAGTTTGTAGGAATGAATGGAATGTTTGACTTTTCTGCCGCTGCTGCTGCTAGGGTGGTTTTACCCACCCTATGAGCGCCTATTAGACCGATAGCCATTATTTATCTTCTTTTGTTGGGGCGTTTCTATCTTTTATTTTTCCCTTACCAGTATATACTTTGTTGGTGTTTTTTAAAGGCGCAAAAATTTCTTTACCTTCTAATTCGCCAGTAAATTGGCCATCTTTAACCGACCCACCTTTATAGCTAGGGTCGTTATGGAATCCGACTAAAGGTTCTGGAAAAATTATTCCAGCGATGTCCGGCTCTTTGTAATTACCACCTTTAACTACCTTACCTATATCATTAAATTCAGGTCTACCATCATCGTTTAACTTACTCATGTTACTTGTGTGAACTGCGGCCATACACTCGTCAAGATTTAACCCGAATGCCGCGCCAGCTCCGTAAACTACATAATTAACGTCAGTTAACTCTTTAGCTAGATTTTCAAGATCGATATCTAAAAATTCATAATTCTGAGCCTCCTGTATAAGTTTTTCCGCAATCAAAATATGTTCTTGAGCCGCTTTTAGGTGATGTTTATGTTGCGCATTACCTATGTATGCACCGACTACTTCCGCAGTCTCCTCAACGATTAAAGTTAGGCGTAGTCTAGATGTTGTTTCGTCAATTTGAGTAGCTGTATTTCTACACGCATGACCAAAAGTTCTGCAAAACTGTTTTACCTTCTGAAAGCCTGTCATCTTATATTTCTCCATTATAAATTTTCCAATATTTCATTTAAATTAGATTCTGCAATTTTTGCTATTTTGCGATTTTTAAATCTTATTTTATGCAACCCGCTATCCAAATGAATATTAATTGTTTGGCCTTGTGCTGGGATATAATAAGAATTTAGTTTAGATAACATAACTCTCATAGTTATAATATCTCCATAAATAATAATCACTTTAAATTTGTTTATACTATCTTCAGTTAGAAGCTCTATAAGCGTTGTGGGTAATTCTTCCTCTGGTTCTTCAATAAATACTGGATCACTCAAAATTCATCTCCCTTAAAGCTAGTAACTCCATCAAATTCTCCAAAGTCTTTTGGAACTTCAAAATCTTTTTCGTCTATATCTGGCACAATAATGTCGGGAGGTACTAACCCAGCCTTTTGAAGCTTTCTACCACTTTTAAACATTAGATGTCTAGCCGCTTCAGACCTACTTACTACCATAATTTTTGCTATTCTATCTAAAAAATTGCTTTGATCCTTAGATATCCACAACAAAACAGAGGTATAACCCTTTTTTTTCATCTTATTACGATATCTTCTATGGCCCTTAACTTTCGGCTCTGCCGTAGAATCTGAACCGTCTTTTAACTTTTTTATCACGCGCCATATCCAGACTTTACGGATTTTATTTTTTCTTTCCGAACTTTTTGTATCGACCCAAGATATCCAGCCTTAGATTTAAACCCGAAAGGAATTAATATATCTATCCACTTACCAGTACCGCCTATTAAATAAACAGTCTGACCGGTTGACTTTAAAATATGATTCATTTATTTTTCTTCCCATTCGATTATTGGACAAAATTTATTATGTACTGCGGATATCATCTCTACCGTATTGTCAACTACCTTTGAATTATTTATAGATACTTAGAATAATTTTCGACATGCCATATCTGCAAAAATCCAAATTACTATACCTACTATTAAACCCTCCACTAGCATAGACATTTTAACGAATATACCAATTACGGAGTCATCATATGCGAACGGCATACCCCAGAATGCGTAAAACCAATGTAGCGGAGTTAGAATTATTCCAACCGCAAAGAAGGGTAGAAAAACTACAGCTATAACCAAAAGAATCCGTTTATAAATAAGCTGCCTTGCCATTGGGCAGAATTGGGTAGTTACGTTGTGCTCCCTATATTTGTCCAAAAATTTATATATTTGGCCGTTATGTTTTAATTTAATCATACTGCTACCTCACCTTTTAATCCTGAATCATGTTTGTAGTTTATCAATTCGAAATCCGAGTACTTGTAGTTGTCTATCTTAATTTGAGACTCCGGATTGATAATCATTTCTGGTAAGACATATCCCTTTCTTCCTAATTGAATATCAGCCTGTATTTTGTGATTGACGTATAGATGTGTATCACCGAAAGAATGTACGAACGTCTTAGGTATCATACCTACACGCCTTGCTATAATCATCATTAATAGAGCATAGCTTGATATGTTAAAGGGTACGCCTAAGAACCAGTCTGCTGATCGTTGGTACAAATGGCAGTTAAGATATCTCATACCACCTGCATTTGGAATCAACTCTGTTCCAAATTGAAATAACAAATGACATGGCGGTAGAGCCTGTTTATGCAGTACTCCGGGGTTCCATGCAGTTACTATCATTCGTCTAGAATTTGGTTTAAATAATAAATCGTTTTCCAATTCGCGGATTTGGTCTATACTTGCACCACGCTCAGATTTCCAATCTCTCCATTGTGAGCCATAGACCGGGCCTAATTCACCATTATCGTCTGCCCATTCATCCCATATATGAACATCATTTTCTACTAGGTACTTAATGTTTGTAGAGCCTGATAAAAACCAGATAAGTTCGTGAATAACTCCCTTCATAAATACTTTCTTAGTAGTAACAATGGGGAATCCTTTTCGTAGATCGAACCTCATTTGATGTCCGAATATACTTAAGGTCTTTGTGTCTGTTCTATTCTCAGATTCAGCTCCAACGTCTAATAGTCTGCGCATATGTTGTAAATATTGGTGATCAACATTGTTCATTAATTCCACCTTACTTCCTTTTTATTAGAGTTTCGATACCCGCTACTAACGGGTATCGATATCATTCTACTTAGTTTGCTACCGCTAGATCGATAAACGGCATTGGCTCTTGTCCACCTAAGAACTTAGGCAAAGTACCATCCCACTTTTCAAGCGCGTTAAGTTGAAGAATCTCAGGGTTTTTACGCAATGCTTCGCCCTTAAGATTGATAGCAGTCGCTTCTGCTGAAGCTGCAAGCAAAACAGATTCCGCAGCACCACGAGCATGTTCAATCACCTTGTCAGCCTCAGCTTTAGCCATCGCTACTTCATTTCTGCGTGTCTGCGATTTCTGAGTTGCCTCAATTTTAGCATTAATTGCGGCAGTTACGGCAGGAGGCAATCGAAGTTCACCAATAAAATAGATACGTTCAATATTAATTCCTATATCCGACACTTGACTACGTACACGATCTTCTACAGCCGTTATAAGGGCAATCTTGCCAGTTCCATATACCGCTTCAACGCCAAGGGTAGAAGCTTCTGCAACAAACGCGTCACGTACCATATTCCTTAGAAACGTATCCGTGATTTCGTTTATCCCACGTCTATACTTAACAAATACACTGCTAACCATTTCGGGATTGATTGCATAGCTAATACCCACATCAGCGCCTAAACTTAATCCTTCTACAGTTTGAAACGTGATAGACTCGTCATTTTCTGATCCTTCAGATCGACTTTGCGTCCAGTTATAATTCTGTGTAAATGTTGGAAAGATAAACAGGTCTTCATTAAAGCCAATCCAGTAACGCCCTACACCTAACTCTACATGATCAACACCCTTTTCGCCACCTAGTAAGAAGACTTTTACGCCTACGTTACCCGCCGGTACTTTATCACATCCTGCCAGTGCGAATGCAAATAGCAAAACCCCTACTAATTTAAAACTATTTATCAATTTCAACATTTTCCATCTCCTCATTTATCAATTTAAAAATACGTTTAAAAAACCATATCACCACTATAATTATAAATGGTATAAGAGTAAAACCCAATACCACCGCAATCATACTCTTTGCAGAAAATAGAAATGGAAGCCCTACCCCTACAAAAAATATTATAAAAAATAACGCAAAAAATATATTAACTATTATCTTATTCATACCTAACCCCTGTGTCCAGCGTCTAGCGCTTGATAATAAAATGATTGTAGAAATGGTAACCCAAAACCTCTTTGTCCCATTTGCCAAAGCCATATCGCCCTTCCTGAGCGGCCATTACCATCTGTATATGGGTGTAGGCTTTCGTATCTATGATGTATATAATACGCAGAATTCGGCCCTGAGTCCTCTTCTAAATTTGCGGAGTGTAATATTGATTTAAGATTATCTAAAACCCTTGGGCCACCTTCTGGCGGAAGATAACTTCCAACCCGAACGTTTAAACCTACAGTTTTCCTTAACTTCGCGTCTGGTTGATAAACTCTAACAAATTTTGTCACATCTATTACTGTAAGCTCATCCAGATCGATAAATCTCATAAGCTCATCTCTTTCTGCGTGTGTTGGGTTTCCAAAAATACCCTCAATCGCATTACTTTCTGTAATAAATTTATCAATTGGACTTATCATTATCTCTCTCCAAGGTATCGCAATACACATCTTGTCTCTTCAACGCTTAAGCCGTCAGACGGCATAATTGTTGGTAACTCCAAAACCGGTATACCTAATTTCTGAGCGAACTTTATTTCGCTAAAAACTCCAGCGCTAATTTTACCATTTATCAGCCTGCGGAAAAATAAAATATAACACTCCTCAATTACCTTATGAAATAATGCCATCACATCCCCATCAACCTTAGACTTCTCTTTATGTATTTCATATTTTTTTGGAAAATCAGCCACTTCAAAACCTAATTGCTCTATCGTTTCTATGTCACGATCTTCCTGATATGTAAAATATAACCCTTCATTTCTTGCATAATAAACTATAGTTTTGCTATTGTCCATTTCTTTTTACTCCTTTTTTCCATAATCCGGAATTTTTAAGTTTATCCCGCCATTCCCTTTTATTTGCGCCATTAATTAAGATACACATCATCCTTTGGGTTAAATCGCTTGTGTAAGGAATGCCCATTTTAAGAATGGTTTGTTTTTGAACCTTTTGAGATTCTGGAAGCCTTTCAAATGTTGGTCGTTTTTTAGATGACATCACAACCCTCCGCGCTGCTACAAGATAATTCCTGACTAGCTGTGGTCATATCTGAAGATTCGTATGTTGATAACATACCCCAACCACCAAGCACCGGCATTTCCGACTGAAGTTTCATAAATTCAGCCTTGTCAATTTCTTCATAAGGTGGCTGTCGGTATACGTGGTCGGCTCTTGGCAAAAATGAAATGCCGCTGATATCATCCAAATTATCCCAAACCCATTGTCCTACTCCTAAAAATTCATCATCAGAGTAGTATACGGTAATGCTTGGTTTGTGCTCACACCAATAACGTTGGTAAGTCTCCCACAGTTTAAGCTGATCTGTAGCTGATACTTCGCTTGTGTATGTCATGCCGGCAGGGGCACTTTGTGGAAACGAAAATACGACCGTAGATTCGTTAGTAACTTCATCTTCATAAGGAAACCCCTTATCAATCATAAATTGTGTGATAGGGTCTTTCTTATCACTTCTAACTCTGCGTATATAATACTCCGCAAACCTTGCGTGGATGCCAGATGCAGAATCTACCAATTGGCTAACAGTTCCGCTAGGCTTGACACACGTTATCGCTGTACTTTCTGGTATACCAAGTTTATCGGCACATTCTTTATTTGTGTCTATAGCTATTTGTTTCAAAATCTCCAAAACTTGCGGAAGCGTTTTCCCTTCTAGAGTTTTTGTTTTTCCACCTAGCAAATTATGATCATATATACCGGTTAAACTAACTCCCAATAAGCGCTCTTCTTCGGTATTTTTTTCCCAAATTTTGCGTATATATTTAAAGTCCGTCAATGTAGATTGAATCGTACCTAATATGGTTGCTTGCCTTACCTTCTCTTTGAGAGTATCTAGACTATCTCCATTACGTACAACAACCTCACTAAGGTTACAAAATTGTTGTGGGCGTAAAATGATTTCAGAGTTGTGAACTACGACCCCCTCTACCACTCCCCAGTGAGTTCTGGGTTCTGTGAAGTCATATACGTCCCGCTGTGCTTTACTCTTTTGCACATCTGCAACGATAATTGGAAGTGACCAGACAAATCTACCAAAACTTTTAAGAGTTCTACCTTTTAAATCGTCCGCTCTACACTCCCTACCATCCGACAACATAAAGATATGATCGGGGGTACATATAATAGGTCTTTTCTTTAGAATTTCAGGAAAAGATATGGTAACTACATCTTTTGTTCCGACCTTCCAAACCTTACCTTCGCTAACATCGCCGTTACAGTTTACTATCTGTACAGCCTCGTGCATCGCCAATTCTCCGAAAGTTTTATAACCTTCATCGGTTAGGAGTTTCATATTTCCAACGAAGCAACATGGATTTGTTAAAAATTCGTGATCCGAATTTCGACGATCATTCTTTCCAGCTTGTATTTTAGACGCTTTTCTAGAAAATATTCCACGCTCTCCTGCCTTCGATTCATACATACTTATCCACTCACTCATAAACGTCTCAAAGTTTGGCTTATCCGTATAAACTGCCGAGTTATTAGCTAGTGCGCGTTGAGGGTTGTCTATCCACCATTGGCCTGTTTTAGCGGCTCTCATACGGTCATCACTAAGATTAGATAGTGATATTAGCGCGGATCGCCTTACGCCGCCCACGACTACGATCTCCGCCACTTTACATACTAAGTCATGACACTCTACCGATGTTAATTTTCGCCCTTTGGCGCTTAAAAACAAAGCTACGGAGAAATCAAATAAATCATTTAGTGGTGCGGGGCCGGATGCCCTACCACCAAATGTTTTAAGAACTTCGCCCTCTGCTCGAACTTTGGACATATCCCATTTTGGAATTTGGCCATTATACAGTAGAGAAATTAACTCTTTAAAGGATTTCGCCCAACCTATTTTGCTATCCGGAACTTGAATAACTGTGTCTGTTTTGTGAAAATCTTCCGCAACTTCAGGTAATTTTACAATAAACTGTCTTTCTACTGAAAAACCTACGCCAGTACCGCACATTAAAATATAAAGAATCTCGTCAAAAGATCGTATATGATCTATCGCGATAGCTGAGCAGTTATATCCAGCAACATTAGATTTCTCTAGTGCTGGGCCTGCTGACATCATACAGCGCATAGATGGCATTACTTGCATATCCTTGATGGCATTTCTTAATTCCGTATCAATCTTTGCCGCAGTGATAGCCGACTTACCCTTAACCCTGTTGATAAAAAAGTCGCAATATCTATCTACCGTTTCTTCCCATGTTTCTCTTCTACCCTTATCATCTATCCATCTTGCGTACCGGGACATATGAATATATTCTTGATACGTTGTCATCTGATTCGACATATAACTTCCTTACCGCTGGTTGTTTAAAATAAAAAATCTTTACTAAATTCTTGGTCTATTTCAAGGTCAAGTTTTATTTTTGTTTTTTCCCATTGAATTGCTAACCTTTCTTTTTTGTTGAGCCTTGCCTTATTTACTTGTATATTTACCTCAGGGCCAACCATAGAGGCTTGTGATGGGGTTAATATCAATTCTTTTGCAATGTCCCCACCCTTTGCAAATACGACAGAATCATTTTGGTTAAAAACTACCGCATTTTTTTCTTTCACAACATATGCGAAATAATATCTCGTTTTACCTATAAGACTTCTTAATTTTTGGTCAAAGTAATGGTTGAAATATTCAGATACCCCTTCGTATATTAATTTAGCATCTACAAATTTTGATGTTGGGCTAGAAAAAACTTTTACAAATTCTGTATATTCGCAAACATTATTTAATTTCCAAGATATGTGAATACCACCTTTAATAGCTATAGCTTTTAAAGTGATCATAAATATTCCATCATTATTTTGGCATTAACAAAGCTATCCAGTAAAATTCCAGCCTCTACCGCCGCAATCGCATCCGCATTATGTTCATTATTCTCGTAAATAACCCCAGCTTTCGATTTTTTCCATGTAGCGTTTGGGTATTTATCCGAAGCCCACTTAACCATTTCCTTCTTAGAAGCTTCTCCGTAATGCGTAGCCACAACCTTAACTTGGTTCGGCGTTACTACTATGACCGGCTTTAAGGTATATGCCATTAGCATTATAGACATCCCATAAGAAGTCATGGCTCTAGAACTCTGCGATCCATGTGGCAGCTCTACAAAAATAATTTCGCACTTCTCTTCCATTTCCCGAAAGCCTTCAACTAAAAGTCTAGCCCTTCTAAGGTCATCCATCCTTTGGTTAAACTGCTTTATGAACTTGCCATCTTTTTTAGTTTTAATTGTAATTAACTCTGTAAAGCTGAGTGCTAAAGTATGATCATCAAGCTCTCCTAATGATAGTCCTAAATTATTCATACTAATATCGACACCTAGAACTTTCATGAAAAATCGCCGTACCCCGCAATGCCTTGAAACCTGTCTTCTTCTAAAGGGTGTATAGTGGGGGCGGAAGGCAAAACCCCCATAGTTCCTGTTAACTTGTCAAACAAGCGCTGTCCACCATTAACCTTATCAACCAATTCGCTCAATAGAATTTCAATCTGCTTAACCTCTTTACCCTTTCGAGTGATGGGGTCTCTGGGTTTGAATTCAAGAATGAATTTCTGAACTTTTCCTTTACCTACACGACCACCTGTAAATTGTAGATGAATCTCTATAGGAAACGCCGGTCTGCTGAAGCTGCTGTTCGTATATTGTGTGGTATACGATTGGCTAACTTTCGTCGTGACCAATATATATTCGTCAACAGTATCCTGCAACCTGTTCCAACTTGTCGGTGATACTTCCAGTGCTGCGCCTTTGTCATTTATTATATAAGTCTCTGTCATAGTTTTATTCCTGTTTTTGATTTAATATATCTTAACTTATACTTTCGCAAAAAGCCAGAAGTATTTTCATTATTTTAACGAATTTCCGACCATAGATGATAGACCGTCTCTCTTTTGTATCGTTACTACCTGCCTGATCCAATCGGATAGTGAATTATGTGAAATAACCAAGACTGTGCCCTTATCCTTCGCTTTTTTATCCAGAATTCCCATTAGCCTTTCCAAACCTTGTTCATCTAGTGCGTCGTCGATTTCATCAGCTATATATAGCTGTATAGGCTTAGTTGCGCGGCTACTCACGAGGTCTTGTAGGGCCATGCTACATGCTAGCCTAACTTTTCGTTTTTCGCCCCCAGAAAGCCCTCTGAACGATTCAGCGCCAGTTTTTGAAGTAACTGAGATGTTAAAACTCTCTTTTAAGCTACCATCTGCCTTCTTAGTTAATGTACTCCATACCGCAGATATATTTTCGTCAGTAAGCGCTGTTAAATAAGTATTTGTTTGAGAATTTAAGAATGGCGTAACTGTATCTAATATATGAGCCCTGACGCCAGATTGCCCAAACATCTTATGTACACCCTCAGATATCCGAATTTGTTCTTCAGCTTCATGCATATCTATTCCAGAAAGATCGATGATCTCCTCCTGCTCGACTCTTTGTTGTAAAGATCGCTCTTTAGCTGAGAGGTGAGGATTTATTTCGTTCTTAACTTTTTTTATGTGATCGATCTGATCTTGTAAAAATTTGGTTAGTAGGTCTTTTCTATTTTGCGCCATTTCTATTTTTTGAATTTCAGCAACTATACAACCTTTTTCGTTTAATTCCGCACTCAAATCTGGTACATTCTTTTGAAAAACATTAAGCGCTTTTACGCGTTTATCTACTTCATTATTAGCGCCAATTATAAAAGCTTCTAACTTAATAATAGCATCTTCCGAGACTTGCCACGTAGCTTTACTAACCTTTATAGACGCTGCTCTGCTAACTTCGTCATGTTTTCTACCACACGTTTCGCAATTCCCATCCATTGCTGCCTTTACATTTGTTAAGTTTTTTGCGCAAACTTGATGCGTTTTTTTTGCATTTCTTAATTCGTTATTTTGTACATCTAACACTCTATGTGCTTTAGCGACATGACTTTGAAGCTCCTCTCTTTTATTTTCAACGTTAGGAGAATCAAATATTATTTTTCTAACTAATAATAATCGATCTTCAAGTAAACTTTTATCACCAACAACTGATTCCTGTAGTGTTGTGGAAGTTGATTTGGCTTTTATTTTTAAATCACAGATGGTTGTTTCGTTACTCTTTATCCAGATAGCAGATTGCTTGTCTTGAAAATTTACATCCGCGTCTATGGTTACACACCTCTGTCTGGCCGAGTCAACCACCGCCTTTATACTATCTATGCGCGTCTTAGCTGTATTTAGGTTAACTTTAGCCACTTCAAACGCTCGTTGTAAGACGTCTATTCCAGCCGCTTCTTCTACAAGAACCTTTAAGGCTTTATCCGTCATAGATGGTAAATCGGGCATATGCTCTTGTCCTGCATATACCGCAGCCATAAATACTTCTTGAGAACATCCTAAAATTTCATTTAGCACAACCTGCGTTAATTTATCAGTTCCTTTAGCGAGGTCTTGCATTATCCCACCCTTACCATAACCGGTAAGCTTTAAGCGGTTTTTTTCCACACCGTTTTTTCTATTTCTAATAACTATCCAAGTTTGATCTTCATCCGTTAGAATTACGGATACGTAACAATTCTTACCAGATTTTTTATTAATAACCGCATCACCGGTTTGACCACGAGCGGTTACACCATATAGGCACCAACTTATTGCGTCGGGCAAGCTAGACTTTCCAGAGCCGTTGCTATCTTGAGATGTATCATCAAGATTTTCGCCTTGTATTAACACCAATCCCTTGTCTTCTAGAGAGCATTCTATACTACCTATAGATAGAAAATTCTTTATTTGTACAGAGGTTATTTTCATAACACATCCCCTAATATTTTATTAGCTTCTATAAGAATTTTTTCTTTATCCTTAATTATATTTTCATCCGCCCAACTAGACATAGACTCGACTAATGTTGGGTTATCACCTTTCGATTTTACTGTTCTAGTAAATTCTACTACAGGCTCTGACTTAATCTGTACACCAAGAGCGCCTTTAGAATAAAACGACTTTCTAAATTGCTCTATTTTGGCGGCATTGCTGGTATTGGTGGTATGGCGAATGTAATTATTTTCTAAAACTGGCGATATGCCTCCAGAGTCTACAAATTTTGGGGATTTTGTTTCCAGATGTGAAATAATTCCATCAGCCTCTAATATAAATCCGGAAGTAGAATTCACATCTGACCAAGTTTGGTGGGTCAATGAGCCGATAGAGTACACCCTGTTATTGAAATTTTTGTGGTTGTGGTAATGACCTACATAAATTCTGCGATACCCAATAGTTTCCAAATCGGCAGGGTCAAATCCTAAATTTGGTATGCCCCTTATGACATCATTTAAGGGTGCGTGTATTATAGCGGAGTATCCACCCGTATACTTTACTTTCATATCTAAACGTAATTTATCCAGATCGTCATACCACGGGAACATAACCACCTTATCATCAGGAAATATTGTTGGGGCAGTTATTACTTCACATCCAATACCTTCTAGACTCTGAATCGCATTTCCAATCCAATGAGTATCTTTTGTTCCCAAGTCATGGTTGCCCGGAATTATCCTGAACTCAATTCCTTTGTTGATTTGACGTTTGAAGTGGCTTAATACCGGATTCAATACGGAGGTCTGTACAGCACCTCTTGTGTGAAATACATCTCCCGCTATATACACCCGATTACCACCTTTCGCAACCAAACATTCTATAGCGTAATCAACGGCGTCTAAAATATTTTGCAGTCTTGAATTCACCATATCAGAATTCGTGGTAGCGAACTGAGACCAGTTATGGAAGTGAAGGTCTGACATAATTATATATGGCTTCACGATTTAACCTTCGAATCTCTAATTAACTTCATAATTTTCTCCAAACCATTATCTTCTTTTTTAAGTTTCTTGATTAAAGCTTTTAGATAAATTGGGCTACCATCCTCCCAAATGTATCGCTTTCCACTCTTCTTTAATAGACCCAACTTATCAGCAAAATCTAGGTTAGTTGCCACCTGATCAATTTGAACCCCTAACCCGTCATTAAATATAACATTCCATTTGGCAGTTTTGAAGGGTCTAGCGACTTTATTTTTAACAGCTTTAGATGTTATTTCAAAACCAACCGCGTCTTTATTGGGGCCGGTTCCGGCATATATCATTTTCCTACCTATACTAAGCCGTACAGACGTGTAAAACTCAGCCGCTTGTCCACCGGGTGTTGTGGTGGGGTCTCCAAAAACTAATCCGGGCTTCAGTCTGGTTTGGTTTAATAAGAGCGCCATCATATTATTATCTTCACAAAACTGAGCTAATACAGGGTAGCTTTGACTGCATGACATAGCTAAAGCAAGCTTATCATTCATTTTGTACGAACCAATATCTCTTCTACTCCCATCACTGTCAAATAATTTTGAGTGAGGTACCATAGATGCGACGGAATCAAACACCCATATTAGGGGAGCTTCTTTGGGTATCAGTTTGTTTTTACGGACTACTTCGCAAAATTTTACCGCAATTTCAATTGACTCTTCAAAAGTTTGCGGCCTTACATACCGAAATTTACTAGGGTCTAAATCTAAACCGAGACTTCGTGCTAATACTGGTTCAAACGAACGTTCATGATCTGAGAAGCCGGCGATTCCCCCAGCTTCCTGTGCGGACTTCATCATCATAGTAGCTAAGAATGTTTTGCCGCAAGATGCTGGGCCGAATATTTCAATCAATCTGCCCATAGGAAATCCACCATCGATACTACCATTAACTGATTCATTCAGCTCTGCTATACCAGTATTTAAATATCCGGCTACACCTAGACTACGTGCGTTTTCCCCTATTTCAGCATCTAGTATTGAAAGAATATTTTCTGTTACTTTGCTCATGTAATATTACCCCACTTTTCTATATTTCTTGTGATAGATAAGAATGATAATTCAGCGCACATATCGTGGAACGCCTTCATATCCTTCTTACCTTTGTCAATCTGAATGTTACTTTTTACCTGTTCCAGTATCGTTGAGTTGGATAAATTCATTATACCCATATTTCTTTTGAATATCTTTTGAGCGTCTTCGCTCTCGCAAAATTTATTAACCTTACCCCGAACTCTCGACAAATCTTGGGGAACGTTCTTCTTATCAAGCGGCCCTGCGATTTTGTACCACTTTAGTAGCCCAGCTACAGAGCCGAAGTTTTTCATAATTCCTTCTGAAGCGACTGGGCCTATACCACCTACCCCGCTTATATTGTCTGATTTATCACCAATCAATGCCTTCCCCTCTAAAAACTTGGCAGTAGTCTCGTAGTTGGTAAAGTCTCGAAAGCCTCTCCAGTTACAAAACGTACCGGGGCTGTATCTGGGATCGTGCCAAGAAACTTTTGGCGTAATAAGTTGTAGCCAGTCCTTGTCACCAGTTATTAGCTCGATAGTCTTGTCGTTAAACTTTGTCGTAAAATAACCTGCCAGATCGTCGGCCTCAAAATTTGGGGCAACTACTTGTGTAAAACCTAAGTGACCAACCATCTTTCGCAGGACAGGAGCTTGTATGGAATACGCAGTCCTGTTTACTTCTTTGTGATGAGTGTCGTCCCTGTCGCTTTTGTAATCCGGCAAGGCATCAAATCTGAATTGCGCTCTACCATCCCACAGGATAAGCATAACGTAATCGGGGTACTCAGCCTTCAGTTTTTTCAATGTGTGTAACGAATTGTATATAGCCTGAACCTCCATACCGTCAACCACTAACTTGGTTGCGTATTGGGCGGCGTATCCAACTGAGTTACCATCGATTAACATAAAGGGCATAGGCTTTCCTTAGAAAAGGTAAAAGGGGGTGAGAATCCACCCCCAAAGTTTTACAGAGAATCTAGCTCTTTATCAAGACCTGCAAGCAAGTCTTCTTCCGAGTCTAATTCCGCTTCAACAACAACCGGCGAATCATCCACATATTCTGCTTCTGCTGCGTCTGTCCCTAGAGAACCCGCTACAGATGTGGAAGCTATGGCTGGTCTTTCGGCTACTTCAATACCTACGATCTTAGCTACTGTCGTAAGAGCCCGTGCCTCCCCTACTGGAGATCGTTGATCAACTACGGCGTCAATATTTATAGCGTTAGCCATAATACTGACATCCACCACAGATGGTGCTGCCGTTGGTACAACATTATATGTTGTATCAAAGCCAGTACCTTTGCGAGTAATAGCAATATCGCGACCAGTAGCTAAATCAGTTATATCATTGTACATACCAACGATAT